AACATGTATGTATATTACTGCTTCACCCAAAGAATTTCCTGGTTTCGTATATGATAAAATGAAAGAAGAGCTTGATGAGTTTATGGAAAACCCAAGCGTAGAAGAGGCTGCCGATATTATGGAGGTGTTTGGTGCACTTTTAGATACATATGATATTGCATGGTGTGACGTTGCTCAATATGCAACGAAGAAATCACATGACCGTGGCAAGTTTGAGAATGGAATAATTTTAATGAGCGTGAAGTGAAAAAACTAAATCTAAAATTTGAGCTAAAAAATATATTAAGAGGAGAATAAGTAATATATGTCTTTAAAATCTGGCAAAAGTATTGATCAGGCGGGTCCTGATAATCATGTTGAAAAAATTGTAATTTTTAGGCTTGAAGCTGATCAAACATACACAAAAATTATTAAATCAAAAGTTAGAGATTGGAAAACAAGTGCTGTAAAGACAGGAAGAATTAAGGACGTTGAAGAAGGGCCTTATATTATTGGTACAAAAGATGATTTTGACGATTTTATGTTATATCAAGATATTAGTGGCGAAGAGAAAATGATGTATTTTAAGAAAGTGAGCGAATAGCATATGTATTAATATGACTATTTTGATGTGTTCACCAGACTTTTTTGAAGTTATATACTCAATTAATCCCTGGATGACTGGTGAAAAAGTTAGTAAAGAAAATGCATTATTGCAGTGGAACACATTAAAAAATGAAATTGAAAAGGCTGGTGGTAATGTAAAAACTATAAAGCCTATACGCGGATTGCCAGATATGGTTTTCACAGCAAATTCAGGCGTTACATTTAAAAATAAATTTGTTACAGCAAACATGAAATTTTCAGAAAGGGTAGAAGAATCTAAACATTTTAAAAAATGGTTTAGTGATAATGGATACGAGATTCTTGATTTACCTAAAGATATATCACTGGAAGGGTGTGGTGATGTTATAATTTGTGGTGACAATATTATAGGTGGTTATGGTTTTCGAAGTGATCTCCTGGGACTAGAAATAACAGCAGGCATGCTTAATCTAAATCTAATAGCCCTACAACTACAAAATCCGGCATATTATCACTTAGATACATGTCTTTGTATGCTAAATGAATTTGTCGGTATTTATTATCCAGGAGCATTTTTGGATAGTGATATTACAAAGCTCAAAAAGAAAATAAAATTAATCCCAGTCAGTAAGAACGATGCAGAAAAATTTGTCTGCAATTCTATGATGGTTGGTAATACACTATTAACGTCATGTGACGATATATCAATAGAAAAACAAATTTTGAAATATGGTATAGAAATAATTCATGTTCAAATGTCAGAATTTTTAAAATCGGGTGGCGGGATTCAATGTTTAAGCCTAAGCATTTAAAATAAATTTTATTGTATTGTAGATGGTATTATTATTTGTTTTCAAGCTTTATTTGCTTGTAGATAAAGGATAAAAAATGAATATTTTAAATAATAACACTTTTCGCATTATAACAGCTGGTCTTCTTGGTGTAATTGGAACCTTGGTTGTTCAAGGTCTTACCAATAGTGAGGAAGTACTTGTTAGTGATACCACGGCTGAAACAGTCCATGCAACTGGAGAAACTAACGTAGATAATATCGTTAATACAGTTGACAATATTAATAATGCTGGAACTAATAATTTGGTAGACGAGACTAACGGAGTGGATGTCGAATTGGATGCCACAACAAATAGTGTAGCAGATACCGAGAAAACTAATAATAATCAATAAATATTTGTAATTTGTAAGTTTTTTGGCCACCCTTAAGGGTGGCTTTTTTTTGCGTAATACTTATTAATATCAAGTAGTGTGGAGTAAAATATGAAAAAACACTTCAAGTATTTTGTTGAAAAAAATGAAAATAATGAACAATTTCAAGACGACTTTGATTTTGAGGCTGATGATTTAACAGATGAAATTGAAAAATCATTATTAGAGCTAAGACACTTCTTAAAAATTCCAGACAGTGAAATAAGCGACGCAATTAAATCAAGGCGAGCTCTTAGAAAAAAAGATTAACAAATGTCAGTTATATTAAACTTCTTTAAAATCTCTTTCTCAATTTGGCAGATACGCATTCTGGTCACATTAAAAACCGCTCCAATATCTCTTAAAATCCATTTTCCTTTGCTTGCTCCAACTACAGCACAATTTAATGAGCCTTTGTGATCCATCCAATTTTTACATTCCTTTTTTCTACAACACAAATTTCTATTTTTATGTTCTATAAAACATGTTGTATTTTTAATTATATTGTCTTTCATCGATGATATTGCTCCACTTTTATATAGGTAAAAAGATTACATGAAAAATAATTCAAAAATTATGATTATTGATACTAGCGTATTATTATACGATATGAAATCTATCCATTCATTCTCTGATAACGAGGTTGTTATACCTTTAATTGTTTTGGACGAATTGGATAAGTTCAAAGATAAATCAAATTTACTTGGTGAATCGGCTCGATATGTTAATCGATTTCTTGATTTTTTAAGGGTACATGGGGATTTAAGTGAGGGAGTTTTAGTACCTGATACTAATCAAAAAATTAGAGTTGAATTGAATTCCCGAGCAAGTTCAGCTATAGATGATTTTGATTGGTCAAAAGGTGATAATAAAATACTTGCAACTGCAAATTATTTAAAAATTAATAATCCAGAACGAGACGTTAAAGTTATAACTAAAGATATTAATTTACGAGTAAAATGTGATGCATTAGGAATTAAGGCTGAAGATTATGAAAAAGATAATTTAGGGCCGGATGAAATTAATTATCGGGGTTTTTCAAGTATTGAAGTTTGTAACGATGATATAGATCGATTATTTAGTGATGGAGCAGTTAATACAGATGAACTTGAATTTAATTCAACCAATTTGTATCATAATGAATTTATTGTAGCTACGGCTGGTACAAAAAGCTTTATAGGTGTACATAAAAAAGGTTTAATAAAGAAGTTGTCTAGAAATGTAACCAATGTTATAAGACTGGAGGCTAAAAATAAAGAGCAGGCGTTTGCAATTGAGGCTTTATTAGATGAAAACATACCACTTGTCACATTGACAGGCCTTGCTGGGTCTGGAAAAACATTTCTAGCCATCATGGCTGGGCTTGAGTTGATTCAAAGTGGAACGTATGATAGGATTATCATTACAAGGTCTATCCAGCCTGTAGGGCGTGATCTGGGGTTCTTACCTGGTACATTAGAAGAAAAAATGGATCCATGGCTAGCGCCGATATTAGATAATTTACGAGTAGCATTTAAAGATACGTCATATTTTAAATTAATGTTCGATAAAGGGATAATTGAAGTAGCCCCAATGTCATATATTCGAGGTAGAACATTCAATAATTCTATAGTGCTTGTAGACGAAGCTCAAAATACCACAATTCATGAATTAAAAACAATTGTAACTAGGGTTGGAGATAACTCAAAAATTGTTTTGCTTGGGGACACAGATCAAATTGATACGCCATATATCAACAAACAGTCAAATGGGCTTAGTATTGTAATTAGTAAATTTATGAATAGTGATCTTGCCGCGCACGTGCACCTTAGTAGAGGCCAACGATCAGAATTGGCAAGTACAGCCTCAAAAATTCTGTAAATAGAGATATGTAATATAGTGATAAAAATATGCCAGTTATAGTAAAAAATCAAAACCGTTATCGTAAAGTTTACCCTGCATCACGTAAAGGTGGGAAGGCGCAGGTATCATATACTGCAAATATTGAAGCCGGCGAAATTATAATGGCGGATACATTTGAAGGTACATATACGTTTACCACTACATTTATAACAACACCATCAGTCACCTTAAGTGCAAATTCAAATGTTAACGCCTTTATAACTGCACTAAGTACAACATCGGTTTCAATTGAAACAAGTGCGCCGATGACTGGTAAAATTTATGTGCAAATAATAGAGTTATAAGATGGCATATGTAATTGAAGGACGGAGTGAAGAAGTAATTGGTATGGAGTCAACAACAGTGATTTTAAATCAACAACATTTTTCTATACCAAGTGTAACCGTTACATTACAAAGTAATAGTGATATTAATGTTTTTATTACAAGTATTTCAAGTAAAAGAGTTACAGTTGAATATTCAGCACCATTCACAGGCAGATTACATCTACAGGCAATTTCAGTAAAATAGGATAACAAGTATGGCTATTAAAGATTTCGAAGCTAGCAAAATTAAGACTGCTACAATTACACCAGAAGATACGATCATTACAGCTGATGGTGATTTGCATGTCACCGGGGATCTCACTGTAGATGGTAGCGGAGGGGGAGGTGATGGAAGTGTTACATCAGGATCATTTAATGTGCCATCGGCGGCGAATTTTGTTACAACTGCATCATTATCTATCGCTGGTGAAGATGGCGTGACAGCCGCGGTAGGGGATATTGGTACAGATGTTTATTTTTATGTATCAGGTAGTAAAAGTAGTGTTGTTCAAAGAAGTACAGAGACTGGAAAAATTGCAGTCTTTGGTGGCGACCTTGTAGTTTCAGGCACTCTTTACGCAGAGAGACAAGTCGTCGAAGTTGACGAAAATGTTGACGGTGACTTCTTAGTTTCTGGTTCGGCAGTTATTTCCAAATACTTGGAGATAAAAGATGCACAAACAGTTGGCGGATTTCAAGCGGCAATTAAACTCAGTGATGATGGCATGGGAGCTATTGTATGGGATGAAGCGGATGCGGCTATTTATGAAGATACCGGCAAGCTTGTTCTGTCAGCAAGCGATGATATTGAGTTGCGGCCTGCTGCTACTGGTAAAATTGCAGTATATAGTCCGAATAATGGAACAAGCACTTATTTTCAAATATACCGGAGGAGTGGGGGAATACCCTATACTCAAATGGCTATCGACCCATACAGTGCGACGTTCAATCCGAGTAAACTTTCAGCATTCGACTTTAGAGTTGGAGCGTCTGGCTTAGAGGGGGCAATACTTGTTGATTCCGGTGAGGGGCAGGTAATACTTGGTGCTGACGCATCTAATGCCGCAACGGCACAGGGAAATAGTATAGCACTTGGTTCCGACGTTAGCATTTATCTGTCAGGAACCATTGATAGTAGAGATGGATCATCCCCGGGGACAATTGTCGCTGCTGGTGATGTGCTTATATCGGGTTCATTATCCCTTGGCGCGGATGCTGGGATATGGGAAGACGGGCGCCAACTCTTTCTTAGTGGAGCTAAATCGATCTCCTTAGGGACCGGTCCAACGGATTCGTTGTATGGACATATATTCATTACCGGTTCGAATGATCAAGGAGACGGAAAAGTTTATATAAACCCTAGTAGTCAAAATGTTGATTTTATTGCACTCACCGATGATGGCGCGAGTCTTAGAGTAGATGCTGGTGCAAATACTGTCTTGGCCAGATCATCCGATGGCGGTACTGGTGATATATTTAAAGTTCAACGATGGTCTACGTACACTTATGATCTTCTTAATGTTGCAACTAGCGAAACTGTCATTAATGATGCAGGTATTCCTTCACACGACTTTAGAGTAGAAACTGATAGTAAGCAATATGCAATCTTTACCGACGGAGGAACAAATCAGGTACTCATCCTTTCGGGTGGTGCGAGTGGTTCACCAAACGAAGCTGCTGCAACCGATGTAGCATTTTATGTTTCAGGTGCTAAGGGATCTAGAAATGAATTAGGTAGACTAAAAGGCACTGCGTTATTTGGCGGGGATGTTGTTATGTCCGGGGCGCTTTATGTGCATGGGGCAGAGACCGATGCACAAGGGGTTTCGGCGGCAGCTATTACTTTAAATAATAGTGGCGGGAGTAAAATTGTTTGGGACAGTCCAGGAAATGACGATCCTGCTGAATGTGATGCGCAAATATATGAAACTGGTGGTGGACTCTACCTTTCTGGTACTACGAGTGTGAGGGTTAAAGCCAGCACTGGGAATGTGGAAGTCATCTCTAGAGATGCCGACGTGAGCATCTCTTCTGGGGACGATGTGAGTATCTATCCAGGCGATATGTTGAATGTATACGGCCCTAACAATATCGCTGGTACCGTGGCAGGATTTTACTATCGAACTGGCGGTTTTCCCAGGTCAATTATGCGTCTTAGTGATACCGGTGTTGAAATAAATCCAACCGGATATGGGACACTTGATTTTAAAGTAGAAACTGATAATAAGGAAAATGCGTTATTGGTTAGTGGTTCTACAGATCAGGTCTTAATTCTGTCTGGAGGTGCGGCATTATCTAATAACGAAGCTGCAGCAGGAGATGTAGCATTCTATGTTTCAGGATCTGTTGGTGGAAAGAATCATGGTCTTGAAACTCATGCCAAGATCTCTGTTTTTGGTGGAGATCTTCATGTTTCCGGAAACCTTACTGTCGATGGTGGCTCACCTGGAGGAGGAGGCGGCGGCGCAATAGATGTTGGGTGGCTTGGACCATCAACTGGTCAAATTGATACTACTGGATCTTTGGGCGTATCCGGATCGTTATATGTTGCAAATGCTATACAGCATATTGGCGACCCAGATACTAAGATGTCTTTTACAAATGATAAAATAACGTTTACTGCTGGTAATAGAGAATTTGTTAGATTTTCAGAATCAACCATCGATAAGACAATTTTCAATAATGGCAATGGTCCAGTTCTGTTTATTGTTAATAACACTAATGGCGAAGTTATAACAGCGGATGCGAATGGTGTTCATATAAATAGTGTACACTCACCCGAAAACGATTTCAGAGTAGAAACTGATACTAAATCACACACATTCTTTGTAGATGCTGGCTCTGAAAGAATTGGTATTGATAATCCGTCTCCCAATGAGTTATTAGATGTTAATGGAAACATAGTTTCGTCTGGTTTTGTTACAGCATCAATGGGTCTTAGTGGATCACTAACTAGACTAGCCGATAATACTTCGTATCTCATAGCAGGAAATAATGTTACAATAACATCTGCCTCAAATGGTGCAGTTACAATTGCTGCTGTAGATGGTGGTACAACAACGTCAGGTTCCTTCAATGTAGTGACGTCATTCTTAGACCCGGGGCAGTTTGTTACAACATCTTCTTTATCTCTGGCGGGTAATTTAGGTTTTGCGCATCCTGCTAACGCTGGCCGAGCAGACACATTTTTCTTTGTATCAGGAAATATTGGTGATTCTGGCGGATTAAAATCGGATTCGGGAATGGCGGTGTTTGGTGGAGATACAGTCATTTCCGGAAATTTACATCTTCCAACAGCCCAACGAGCACTATATTTCGGTACAGATGTAACAAAGACGTATGTTAAAAGTCCGGGTCAAGATGCGCTTGATATGAGTGGTGATATTGTACGTTTTGGTGCCAACATATCACAACATGGAGCACCTGCAGGAGATACTAACTTCTTTGCGTCTGGTTCAATAAATTCAAAAAATACAGGAACAAAAGGAACCGCAGTATTTGGTGGTGATTTAGTTATTTCAGGTTCTTTAGTAGCAAGGCAAAGAGAAATTTTGTTATCAACATATTTTCAATCCGATTTGAGTCCTGTGGAGGAATATATTCCATTATTTGGCTCTATTGGTGAGCAAGCTTCTCCAAATTATATCACCTTTAGTGTTCGTCCATGTCCCGGAAGGCTTATGTCAATAACACTCAGATCGAATAATGCCTCAGGATTGGGAAGCACAACAGTTAGAATGTATAAGGGTGTAGATGGTGATGCCACACTAAGTGGGGTGGCGACAGATTCAGTCACCAGACCATCGGTCGCGACAGATACAGCAACAACATTTACATTTTCCAGCGTAGCAACATGGGAGGCTGGGGACATTATTGGTTTTAGTATTGAACCTACAAATGCGCATAGGAATATGAATGCTACCATCGTACTAGAAAATGATTGGGTAATATAGAATATTAACCCTTAGATTAGATTTATATTAAATTTAGTTTATCTAGATCATAGTTTATCTAGATCAATTGATCTAGTAGATTAGAATTAGAATTATTAGATCTAGAATTAATTTTAATATTATGTAAATACTTGAATTGTATAAATTTTTTTTAATTAAAGATATTCTTATACATCTAGATCAATTGATCTAAATTAATTTCTATAAATTAGAATTATAGAGGTTGATTATAATGCTAAATTCTCCATTTGATGAACAGAAAAAAGAACAGTTAATTCCTGAGGAATGTAATATAGTGTTTGTAGCAGATTTATTTGCTGAACAGTATGTTGGTGGAGCTGAATTAACTAGTGATGCTTTAATTAAATCTTCAAAGTTTCCAATTATCTGTATAAATTCAAAAGATGTAACACTTCAGACATTAGAAAGTGGATTTAAAAAATACTGGATATTTGGAAACTGTTCACAAATAGATATTAACTTAATACCTTCAATTGTTGCTAATTTGAATTATTCTATTTTAGAATATGATTATAAATTTTGCAAGTACCGTTCAATAGAAAAACATGAGGCTAATGAAAAAGAAAGTTGCAATTGTCATGAAGAAATTCATGGTAAAATGATTTCTGCATTCTTCTATGGTGCAAAATCATTATGGTTCATGTCAGAAAAACAACAAGAAATTTACTTTAATAGATTTCCGTTTCTAAAAGATAGAGAAAATTGGGTTCTATCCTCAGTTTTCGATGATCAGTTTTTTATTACATTAAAGATGCTTAGAGAAAAGTATGATAATAATGATCGATCTGGCTGGCTGGTTCTTGGTTCTTCTTCTTGGGTTAAAGGTACACAACAAGCTTTAGACTGGTGTAAAGAAAATGGAAAAGAACACAAAATAATTCAGAATTGGCCTTATGGTAAGGTTCTTGAAGAAATGGCTCAAGCAGAAGGATTAGTATATCTACCTCAAGGTGGTGATACATGTCCTCGAATTGTAATTGAAGCTAAGCTACTTGGTTGTAAATTAGAGCTCAATGACAATGTTCAGCATAAAGACGAAGAATGGTTTTCCGATGTCCCAGCATTTGATACTGAAGCATATTTATATGCTGCTAGAGATAAATTTTGGAATTCAATTACAAATTCAGTAAATTATGTTCCAGCAATCTCAGGTTATACAACGACCTTGAATTGTATTGATAACCAATATCCATACGAACAATCAATTGAGTCAATGCTTGGTTTTTGTACTGAAGTAGTAGTACTTGATGGCGGCTCAAGTGATGGAACCTGGCAACGTTTAGAAAAATTGGCACTAGAAAATGAAAGACTTATAATTCATAAAATTGAACGAGACTGGTCAGATTCAAGATTTGCAGTATTTGATGGTGATCAAAAGGCAGCGGCTAGAAAATTATGCACAAATGAATACTGTTGGCAACAAGACGCTGATGAGGTGGTTCATGAAAATGATTATCAAAAAATTATTAATATTGCAAAACAATTTCCAAAAAATGTGGATTTGGTTTCACTACCAGTGATAGAGTATTGGGGTTCAGAAAATAAAATTCGACTAGATATCAATCCTTGGAAATGGCGTTTATCTAGAAATTTACCACATATAACACATGGTATACCTTCGGAATTAAGGTGTGTAGATGACTCCGGAAAATTATATGCTAGCCAAGGTACTGATGGCTGCGACTATATAAATTCTGAAACATTTGAACGTATTAATCATGCCAGCTTTTATACTGAAGATGTACATAAAGCAAAAACAGCGGCATTAGATGGTAATCCAGATGCTCTAGATGCATATCAAAAATGGTTTAATAATGTCGTTGATATTCTTCCTGGTGTACATCACTATAGCTGGTTTAATATGGTAAGGAAAATAAACACATATAAGACATATTGGCAAACTCACTGGGAAAGTCTTTATAATATTAAACAAGAAGATACACCTGAAAATAACATGTTCTTTCAAAAACCATGGTCAGATGTAACAGATGATGATATTACTTCTCTTGCCAATAGATTGTCAACTGAACTCGGTGGTTGGGTGTTTCATTCGCCAGTTGATTTTTCAGTCACCGTACCTTTCTTGGAACCATCTAGAAATCAACCTTTGGTAATGCTGAAATAAAAATGTCGAAATTAAGAGTATTCTCACCATCATATAATTCACATAAATTTTGTATTAATTGTATAGATTCAGTAGCTGCTCAGACAAAATTACCTGATGAACATTTTTTTATAGATGACTCTAGTCCTGATGATACTAGGGAATGGTTGTCAAAACATTACACTAGAATGCAAAATAATGCATCAAACAAGTATGATTTAAACATTGTTGTTAGTCAAGATAGAAAATGGAAATTGCTTAACTTATATGAATATGTTATTAAGTGTGATCCAGATGACGTAATTTGTGTTTTAGACGGAGATGATTGGTTAGTAGATAATTCGGTTCTTGAAAAAGTTTGGAAAGAATATCAAGATCCAACAGTTGATTATGTATATACAAATTGGAAATATTCTCATAATGGAGAAATAGGAATATCAAAACAAATTCCTGAAAACTTTAAAGATTGGGATCCGTACTCTGGTCCATGGGTAACTTCTGCCATGTCTACATTTAGGGTTAAACAGTTTTTAAAGATTCCAATAACAAACTTTTTCAGATGGGATCATAAGTGGTTTACTATGGGTAACGATCAAGCTTATGTATTACCAATAATTCATCAAATAATGCGCCAAGAAAATGGTTATAACAAAATCAAGTTTATTGATGAACCACTGTATGTGTATCAATTTACTGAAAACCCTAACAAACCAAGAACTCAAAATGATGGCGGAATGCGCCAAGACGCTCATGATTCAGTAACATACATTCGTCAAAGAGGTTATATTAGATGACAGCTTTGATTACAGGCGCAAATGGTTTTATAGGCTCAAACCTCGCCGCGGCAATTCCAGATAGTTTATTGTGTGATATTAACAACAACAAGATGTATCCACCTGATGAAGCTATAAAAAACATCACTGCCGGTAATGTAACAGTAGTTTATCATTTAGGTGCAATTTCAGCTACGACGGAAACTGATATAGCACTAATATCTAAAACAAACATAGAATTTCCATCTAGATTACTTGAAGCCAGTTTAGAAGCTCAGATTCCATTTGTATATGCCTCATCAGCGTCTGTTTATGGTTTAGGCACTAACGGATTTAAAGAGGATTGTGAGTTAACTCCATTGAATTATTATGCAATTAGTAAGGCTTCATTCGATATGTTTGTTAGACAGAAAATAATAGATAATCCAGATGCTAAAATTATTGGTTTAAGGTATTTTAATGTTTATGGCCATAACGAAGATCATAAGGGTGATATGGCAAGCCCTGTTCATAAATTTTTAGAACAGGCTAGAATAGCTGGTACTATTAAAGTTTTTGAAGGTAGTGAAAATTACTATCGTGACTTTATTCATATTAGTGACGTCATTGAATTAACTCAAGCCGCTGTAAATTTTGCTTCTGGCATTTATAATATAGGTACGGGTCAAAGTAGATCATTTGCAAATGTTGCTGCCGAAATTGCGCAATTAACAAATTCGCAAATTAAAGAAATTTCTTTTCCAGAACACTTAAAAGGAAAGTATCAAGAATTCACCTGTAGTGATAATAAACTTATATCAAGTGAATATAGAAAAATTTACACTACTCTCCGGGAAGGAGTAAAGAAAACATATGAAGATAGGATTCACAAACGGTTGTTTTGATATTTTACATGTAGGTCATATTAGAATGTTGGCCTTTGCCAAAAGTCAATGTGATTATTTAATTGTTGCAATTGATAGTGATTCTAGGGTTAAAGAGCTAAAAGGTTCGTCAAGACCTATAAACAGTCAAGATATTAGAACAGAAATTTTAAATGCTATTTCTGCTGTTGATGAAGTTAAGCTTTTCGATTCAGCTATTGGTTTAGAGAATCTGGTTTATAAAATAAAACCAGACATAATGATTGTAGGCGCAGAATATAAAAATAAGACAGTTATAGGATCAAAACATGCAAAAAAACTTATTTTCTTCGAAAGAGTTGGAAATTATTCAACAAGCAAAATCATTAAAGATACTTGTTGTAGGTGATAGTTGCACCGATCGCTTTATATATGGAACATGTGATCGGCTCTCCCCAGAAGCACCTATTCCAGTATTAAAGCATAGTCATACAAAAGAGATGCCGGGGATGGCGGCAAATGTACTTGAAAATATTAGGGCATTTACATCTAGCACTGATATTATTACACAAACAAGTAATATTATAAAAACACGTTATATAGATGAAAGATCAAATCAGCATATTTTAAGATTTGATTCTGGGTCATACATCCAAGTATCCGATAAATTAACAGCCTCAGCACTTACTATAATTTGTGATTCATATGACTATCTATTGATATCTGATTATGCAAAGGGGTTTTTATGTAAAGACGAATTGAAAATATTTACATCACAAAATATAATAAAAACATATGTTGATACAAAAAAAGAAGATATAGCGTGTTATGAAAATTCAATTATAAAATTAAATGAATATGAAACACAGTGTATTAAGAGTACTCTTCAAGAAAATAGTACACTAATTACAACCTTGGGTTCTAAAGGCGCTAAATATATGAATAAAATTATTCCAACAAAAAATGTTGAAGTTTTTGATGTCTCCGGAGCTGGCGATACATTTTTGGCGTCTTTTTCTATTTTTCATTATTTAACTAATAATATTGAAGAGTCTATAATTTTTGCAAATAAGTGTGCGGCAATAGTAGTACAAAGATCTGGTACTTATGCTATTAAGAAAAGTGATTTATTATGATAATTGAAATTTCTCAAAAAGCTAAGAACGATAACTGCAGGAAGATTATCAATGAACAAAATTAATTTAGGGCAGAATTTAAATCATATTGTTGATCTTGATTTAATTTCAGATAAGTCAGTCATCATCGATGCCGGCGCAAACGTAGGTCAATTTATCACCCGAATGCGCGAATTTACAGATGCAAAGATATTGTCTATAGAACCATCATCTAGAAATTGCAAAATTATGAAAGCTAGAGATTTTAAAAATGTTGAAATTATTGAAAAAGCCATTGTAGGGACTAATTCTGGTCCAGTTGTTTTTACCGAATATTCAGGTCATAAAAAAGCCGGCGGCCTTCACCGTTATCATCAATGGTCTAATATATTTGGAAATCATAAGAATAAGTTTGAAAACGATTCAACTGTAATAGTCAATGAATATGAGGTTGAAACAACAACACTGAAGGCTCTTATTGATGATTATGATATACAATCCATAGATTATTTAAAGATGGATTTAGAAGGTGCAGAGTATGGTATATTTGAAAGTCTAGACCAGAATATAGCATCGAAAATCAAACAAATATCTTTAGAATTTCATGACGAATCAAAGAACTGGATTATTCTTGAAAAATTAAAAGAGCTTGGTTTCGAATACAGTCTCGAGCCTGGAAACGAAATATACGCTAAGAAAGTAACATGAACAAATGTGGACATGCTTTATTGATAATTTTAAGAAAAGATTATTTTGTGCTATAGATAATCGAATAACAAAATAAGGAAAATATATGAAGACGGCACTAATTACTGGAATAAACGGTCAGGATGGAAGTTATCTTGCTGATTTTTTACTAGAAAAAGGCTATACCATATATGGTATGGAGCGCAGATGCTCTACAAAAATTAGATTAAATACCAAACACTTAGAAGGTAAAATTAACTTTATTAATGGTGATCTTGCTGATCAAAATTCGTTACTTAGGTGTATTAAGGAATGTGATCCTGATGAGGTTTATAATCTTGGGGCCATGTCTTTTGTTGGTGAAAGCTGGAATACACCTGAAACGACTGGCGACATCGACGCCCTTGGGGTACTTCGAATGCTTGAAGCAATTAGGGAATATGGGAAAAATATAAAATTCTATCAAGCTTCAACATCTGAAATGTTTGGAAAGGTTACTGAAAATCCACAAAAAGAGACAACTAGATTTTATCCAAGAAGCCCTTATGGCGTCGCAAAGCTGTATGGTCACTGGATAACAAAAAATTATCGTGAATCTTATAATATATTTGCGTGCAGTGGTATTTTATTCAATCATGAGTCTGAGCGCCGCGGCAAGGAATTTGTAACAAGAAAAATTACTGACGGAATTGCAAAAATCCATCTTGGGCTTGAAGACAAAATTGTGCTCGGAAACCTTGACGCCGAAAGAGATTGGGGTTATGCACCTGATTATGTTGAAGCAATGTGGCGCATGCTTCAGCAAGATGTTGCCGATGATTATGTAATCGCAACAGGTCAAAAACATTCAATTAGAGATTTCTTAGATCAGGCGTTTAAATGTGTGGGAATAGAAGATTGGTCAAACTATGTATGTCAGCACGAAAAATATTTTCGCCCAGCAGAAGTCGATTTTCTTATTGGTGACTATTCTAAGGCAAAAGCAAAATTAGGGTGGGAACCAAAAACATCTTTCGCAGAAATGGTTCAGAAAATGGTTACGAATGATATAATATTGAATGAGAACCAGAAATGAAGATACTGGTTGCTACATCTAACAAATATTCATTTCTTCTTGAGCCATATTCTGTTTTGCTTAATAAATACTGGCCGGGCCAAGAGGTAGTATTTTTAGGTTTTGAAGAAAGCAAAAGTATTATCCCTAATCTTCCGGAAAATTTTTCATTCCATTCATTGGGCCCTCAAGAGTCGTTTGGCGGTTTATGGACAGATCCTTTAATTCCGTATATAGATTCTTTACCTGACGAATATTTTGTGTTTACAGTTGAAGACATGATGCCTATGTGTCTTGTCGAGCAAGAGAAAATGGATATTTTAGAATTTGAAATAAAAAATAATCTTGCCGATAAAGCACTTTTAGATTCACATATGCTTCCGCTTTGTGTACCTCATAAAGATGGCCTTGTAAAACTACATCAAGAAGCTGACTATAGGACCACCTTGCATCCTTCAATCTGGAGAAAAGACTATTTTAGCAGATATCTAAAACCGGGAATGTCAGCATGGGATTTTGAAGTAAAAAATATGCCAGAATCAAAGATGGATAGCGCAACAATCTTGTTGTTAGATCAGAAAAAGAATTTATTTGAAGCTGCGAATGTATATCGAAAAGGTGTTCCGTTCCCTCGGTGGAACTGCCCTCGGCCTTATGGCGGAGATAATGTGAACATGCAAGATATTGAGTATATACTTGAATTTATAAATGCTCAAAAATAGATAGAGGTAGGCTTTGATTTACAAACCAAAAGATGGCTACTATGGCCAGTTTAGCACAGATATGTTAATAGAACTATATTTTTCTAATAAGAAAGACGGTGTGTGTGTTGAAGTCGGTGCTGCAAATGGCGTCCGCGGTTCTAATACGCTGTTTTTTGAAAAACTTGGATGGAGAACACTTTGTGTTGAACCAAATCCACTATATATTGAAGAAATAAAAAGCTGCAGAAAAGAATATGTTCAGTATGCATGTGGAAGTAGCAATGAACAATCAATTCCATTTACTGTTTTTGACATTGGTGACAAAAATATTATGTCATCACTAAGCAGCTTATGCCCTGACTCTCGTCTTTTAAAGACTCATGGCCATGTTATAAATTCATCATATACCATAGATGTTTCAGTTAGAACACTTGATAAAATTTTAGAAGATTCAAATTTTCCAACAGATATTGATTTTATTTCTATAGATACTGAAGGAACTGAATTAGACGTCTTAAAAGGCCTAGATCTTAATAGATGGAATATTTCTTTATTGGTTGTAGAAAATAACTTTGATGATGAAGACATTAAAGAATATATGCTACAGCACGGTTACACAAAAGATGCGCGCTGGAAAATAAACGATTTTTATGTAAAGGGAGAAAATAGTTATGCCTGATAATACACTGCTAGATTTAGGTGACATTTACGTGTCTGACTTCTTAGATGACACTGATGGATTATATGATGATAGAACTCAGGAGCCACTCAAGTTAATTCTTGATAAAAGTATTGGGGCTCCTCGCCTAACCCAGGCTGTAGATTCAGATAAAATGTATGGAAAATACTGGTACCGTTCCGGAACAAATGCATCAATGACAAACCAGTTGAAAGAAATTGTCGCTGAAGTTTGTGATAGAGTTAAGCATGAAGATGGTGACTTATGGCTTGATATTGCATGTAATGATGGCACAATGTTTCGGTTTATTCCAGATCATTTTACGAAAATAGGGATTGATCCTTGTGATGATTCATATCTTGAGATATCTTCTAGTGTAGCCGATGTTGTAATTCAAGATTATTTTTCCGCATCCGCGTTTGACCAGACCGGTTATGGCGATAAAAAGTGCAAGGTTATTACCACCATCGCAATGTTTTATGATTTAGATGAACCTATTCCATTTATTGATGATGTCTATGATATTTTAGATGATAACGGTGTGTGGGTTGTACAGTTGTCATACACACCGCTGATGTTAAAGCAAATGGCTTTTGATAATATTTGTCATGAGCATGTTTACTATTATTCTCTTTCTAGTATTAAAAAACTAATGGAAGGAAGAGGCTTTAAGGTTGTTGACTGTTCACTTAATGATACAAATGGCGGAAGTTTTAGAGTCTACCTTCAAAAGAAAGAAGCTTCTGAATTGTCATTTGGAACAAAGCCGTTACGTGATGTATGCAATTTTAGAGTAGAGTCACTGCTGAACTATGAGTCAACATCAGCCGATTCAGCCAATCCAGAAGCATGGAACAAGTTTTATGAACAACTCCAGCGAATGAAGACCCAAACTGTAGAATTTGTAAGGGCTGAAGTTGCAAAAGGTAAAACCGTATACGGCTATGGTGCATCTACAAAGGGAAATACTCTACTACAGTATTATGGTCTTGATCACAATGATATTGTAGCAATCGCTGAAAGAAGCCCAGTTAAGTTTGGATTAAAGACTGTTGGAACTCATATTCCAATAGTGTCTGAGGCTGAGATGAGAAAGGCAAAGCCGGACTATCTTTTAGTTTTGCCATGGCATTTTATAAAAGAGTTTGTAGAGAGAGAGTCAAAATTTCTTGCCGATGGTGGGAAGTTTATTGTTCCATGCCCTGAATTTCAGATAATTGGAGAAAGCAAATGAGTGAAAAAGTCAATTGCATTCAGCTTGGTGCCAACTGTGGCCGCACAGAGACTGACATGGTATGGATATATTGTCAAAAAGAAAATTGGAACTGTATTTTTGTCGAGCCTTTGCCGGCATCATTTAATTCATTAAAAACATACTATAATACTCCAGAATCTGGTACTGGCACTCATATTTTTGAAAATGTTGCTATTATTCCAGAAACAAAATTAAGAAATGCTAATGGAGATGTCACTCTCCACTTTTCTGAAAAACCACAGCTTTCTGTCATGGCTTCTCTTAATTCTAGCCACCGATCAGATCACAACACTCTTTCTGTTGACGTTCCGGCATTAACACTTGATGAGTTAATCGACAAGCACAATATGAGAAATATACCTTTTGATATATTGCAAGTTGATATTGAAGGATTTGATGCGGCGATACTTCTGGCGTCCGATTTTTCTACTATTAATCCCAAGTATATTAGATATGAAAGTCACCATATTTCACCACACACTCAAACAGAAGTGGCGATGTATTTAAATGGTTATGGCTACGAAGCTGTTCAAGATAAATTCTGGAATACATATCAAACCGTTCTTAAAGAAGAAGTTGAAAAAGTATGGGACCCTGAGGCGCTATCAATGAACACTTTATTTGAAAGGAAAGAAGATAATGGTTGATACTCTTGGTAATTTAATTGACAAACTTACAATTGCAAATATTAGAATTTGGAATGCAGAAGATATTAAAAGAAAATCCAATGCAACTGATAAAGAAATTGCTGATGCGTGTAGAATCACAAACGTTGTTAATTCACTCCGCAATGACTTAATTCAAGACATTGACGAGACAATCAATCATTTAATTTCAACAGGCGAACTTCAAAAATTATATAAGCAAGGTAGCACTAAGATTTATGGTAAAAAATAACTACGCCTTGATGAAAATAAGCGTTTAAGGTAATAAAATAAAATAAGGGCTATGTAATGAGTGTTTTAATTTTTAGTTGTGGTAGAACTGGCACAAATATGCTGCTTGAAACAATGAGAGGGTCAAGTATGCTAAGGGCAACAACTGTCACTGAAGACAAACAAGTTTTTCGAGAATGTCGTAATTTACCGCTTGATTATTTGAGTAAGTGTGACACAGTGTATGTTGATGACACAAATCAAGTCTCTGAATTACTGAATAAAAACCCAGATTTAAAAATTCTTTGGACAATAAGAGACATTCGTGATATGGCACTGTCAAAGATTTACCGTGGTCAACCTGGAAATGACTGCCCGGTAGTTGCTGATGATGCAACTTTTGATGGGTGTATTGATGATATTAGTCGAATGACTATGTTTTATCGATATGTAATGAAAAATTTTCCTGATCGTGTGATGCTTGTAAGGGTGGAGGATATGGTTTTAAGATTTGACGAAACCGTATTGTCAATTTGCGATTTTTGTAATATTAAATTTGAAGATAATATGAAAAATTTCGTCCGACGCTACCGGAATCGACACCAAGCAAAAAGATATTCTAACCTTGACAAGAGCCAGGTCGAACTGTATAAAAGAAAATATGAAATTTATAATGGATTTTTTAAGACTCACAATATTGATCTTGAAAATTTATTTGATAAATTACATATTTACTTGCAAGAATTCGGGTATGAGTAAGATAATATCCTGAGGAAAAAATGAAACATAATCCATATCAATCAGTAAGAAATTTCGAAGAAAATGTAGCAGAATATTGTGGCTCAAAATATGCCGTTGCAGTTGACAATGCGACAAATGGCTTATTTTTGTGTATGAAGTATTTAAAGCTTAAAGATAAGGAAATAACAATACCCGCCCGCACATTCATGTCAGTTCCTTGTGCAATTATTCATGCTGGAAATAAAGTTGTATTTGATAAAGATCATCCTGCAATTCATGGCAATAAATTAAAGGGTCAATATCAATTAGCACCATATCCAATTTGGGATAGTGCTTTAACATTTCATAAAGGTATGTATATGCCTTGCCAAATGATGTGTCTTTCATTTAGTGGCCCACATAAATTTCTAAAGCTTGGTAAAGGTGGAATGATCCTAACTGATGATAAAAATGCATATGAATGGCTTCAAAGAGCCATTTATTTTGGCCGGCGACCAGTAGATCATTTGGAAGAGAAATTTGATATGCTTGGTTGGAATTATTATATGCTCCCTGAAATTGCAGTAAAAGGTTCGGTTTTAATGATGGGTATTAGCGACTATAATAAAGATCTAGAAAGAGAATATCAGGATTTATCTGTTTATAAAGTGTATACTGGAGAGTAGTTATGACAAAAGTTGTTTTAGTTCAACCTTATTATGAAAATATTTGGGAGCCAATTGGTCTTGGGTTTATAGCAGGTTATTTAAAAAAGCACTTCATCGGCGATATCGAGATAGAGTGTTATCAAGGGAATTTTGATACAGATGATGTAATAATCAACGGTTCGCTCGACGCCGACGTCGTCGGATTTTCTTGTACCTCACCTGCCTGGCCACATGCCCTACGTTTGGCAGAAGAAATTAAGAAAAAGAACACCACTGTTAGAACTGTTTTTGGTGGTTTCCACCCTTCTGCTCTACCACAAGAGTGTGTAGCTTATCCACAAGTAGATCAGGTGGTGGTTGGTGAAGGAGAAGAAGTATTTTTAGAAATTGTTAATGGCAGAGAAGACGCCGTTATTCAAGGTACAAAACCATCAATGCAAGAAATTACTTGGCCTGATCGTGATATAATTAAAAATTATAGGACAGTAGATTTATGTGAATCTATGAATGGAAAAAGGATTGCGTCATTTCAGTGTAATCGCGTTTGTCCTGTTAATTGTGCGTTTTGTGCAGAGAGGATTGTTACAGGTAGATTCAATCGCCGAAATAATCCTATTAGAAGTAGAGAAGTTAGTGAATTATGTGATGAGATCGAGTCAGTTATTGAGAAACTAGACTTAAATTATTTTAAGTTTGTAGATGCCACTTTTGATATATCTGCTAAATTTGTTATAGAATTTTGTAAAGAAAAAATTAAGAGAGGAATAACCACAGAATGGGAATGTCTTATTCATGCTAGTTTTGCTAATGAAGAAATGTTTAAGTGGTTAAAAGATTCACAGTGTCATCAAGTTAATATTGGCTGTGAAAGTGGTAGTAACAAAATTTTAAGAGATATCGGTAAAGGCTTACAGATTAAAACAATAAAGAACGTTTTTATGTGGGCAAAGAAGTATGGGGTAGAAAGAAGAGGTTTCTTTTTGTTTGGTATGCCAAATGAAACCCGTGATGATTTACTTTTGACTGAAAAATTAATTGATGAAATATGTCCTGACGTTGTTGGGTTTACTATCTTGTGTCCATATCCCGGTACCGCCCTCTATAATGCTGAGCTACATAAAGATGTAGATTGGGAATTGGCTGATGAATATTCAAATAATTTTTGGTGTACAGAGCATTTTACGAATATCGAATTAAAAGCGCAACAGGCATATTTTAAAACAAAATATGATCTATTATTATGCGAGCGCCAAGAGGATTCATCACAATTTGGTGGTTTTGGAGATATGAGAGAATTAGAGGCTCAGTCAACATCAACACCAATTGGTACAAACATAAAGAACATCAAAAAGTGAAATAATGAACATACTTGTAACGGGAGGTTGCGGATTTATTGGCTCCAATCTCATAAAGCTTATATTAGAACAGAAAGCGGATGAGGTGTCCAGTGTTGTAAACCTGGATTGTCTGACATACGCGGCTAATTTAAAAAACACAAAGCAGTTTGCTGATAATCCAAAATATGCTCTTGCGACGGTTAATTTATGTGACATTGAGAATCTTAGAGAAATAATTTGGAACAATAAAATTACACATATAATCCACCTCGCCGCAGAAAGCCACGTTGACAATTCTATTAAAGATGCGAGTGCATTTGTTCAGAGCAATATTGTGGGTACCTTTAATTTATTGAAGATGTGTATGGAATTCGATATTCAAAGGTTTCATCATGTATCGACTGATGAGGTATATGGGGATCTGGGGCCAACTGGCAAGTTTGATGAAAATACGCCATATGATCCAAAGAACCCATATTCTGCATCGAAAGCATCATCAGATATGTTAGTCCGTGCATATTATCATACACATGGTCTTCCAATAACAATTTCTAATTGTTCAAATAACTATGGACCAAACCAACATCGAGAAAAATTTATACCAACAGTAATCAATTGTATTATGGAAAATAGAAAAATACCTCTTTATGGTACTGGTACCAATATTAGAGATTGGATTTATGTTGACGATCATTGTTTAGCACTGTGGGAGGTTTTCTTAAAAGGTTCCATTGGCGAAACATATTGTATAGGTTCAGATTCGGAAAGGGAAAATATTGAAGTTATTGAAGAAATATGCGGCATAATGAACGTTGATCCGGACAAGAATATTGAGTATGTAGTTGATCGATTGGGCCACGACGTACGTTACGCAATTGATAATACAAAGATGAAAACCAAGTTAGGTTGGAAGCCAGCAACTTCTTTTAAAGAAGGACTTGAGAAAACTATTAAGTGGTATTATGAAAGATATTAAAGGAATTATTTTGGCCGGTGGTAAAGGAACACGCCTTTACCCTCTTACAAAAGTAACAAATAAGCACCTATTACCGCTTGGTGATGAAACAATGATAAATTACCCAATTCAGCGCCTTGTCTCAGCCGGTGTTAAGGATATTATGATTGTCACCGGTGTTGAGCATTGCGGAGCCATGATGACATTTCTTGGTTCTGGTAAAGAATATGGTTGTTCATTTACTTATAAGATTCAAGATCACCCCGACGGAATCGGCGGCGCTTTAAAATTATGTCAAGACTTTGTAGGGACATCAAATTGTATTGTTGTTCTTGGCGACAATATTTTTACTGAAGATTTATCACCTGCAATTGAAATGTTTACAAATAAACCTTGTGACAGCCTACTGTTCTTTAAGGAGGTTAATGATCCAAGCCGTTACGGTGTTGGTACATTTAAAGACAATAAGTTAATTTGCCTTGAGGAAAAACCTAAAAATCCAGTATCAAATTTGGCGTGTGTTGGCATTTATATTTATACAAACGCTGTCTTTGATATTTTAAATACAATAACACCCTCGCAACGAGGGGAATATGAAATAACTGCCGTTAATAATCATTTCGTTGAAAATAAATCATGTGAGTATATAATATTAGCTGGTGATTGGTCTGACGCAGGTACGATGTTGTCGTATCATAAAACCAACATAATGCTAAGCAGTGTTAAGGAAATGGAACATAAATGAAATTATTAATAACAACACGTTCGGATAAAACTGTTACCAATTGGGCAAATTTAACACATCCTCTATTAGAGGCATATGCAAAAAAAGCCGGCGCTGATTTTTTGGTTCTTGATGAAAAATATGACGCACTAGACGCCACCGGCGGTATTGGTAATGGTATATATCAGTTTAGAATATTTGAACATTATAATTTACATGCTAAATATGATCGAATATTACATTTTGATAATGATATGCTTTTAACACCTACATGCCCAAATTTGTTTGATCTTGTTCCATATAATTGTATTGGTACAATTTATGAAGATAAGGGTTCCCGACAATATGCCAGACAAAATTGCATGGCTGTGGCCCAAAATCAATTTGGTGATGTTGGCTGGAGAAATGGTTATATTAATACCGGTGTATTTTTAACGTCTGCATGTCATAGAGATATATACCAAAAAATAAATGGAAAATATTTTGTAGACTGGGGAACCGACGATGTTCATATTGCATATCTGATAAATAAATATGGGTATGATGTAAAAGAATTATCATATCACTGGAACCATATGACAATGTTTTCAGAGCCATGGAATAATAACGCCGATAGGTTTAAGTCACATATTATACATTATGCCGGCAATGGTGTATTTAACAAGGAACAAGCAGCAAACAAGCTTGAACAAGCAAAACATGATTTTAAGGTTCTGTACGGATGAAGATAGTATTTGTTGCCGTTTTTGATAATGAAGGTATATCGTCAAATTCGTCTCAAGCAATTGGTCTTGAGCAACTTGGTCACAACGTTATTAGATACAATTACAGAATACGGGCAAATAAAATTGGTCCCGAAAACCGGGACATGGAATTGGTTGATATTGTCGCAACTCATCACCCTGATTTAGTAATTTTTGCAAAGACAAATACTATCAACATATCGGTATTTCATGCATGTAAAAAATATAGCAAGGTATGTTATTGGTTTCCTGATCCATTGTCAACGTTTGACAACGATGAATTTTTATTGAAAACAAAAGTATCTGATTTCTTTTGCTGCGATATGCAAAAGCAAAATGTTTTTGATTATGCTAGTAATTTAAACGACAAGTGTTTTAAAATTGCGGATGGCTATGATCCTGACGTTGAGAAACCTCGTAATCTTAAGCAGGATATTGATACATCATTTATTGGCAATTTATATAGTGATAGACAGGAGAAGCTTCGAGACCTTAATAGAAATATTACGGTTGTTTCAAATGCCTTCGGAATAACGCATTCAGAAATTGTAAGTAGAAGTAAGATAAACATAAATTTTTGTACGGCCAATTCATCATCAGATAGAACGTATAAGGTTTTAGCAGCCGGCGGATTTTATATAACTGAAGATTGGGAAAACCGTAAAGAGTATTTCATTGATGGTCGAGACTTAATAATATGTAATGATATTGATGATCTTAGGGCTAAAATTGATTATTATTTAGATCACCCCAATGAAAGAACTGAAATTGCTAAAAATGGTTTAGTAGCTGTTAGAAAATTTAGTCGCCATAATTGGGCCAAGCAAATTGTCGAAATTTATAACACACTTTTTCTTGATGGTAGTAAATAAATGAATAAAAAAGCCGTAATATTTGGTCCTTGGGTCGGTGAATTTGGTTGGGAATTATTTGCGTGGCAAGGTCATATTAGACAGATTGCAAAATCGTTTGATTTTGTCATTGTAATTGGCAGACCAGGAAATAATTTTCTTTATAATGACTTTTCTGATATTTTTGTACCATTCGATCCACCACCTGGAACCACTGATTCACATACAAATTCGGCCTTTAATATAAGTTCATTTAATATACAACAATTTATGCAGTCGACAGTAGATAATAGTATACTGGCTAAATATAATTGGGTATATTTGCCACCTGTTAAAATTGGTCATCCACCATATAATCACTGGCGTGCTTCGACAAATATATCTCCATTTGGTGAAATATGTCCTGATTATCGTTTTTTACGTTCGGCAGACAATTTTTGTTCTATAGACATTGTAATTCATGCAAGAAGTAGATCAATTAGGGAAATTGATAATTGGGATATAGACAACTGGAATAAATTAGTCAAAGCACTGTCGGCAAAATCTTTATCTGTAGCATCAATTGGTACAAGTGAACAATCTAAACATATTGATGGAACTTTAGATATGAGGGGGAGCTCTATTGATAAAACGATAGGTCTTCTTAATTCGGCAAAATGTATAGTAGGTTCGTCTTCCGGACCAATGCATCTTGCCACACTATCAGGTTGTCCACAAGTTGTTTGGACTAGTAATTATAGACAAAATTATTCCCGGTACCATGATACATGGAACCCATTTAATATAAAATGTATTATGGTTCCAAATGAAACTCCAGATCCTTTAGTTGTATTAGGCGCAATTATGGAGATAATAAAAGATTAAATGAAAAATATAGGAATAATTGGAAATGGTTTTGTAGGTTCCGCTATTGCAGCCGGCTTCGCTTTACATGCAAATGTAAGAATTTATGACAAAGATGTTGGTAGATCTACGCATACGTTAGTAGAGACAATAAATAAATCAGATTTTATTTTTATTTCAGTACCAACTCCAATGACTGGTTTAAGGGGTGGAAAAATAGATCTTACGATTATGGACAGCGTGTTTGAAGAGATATCTTTAGCACAAAAAGATAGCGCCTTTTCGTATAAAGATGTAACCTTTATCGTTAAATCAACTGTTATTCCTGGCACGATTGAAAGATATATTAACAAATACCCTCATATGCGAATCGCATTTAGTCCAGAATTTTTGACAGAACGTTCAGCTTATCTAGATTTTATTAATACAGCAAGAATTGTAGTCGGCGCAAACGAAGAAGCTGTTACTAATGATATTGAATCTTTGTTTAGGACAAGATTTCCTTATACAACAATTATTAAGACAGACGTCGGCACCGCGCAATTTATAAAATATATGGCAAATTGTTTCTTCTCGGTTAAATTGTCATTTATGAATGAGATGTTACAAGCCGCAGAAGCATTCGGTGTTAATTGGAATGATGCTCAGCGTGGGTTTATAACTGATGGTAGAATTGGTAATTCACATATTGACGTTCCTGGCCATGATGGGTCGAGAGGTTTTGGGGGAAAATGTTTTCCGAAAGATCTCAATGCATTTATTGATTTCTTTGAAGAAATAGGTGTAGAACCAACAGTTATGAAGGCTACATGGAAAAAGAATCTTGAAGTTAGAGAAAATTTGGATTGGAAAGATATTCCTGGTGCAGTGTCAAATAAGGATTGAAATATGATAACATATGTTTTTGATATTGATGGTACAATTTGTACTAAAGTTGATGATGGTGATTATTCAAAGGCCCGGCCTTTCGAAGATAGAATTAATATAGTTAATATGCTATACAATCAAGGTAATATAATTATATTTCAAACAGCACGAGGTATGGGTCGTTCTGGAAATTCACAGGCTTTTGCATGGGAATTTTTTGAAAAAGATACTAAGACTCAATTAATTAAATGGGGTGTTAAATTTCACTCCCTGTATATGGGTAAACCATCAGCTGATGTTTATGTTGATGATAAGGCCCTCGACGATAATAAATTTTTTGATATTCATAGAAGAATTAAACAAACGGGAGAATAAAATGGGTGATGGTCATAGTGATGGTTTTCGAATGTTTGATAGAGGACCAGTATTTTTACCTCAAACAGTAGAACTTCCAATGAAGCACGTCGACAAGGGGTGGGGTTGGGAACGCTGGATCTGCAATGGCCCTGAGTATTGTGGAAAATTATTATTTTTTAATAAGGGAAAGAAGTGTTCTTGGCATGTTCATAGATTAAAGGACGAGGTATTCTACCTTCAGTCTGGAAAGATGCTAGTAAAGTATTCTGATGAAGATGACATAACACGAGCAGAAGAGCTAATTTTAAATCCAGGTGATAACTTTCATGTTTATCGTGGCCTCCGGCATCGAATGATTGCTCTAGAAGATTCTGAATTATTTGAATTTTCAACACAACATTTTGACTCTGATAGCTATAGGCTTGAAAAAGGCGATTGATGAACGCTTTAGTTACCGGTGGCTGCGGATTTATTGGTAGTCATACCGTTGATAAGCTAATTTCAGAAGGCCATTCAGTTACTGTAATTGATGATCTATCTGCTCCAGAAAATGCTAAGTTTTATTATAATAATAGCGCAAAATATTTTCATTTTGATATATTAGATCTTAATACAACATTCGATCTTGGTTCAATTGATGTAATATATCACTTAGCTGCTCGCTCTAGAATTCAACCAACATTTAAAAACCCTTCGTCTGCATTTGACACTAATGTTTCTGGAACCCAAAGGGTCTTAGAATGGGCCAGAATGAATGATGTAAAGAAAATAATATATTCAGGTACATCATCACTTTATGGATACTCAAATCCTACACCATATACTCCAGACATGTCAATTGAGTGTAATACACCATATGCAATGTCAAAGTGGCTTGGAGAGTGCCTTTGCGAATTTTATTCACGAACGTACAGCCTTGACACCGTTGTTTTAAGATACTTTAATGTGTATGGCCCACGTGAACCTATTAATGGTCATTATGCTCCAGTAGTAGGCTTATTTAAGCGTCAAAAAAAGCTTGGTAAAAAAATAACAATTGTTGGATCTGGCGAACAACGCCGGGATTTTACTTATATTACTGATGTGGTTCAAGCAAACATGCATGCATTAAATGCAGAAAAAAAATTCACAATATTAAATGTTGGTACTGGAAAAAATTATAGTATAAATGAATTGGCTTATATGATTTGTAGTGATAAGTCACAATTTGAATATATTTCCGATCGAAGATCGGAGTTAAAAGAAACATTGGCAGATATAACTAAAACACAAAAAGAAATTGGGTGGTCACCATCCAAAGCGTTAGAAGACATGTTGATGTCATATTAATGTACAATGTGCTATATTTTGTTAATTTTAGTATATGATATTTCCAACAAATAAACCGCACGTATCCTACTCAGAAATTAGAACATGGAGGGAATGCCCTTATAGACATAAACTTGCCTACATTGATAAGATTGAGGCTGATGATCCATCACAATATCTGGATTACGGTGTTATTCTTCATGAACATTTAGAAAATTTTCTAAAGACAAAAGAAGTAGATATAGAGAAATTAAAGGTCGACCTAACATCAGCGTGGCAAGAAAAAGGTTATGATACACCTGAATATATTGATAAAATAACAAAAGCCGCTGAAGCTAAAGGTGAAAAACCAAGAATTTTAGAACCTCTGGCTGAATGGCTTAAATGGGGCGAATTTGCCTTATCAAATATTTCAGAATTCATGGATGAAAATTTTCCAAATTGGGTGACACTTTCAGCAGAACATCAGTTGTATGAAAAAATACCAGCGTCAGATATTAAATTTAAAGGCTTCATCGATGCCGTTATAGAATGTGACTATAGAAAGACAAAACGTAAAATTTGGATACTTGATTGGAAAACGGCACCTGCATATGGTTGGCATGCTAGAAAAAAGCAGGATTGGATGGTTCAGGCTCAAATCGCATTATATAAAAAGTTTTGGCGTAAAAAGTTTGAAAAGGATTGTAATGAAGTTGGCGCAGGCTTTGTTTTGTTAAAACGAGGTGCCAAGAAAAATCCAATCGATGTGTTTAAGGTTTCTGTTGGACCAAAAACTGAGGAAAAGGCGGACAAGCTTTTAAGAAGTATGTTAAAGACCGTTAAGACAGGTTTGTATTTAAAAAATAGAAATTCGTGTAAATATTGTCCATATTTTAACACAGAACATTGTAAATAAATTTATACGTATAGACATTTTTTGATATGTTTATTGCGGTGGAGTATAGTATATGAATAAGAAAAAAATACTGATGTTATCAGATCATGCACTTAGCACATCTGGTGTTGGTGTACAAAGTAGACACCTCATAAACGGCTTGATACAAAAAGGTGATTGGACTGTTAGACAATTCGGCGCCGCCATTAAGCATAATAATTATGATGTTGTTAAAGTAACAGATGACTTTATAATTAAGCCGGTTGATGGTTTTGGCACTGTTGACATGATTAGACAAACCATAGCCGCAGAAAAACCAGACATTTTGTTACTATTTACAGATCCACGTTTCTTTATTTGGTTGTGGCAAATTGAAGATGAAATACATCAAATTTGTCCAATTGCTTATTGGCATGTGTGGGATAATTATCCGTTTCCAAAATATAATGAACCATATTATGAAGCAACTGATTTAATAAATTGTCATAGCCATTTAACATACACGATGCTAAAAGAGCATTATCCAGATAAAACTAATTTTGTCCCCCATGCACTTCCAGATGAATTATACTATAAAATGAATCCGGACGAAATTAAAGACGCTAAAATTAAGGCTTTGGGTTATGATAAGAAAGATCATTTTGTTGCATTTTGGATGAATCGAAACGCCCGCCGGAAGCGTCCAAACGATGTTCTGGCGGCCTGGAAAACGTTTTTAGAAGAACAAGAAGAACTCCTTGGCGAAAAACCAAAGGCTCTACTTTTAATGCATACCGATCCTAATGATTCGGAGGGCCCAAATTTATTTGCGACAGCTGATCATCTTGGTATTGGTAACACAATAGTTTTTTCAACTGACCGGATCGATTTTGCACAAATAAATGTTTTACATAATATATCCGACGTTTGTCTTAATATGTCTTATGCAGAAGGTTTTGGTTTGGCTACTTTAGAAGCAATGCAAACAGGAACACCAATTATAGCTGCAAAAACCGGTGGTCTAACCCGTCAAGTTGTTGATCACAGAGACGGCACTGAAAATGGTGTGGCTGTTGATATTAGCTTGCGTTCTCTGGTAGGCTCTCAGGCAGTTCCTTATATTTATGAAGATTACGTTGATTGTAATGATATTGCAAAGGCAATAACAAAAATTTATAATATGAATGAACAAGATAGAGATGAATTAAGTAATAAAGTCTTAAGTTATGTAAAGTCAGAATTTAATTTTCAAACAACAATTGATTTGTGGGACGAAACACTTAATGAAACAATTAACAATTGGAAGGACAGATATGATCGAATTGTACTTGAGGAGATTACATCATGAATATTTGTGTTAGAGGCCCTTTATTATCAATGAGCGGCTATGGAAATCACACCAGACAAGTTTATAGATGGCTATCACTACACCAAGAACATAAAATCGCAACACAAATACTACCGTGGGGTATTACTCCATGGCATGTAAATCCTAATTCTGAAAATGGTATGATAGGTAAAATCATGACCGAGTCAACAACAATGGAAGCGACAGGTTTTGATTTATCATTTCAGGTTCAATTACCTAATGAGTGGGATCCTAATCTTGCAAAATTCAATGTAGGGGTCACCGCTGCTGTAGAGACAGATATTTGTAATCCAGCCTGGATTCAATGTTGTAATAGAATGAATTTAATAGTTGTACCATCGCACCACACAAAGCAAACTATTGAAACATCTGGTACATTAACTACACCAATTGTCGTAATTCCTGAATCGTTTCCAGATTCCCTTAGTGAAAAAAATATTAAACCATTTGAGCTTGATGTTAAGACTAAATTTAATTTTTTAATATTTGGTCAAATAACAGGTAATAATGCGTTTATTGATAGAAAGAATACCTTCTTCGCACTTAAGTGGATTGTTGAAGAATTTGCCAATGATCCGGATGTTGGTATAATAATTAAAACAAATCATGGCCGTAATACAACAATTGATCGTAAATCATGTAGTCGAATGTTAAGAAAAATTGGTGCCGAATTAAATTCAACAATTCCAGTATATCTATTACATGGCACAATGTCAGATCATGAACTTGCTGGACTGTACAGAAGTGATTCCATAAAGGCTCTGGTTGCTCCAACTAGAGGTGAAGGATATGGTTTACCACTTTTAGAAGCCGCCGCCACTGGATTACCTGTACTAGCAACTAACTGGTCTGGTCATAAAGATTTTTTAAATGCTGGTAAATGGATAAAATTTGATTATAAGTTGTCTGATGTACCAAAAGAAAAAATAGATTCTGCAATTTTTATTGAGGGTTCTAAGTGGGCAGAAGTTGATGAGGCGGATTTTAAAAACAAAATTAGAAAATTTAGAAAAAAGCCGCACCAACCAATGCAGTGGGCCGAAGATCTATCAAGAACACTTCAGAATACACATTCATTTGAAGCAATTGCCAGACTTTGGTCGGCAACTATGAGTGACTATATAAGATGACGTATTGGTTATTATGCGCATTTTTAGCAATTATAGGTACACTTTTGTGTATTTCTATTTATTTTAACTACAAGCACGGTATTCTTATTATAAGGACGGTTGATGAAATTGAAGTTGCGTTAGATGTTTTAGATCAAAAATATGAGTCAGTTTCTAAAATTTTGGAAATCCCTCTCTTTTTTGATTCACCTCAAATAAAACAACTTCATAATGATATTGGCGCCTGCCGTGACTCAATCCTTCAAGTTGCATCATCACTTGGGAATGTTGATATAAAAAAATAACAAGAGTCATTGATGATTGTAAAGAAAAAAGTAGTTAAACGCAGAAAAATTAAGAGAAAGCCAGGAAAAAGTAAATTATACTTTACGGCTGATACTCAAGCCTCGATAGAGAAATTTCAGGTCGAAGAGAGTGAAGCAGAGAAAGATAGAATTTATACAAATGAGATAATGCCGGCTTTTGTTAAGTTGGTTGAAAATCTTATATTGATTTATGGTTTTGCTAAAGGCCGACATGATTTTGGCAGCCTAAAGAATGATTGTATAACATTTTTGTATGAAACTCTTCATAAGTTTGATGCATCAAAAGGAACAAAGGCTTTTTCGTATTTTAATGTTGTTGGTAAAAATTGGTTAATATTAAACACTAGAAAAAGAAAAAAAGTTCAAGATAATTCATACCCAATTCATGATCTTGAATCGTTTAGTGCGGCAGATCGTCATATGATATCGAATCATATGTTAGCAGCAGCTCCAGATGATATAATGATATCAGCTGAACAACGAGATGAAATTCAGGAAATATTAAAAATTCTCCGCACAAAAGTGGTAAACACAAACGATGTTGCCTGTGTTGAAGCTGTCACTGTTGTTTTTAATAAAATTGACGAACTTGACTTATTAAATAAACGAGCCGTATATGTTTATATTAGGGAAATATCTGGTTTAAATTCAAAACAGTTATCAACATCAATGTCGACAGTGCGTCGCTTATATAAACAAATTAAGGGCGAGGAATTATTTTGACAATCACTGCTTTAACAAAAAAACAAAAAAAACAACAAAAGAAGATAGATGCGTTTTCTGAGCTGCTTGAAGACTTAGCTAGCTCTACAGATAAAAAGAAGATGCTTTGGAAGGAGATCTATGAAAATGCTCTTTTCGATCGTTCAAGCGCAGAAATATTATTTAATGAAGCATATACTACAATGCAAACAACTACAACAGATCATATTACTGTTGGACCAATGTTGACAAAGTATTTAGAGCGAATGAATAAGTCAAATGATCAGCTTTTAAAGCTTGCCGAATTGATATCAAAATCAGAAGAAAATTCAGGAAAAATTAATTCCGACGATATTTTCTCACAGATTTCGGAGTAAATATGGCAGAGATTACACAGGGCCCTCAAAATCCTATTGGGGCAGGTAGTTCTATATATAAAGCTGTTGTCTTGGATGTTATTAATGATTTATCACAAATTAATAAACACGCTGCCACAATGCAGATCAGATATAAGGTAAAGAATTCTACTCGAATTTTAGAGGCTCCACTTAATTCATGTATTATTAAATTTTATGGTACTTCTGGGCCTATAGGTGAAAATGGTATAGTTGCTTATCCATTCTTTCCACCCCATTTAGCCTTACCAGTTAAACCAGGGGAAGTTGTTTGGGTTATTTCACCACCCTTAAATTCTCCAAGCCCAGAGGATTGTTTTTGGGTTTGTAGGATTACTGCCAACAATAAAAGCGACGATATTAATTTTACACATTTATTTCGTCAATCAAAAACACCACCACCAAGCGAATTAATTCCTACAAGCGAAAAACTAGTATCAGCCCAGGCAGGTCAATTTATTACAAACATCGTTGAAGGTTTTCAGAATAGTCTGGGTGGTGAACCAATTTTAAAAACCGGCCCCAATCCTGAAATAAATCCATTTGATACGATTGTGACACAATCTATTGCTAGAAAAACGTTTGTTGGCGAACCGGCACCTTATTTTTCAAAACGACCTAGTGATTTAATAATTCAAGGCAGCAATAATTCGTTAATTTGTCTTGGCCAAGATAGAGCTTATGATTTTGATTTTGATGGTGCATACTTAAGTGGGCTAACGGGTAGTCTATCAACAACAAAACCAGCACTAGGGACAGGAACAATTGATATTGTTACCGGTCGTTCTAGGTATATGCCTTTAAGTTCTACAACGGCAAAAACCAATGGTACAGAATCAGAACGAACTGGTATTAAGACAAAAGTAAATACAAGAGAATATAACGAAATTGACAAAAGAAGCTTCAACCCCCCATCCGGTGAGCTAGACTTCACGGTAGATGCTTCTAGAATTTATGTTTCAATGAAAACAAATGGTGATAAGTGTTTTGGTTTGACATCTGAGCTTGGCAGAATGCCTGTAGGGTTTGTTAGTGGTTCAATAGTCCCCGTTGATGATGCGGCATATATTACATTAAAGTCAGATGAACTTCGTTTAATTGCTAGAAAACAAAATGAAAATGAATATTTTCCAGAATCAACCAATCCTGAGATAAATGGCAGTATTAAAATTATAAAAGAAGGTGTCGTTAATGAAGATTTCGCAGCCGTGATGTTATTACCTGATGGCACAATTCAAATTAATGGTTCGAAGATTTTCTTAGGAAGAACTATTGCTGATGGTGGCATCGGCGGCGGCCCTGGTGAAGATGAATCACAACCATATGTCAAGTATCAAGATTTAGAAAATCTTTGGAATGCAACAATGGACGCGCTTGACAGTTTTTGCCAGACTCTCTCAACTCATACAACACCAGGTTATGGCGCGCCATCACCACAGATTATTGAAGCAGCCGCCACCCTAAAAGCTGAAATTGCCTCTGCGCTAAAGCCAGATATTGTAAATATACAGTCGACAAGAATTTTTGGAGAGTGAGATATGCCTCTTGGTTCTGCCGTGACAGGCTTATTAAATGGTGTACAGTCGGCTTATGAGAACGCGGTTGATAATGGCTCTGAGAATAACAACACCAACGAAACACTTCGGTCACTGGCAAGCGATTTTGGTGATGCCATTGATATATACTATTCCTCTGCAGACGTTTTTACTGACGTAACGATAGATTCAGGTCAGAGTGATTCTGTTGGTGGAAGTACAGTATCGGAAGGTCAAGGCTTAGGAACTGGTTTTTTGGAAAGTTTAGATATAGATATTTTAAAGAGTGATTTATATCAAGCTTTCAAAACAGCCGCCGACACGGGAGCAACTACAGATCCCATTCCTCACCTGGCCCAAGATATTGGGAACGCAATTCATGCGTATATGATATCCCCTACAGTTGTAACGTCTGTTAACACTCCTGGTGGGCAGACATCAAACGCAGCCGCTGCAACGGCAAATCCAGTCGGTGCTGTAGCATCTCCTGGAACAGGCATCGGCGAGGGAAAAGTCAGCTTTGAATCAGGTGATGTTAGTACATTAAAGTCAGATGTTGAAACTGCGTATAATACTGCAAAGTCAAATGGTGAAACTGGATCATCATTAGAGACACTGGCTTTTGATATCCACACCGCCGTTCATCTCTTCGCATTAAGTGCTATTATCAATACAGGTGTAGATATTTTTCCAGGACAGGTGGTTGCAGGTTACATGGTGCTCGCCGGTGTAGCTCCTGTCCCATTACCTGCAGTTACACTCATGGGTGCCGGCACAGGAGAAGGTACAATTAGTTAGCGACGAAAAACTTAATTGGCATATTTAAGATATGGAGAAATAATGGCTGGTGCAACAACATATGATTTTGGTTCTGTAGGTGATAGATTACCTACACTTCGAAGCCATGAACAGACTTTTGATGATCCAGTTAAGATAAATTTTAATCCGGCAACTCCGCTTAAATTATCAACCAACAAGTCAGATTTATTTGTTATGAACACAGATCTCGGTGATGCTATAGCTGATAATTTAAAAAACTTATTATTGACCAATCGCGGTGAGAGGATCATGGAACCAGATTTTGGTGCAAATTTAAAATCTATCTTGACTGAATTTGGGACTTCTGGCTTTGAGGGTGAGGTCATGGCAAGAATAAAAACATCGGTGGCGAAATATTTGCCATATGTTATATTACAACAAATGAAATTAGAGAAGCTACCAGCACCAATATCATCAGGTCTTGTTATTATACGCATAGAAATAATGTACTCTGTTGCTAAAGCAAATTTATCAAATCAGCAAATGACAATTACACTGAATACAGTCGCATAAATTGGATATTCTATAAATGGCAAAAAACACAAAAAATATAAAGAAAGAAACCGAAAAGAATTATCTTGCAAAAGATTATAACTCTTTTAAACAGGAATTGGCTTCATATGCCAAGACATACTTTTCTGATAAAAATTCTGATTTTTCTGAGGCTAGCCTTGGTGGGATGTTTGTAGATCTTGCAGCATATATCGGCGATAGCATGTCGTTCTTTTTAGATCATCAATTTAACGAATTAAATCCGCTTACGGCGATAGAATCAGTCAATGTTCTTGCACACGCTAAAAACGCAGGTGTAAAAATAACTGGTGCATCGCCTGCAAGTGCTGACGTCGATATTTTTATTGAAGTTCCAGCAATTAAAACTAGAGGTCGTTATAGACCATCACGCCTATCGCTTCCAATTATTCTAGAAGGAACGACATGTAAATCAACATCTGGTATAACGTTTACAACAACAGAAGATATAGATTTTTCTGAAGTAGATTTTAATGGCGAATATACATGCCAAGCTACAGTTTCACAAATTAATTCTTCTGGTAATCCAGCGTACTTTATTTTAACAAAACCTGTTGGGGTGACATCTGGAAAATTAAATATAGAATCAATTCCAGTCGGATCCGCGTCCGGTTTTAAGAAAATAACACTAGCAAATACAAATGTATCAGAAATTATATCAATTGTTGATCTTGATGGAAACGTATATTATGAAGTAGATTACTTAACTCAGAACACTGTTTTTAAAAAGACTAAAAATATAAGTTCTGATCAATTTGAGGTTCCTGCTGTATTAGAAGTTATTAATGCTAGCAGAAGATTTATTTCACAAACAGATTATAATACAATGTTAACTACGTTGACTTTTGGATCTGGTGATCCAGATTTAAGTGACAATGATATAATTCCAGACCCATCAGAATTGGCTTTACCACTATATGGTAGATCGACATTCCAGCGCTTCTCGATTGATCCAAAGAATTTATTGCGCTCAAAGACTTTGGGCACTTCGCCAGTAAATACAACTTTAATAATTACATATAGATCCGGTGGTGGCCTATCTCACAATGTCTCAGCCGAATCAATTAAATTTATTGATAATCTTAGAATTGAATTTCCAAAAAATGCTTCATCAATTATTTCGTCAGGTGTTGTTAATTCAATCGATGTAAAAAATAAATCCGCCGCAGCCGGCGGCATGCGAAGACCAAATTTGGCAGAATTAAGGTCACAAATATTTTCGTCCCGCAATGAACAATCTAGAATTGTTACTAACGATGATTTGTTGGCCCGTCTATATACTCTCCCAGTTCAATTTGGCAAAGTGTTTCGAGCTTCTATCCGAAAATCTTCTAGAAACCCCCTCGCCTCGGAATTATATATGATTTGTCAAGATAGATCTGGTAATTTAACTATAGCTCCTGATACACTAAAAAGAAACATAGCAATATACTTGAATGAATTTAGATTAATATCTGATGCAATTGATGTTTTAGATACAACAGTTGTAAACTATGGTGTAGAGTACTCAATAGTTGTGACACCAGAATCGAACAAATCAATTGTTTCGTCAATGGTTGCAAAATCAATTGCTTTGTTAACAGATATTAATTCATATCAAATTGATCAACCATTAATTGAGGCAGATTTTATAAATGCCATTATCAATACACCTGGGGTTTTGTCGCTACAAGATTTTACGTTTTTTAATAGATCTGGAAAGATATCTGGTAAAAATTACAGCAGCTATAGCTATGACTTACAATCTAATAAATTTAAAGGTATGATAGTTGGTCCACCTGGATCAATATTTGAATTAAAATATTCATCATTTGACATTGTTGGGAGCGCAGAGTAATGTATCTAATTTATACTGGAAGCAAAGACACTTATATTACAAACAAGATCATTGATGGCGCCTTCTCTGCTTCTGATGCTAATGTCGGCCAAGCAGGTACTATTGATATATTTAAGCTCTATGATGAAACATCATTAAATGGTACAACTAAGTTGGCGGAGATATCTAGAGGTCTTATTAAGTTTGATTTATTACCACTACACGCTTTAACAGGCTCATCCATCGACGTTAATGCAAGTTCATTTAGCGCAAAGATTAAATTACATAATTTGCTTGCCGGAACAGCCACACCATCGAATTTTACGCTTGTCATTGCTCCACTATCTAGATCGTTTACTGAAGGTACCGGCCGTGATCTTTCTGCGTTTGCTGATTTAGATGTTGCGAATTTTTACACCTCGTCTATGAGTTCTGGTTCTCCAGTGACATGGCATTTATCGGGTGCAAATAAGGGTGGCTTGCTTGATTCCAGTAATATTGACTATATAATTTCTGGTACAATTGATGGAACCTTGCAGTCTTTATCACCAGAACAGACATTTGTTGATGGCACCGAAGACTTATTTATTGATGTCACAACTATAGTTTCTGCTACCTTGGCTGGAAACATTCCAGATCACGGTTTTAGACTGGCGTTCACCGGTAGTGAGGAAAATGATGCAAAATCTAGGTTTGTAAAACGCTTTGCAAGCCTACAGTCGTCTAACCCTTTAAAATACCCTACGCTTCATATTACATATGATGATTCAATATCTGATGCTACAAATAATTTTGTTTTTGATTCATCCGGATCAATGTATTTAAACAACTTTGTTCGTGGTACAAGAACAAATTTTGTGTCAGGAACAGCCGCATCAGATATTACTGGTGCTAATTGCATGCTATTACGCCTTGAAAAAAATGATTTTGAGAAAACTTATGCAGTCTCCCAAGTATCCGAAGGTACAGATAGTACATTAGTATCTGGTCTATATTCGGCATCTTTTGCATTATCGTTGGCCAATCAAACTAAAATAAATAATTCGAATGAAACAGTATTAAATTTTGTAAATGCTAGTGGTTCTATTACGTTTGACGCAATATGGTGCTCAAATGATGAAACTGTCGGGTTTCATACTGGTTCACTTGAAATAACCAGATCAAAATCAACCATGTCAAATTCAGCTCCTGCAGACTTTATAATAAAATCAGTATCAATGCCTTCAACAATTAATATTGATGAAGAATTAAGAGTACTCTTTTTTGTTGTTGATAAAAATATTAAACGGAAAGCCAGTAAGATACCACATAGATTAGCTAGCGTACCACTACAGCAAGTTTATTACCAAATTCGTGATATTGGCTCTAATCAAATTGTTGTTCCATTTGAAACAATAAATTCTGGTACAAAATTATCGAATGATACTTCAGGTCTATATTTCGACCTCCGTGCCAACACCCTTCAAGCCGGCTATAGCTATACTATTGACCTGCTTGTAAAAGATTTTGATAGACAAAGAATAATCACCGGTGTTTGCCAGAGCTTTAAGGTAATTAAATAATGGCTCGAAAAGGTGTAACAATAACAAATTCAGGCTTATTTAGTACCTCAACTGTATCTGATTTTTCCGCACCGGGTGGGCGCACAAGTTTTGATGGCTTGGCTTCATTATCTGGTTCTATAACAACCGGAAGTTCAGTGTTTGAAGATTTTTCTTCCGCGCTTAAATCAACACAACAAATTCCGATAGATTGGTCAAAATTTGAAAAACATACGTTTTTTGATTCTGCTGAGAGTAAAATAAATGTTGCGTTCGATACAATTATTAACTTTTATCCATTCGACAGTCCAGAGTCAGAACGAGCAGAATATATTCAAGGCCTAACCGGATTCGAAAAATATATATATGATACACTCTGGCCAAAGCATAAAGGGTATTTACATTTTTCTGGAACACAAAAGGGTGAAGATCCATCAGCCGGCCATGCCCCGAATTTAGGTAGTCATATAAGTATTGTTGATCAAGCCGGTAATTTATATCCAACCATTAGCAAGAGATCTGATGCTGCTCCAATTATTGATTTTTCTTCTTCCCCATTTACATGCGCGTTTCATTTAAATTTACCGCCACAGGCAAATGATAATGCCACAATTATACAGAAATTAACACAAAGCCATGGCTTTTCACTTTTTATAAGTGAATCAGCCAGTTTAACAGAAGCCTCTGTTGTATTTGCAATTTCGTCTGGTTCGACCGCGATTAGCGCTAGCGTCGCGTTTGAAAAATCAAGTACTGATTTTCATCACTGTGCCGCAGTGCTGACCCGCCGTATAAACGAAAATCCTGGGTTATTAATTTATAAAGACGGCCGACTTCTTGCTACATCTTCACAAACTGCCAATATTGGACAATTAAACTTTAAGACAGCAAATATTCTAATTGGCTCAGGCTCTAGTCATAATTTGGGTACGTATTCAACAACATTTGATGCCATAACAACATTTTCTGGTTCATTAGATGATTTAAGACTTTATAAGACTGAGAAAAATATTACTCAAATAAAAAATATAGCTTCAGGAACATATGGTCACGTTCCTGATTTATTGGCATATTATAAATTTAATGAAGCCACCGGTTCGTATGACAACAATGAGATAGTTTTAGATCACTCTGGTAATTCACTACATGGTTCAATTACTAATTATACTTCAAGCTTAAGGGTTAAGGGCGATCTTGTTGATCCAATGCCTAATGAAGATATTGATAATAATCCCGTTCTATTCCCTTCGTTTCCTAAACTAGTCGCATTAAATAGAAATTTGTTATTAACTGCGTCAAATTATGACGCAAATAACCCTAATCTTATTACAAAAATGATTCCTCGACATTATCTTGAAGAGGAAGCATATACGATGGGTTATCCAAATGCCCGAGCCGGCTTAGGTGAAGAGTACTCCTATACATCTGATTTTCCTGGCGGTGGTGATCCAGGATCACCGCAATTGATTGCTTCATTATTGTTTATGTGGGCTAAATTTTTCGATGAAATAAAATTATTCATTGATCACTTTGGATCGTTATTAAAAATAGATTATGATGACCCCGGAACAGTTGCTGATGTAATGTTACCATTTTTTGCAAAGTATTATGGCATCGCTCTACCAAATATGTTTTCAGATGCAACTGCAGAGCAGTATCTTAAAGGTCAAAATGTTCTGTTAGATGCTCAAAAGTCAGATATGAGTCTTGCTAAAATTCAAGCTACAATCTGGCGTCGTATTTTAATAAATATTCAGGATTCAATTAGATCTAAGGGAACAATTCACGGTATAAAGTCAGTCATGCGCGCCACTGGAATTAATCCAGATACAATGTTTAGATTTAGAGAATCTGGTGGCCCTCGTGAATTAAGCATTACGGATTCTAGAATATTTAGAAATGAAACGAGTTCTATGCTTCATTTTGCTTCTTCGAGTATACTAGTTAGTAAGTTTTTAAGTGGAAGTAGAGTCGAACCAGGTCTACCAATAATATCCACCGAAGGAACAATGGTTGAAAAAACTGTTACTTCACCTCATGGTATATCAAATTGGAAATGGGATGGTTTATTCACTAGTGGTTCTTGGACAACTGAATTTATAACCAAACAAAATCCACCAAAATTAATCACATCTGCATCAATAAGTAGAATGTGTTCAACAGGTTCGCTTGGTCTAACAATGCTATCAAATTGCATTGCTGTCGGAGCAAGTAAAAAAACAACCTCAACTGGTTCATTAACATTATTTCATAATCCAGTTGGTATATCTGGTATATCTCCACTTGAGCTTCATTTAACTGGTACAGATATATTTGATGGAGGTATCTGGCACATTTCTTATGGAAGAGAAGTCCAGCAAGATATGACGGCCAGCTATTTCCTCCGCGCCGGTAGACAATCCAACGGTACATTGACAGAATATAAGTCAGTGTCAACAACGGCTAGCTTTGGTGTTGAGGATCTCTATTCAAGCGGATCCACTCAGGCAAATGTATCTGGTTCATTTATGCAATTTGGTACATCACAATTTGACACATTCTCTGCTGGCTTAAACAATGCCGCAGTTACGTCTCATGCAAAGGTAAGCACATGTACAGGTTCGGTCGGTAGAATTCGGTTTTGGTCAAAGGCACTAACTCCCGCTGAGACAAAGGAACATATAAGGAATTTTAAATCCGTCGGTGTCGAAGATCCTCTTTTAAACTTTAATTTTGTTGTAAATAGTTCTGGTTCATTTGAACGTATGCGCTTTGATGCTCAATGTGATCAAATAACAACGTCCTCTGATACTCTTGGAAATGTTGATATTTTCGACTATTCACAAAACAATTTCCATATGTCAGGAACCTTGTTTCCAGCTGCAAAAGAAATAATAAAGCCTCAAGATTTTAGATTTTCTTCATTAAATACAAAATTTGATGAGCGCTCAACAACAAACAAGATTAGAATAGCCGGTTTCTTGGCTGATGAAAACATTGAAATGTTCAATACTTTGAAGTCTCCAGTAAGAACAATTCCACTTGGTACACCAGTCGAAGATGATACAAGATTTTCTATAGAAATATCGTCTTGTAAGGCTTTAAATGACGATATTATTTTGCTGCTTGGAACTCTTGATTTCTTTAATGATGCCTTGGGATCACCAGAATTAATGTTTGCACAAGATTACCCTAATATCATTGCTTTAAGACAAGTTTATTTTAATAGATTAACAGGTAAGATTAATTACAAAAATTTAGTATCATTCTATAAATGGGTCGACGATACAATTGGTTTTTTAATAAATAGAATGATACCAAGTAATACGAGTTTTCATGGTATGAATTTTGTAATTGAATCTCATATGCTTGAAAGAAGTAAGCTTAGATATTTACAGGAAGATATTTATTTAGGTGAGAATGATCGTAGAGGCCTACAAACAGATCTTAATCTGCAACAAGTAGTAGGTCAATTAAAGAGGTTTTAGTGACAACAATTACTCCGCCTTTCACTGGCTCATATGCTATAAACCTTCAAGGTATAAATGTTTCGAGTTTTGATTTATTCGGAATGTCGATTTCACCTAAACTTGGAAGAAATGGTATAAAGACATTTTTATCATCAAGTACAACAATTCTTGATGTGTCGCAAAATGCTAGAACGTTTTTTGATGATTCAATTCGTCTTCCAAAGCAAATTAGTTCTATTACTGCCTTATCATCTAGTAACGTTGAGGTAATATCTGACGATACATTTAAGGTTCAACAATTTCCAAATTATATGCTTTCTAGACAAACATTTGGGCTAGAAAGAAACGATCAAGGTGGTCCTTTTACTGAACTTGATTCGTACAGCGCAGTAAGTTATATCAAAGAGCAAACTGATTATTTGGCACCTGTAATAATTGATTCGCCATCAACAATAGATATATCAGAATTTTCTGGTGTAATAGAACCATTTGCTCTCCGAAAAGTGATAGATAACGCTTCAACGTTTTTAGGAACCTTTGATGATCCTGAACCCACAGGTGTACGAGGTTCTTTGGATTCTGGTATTAGCCAAACAGATAGAAAAACAAAAACAGTAAAGTCAGATAATTTTTATGATATAAGACAAAGTACTAGCAATTATTTTGAAGAAGTTGGCCTCCGCCCAGAAGATGAATTATTTGCTGGTGATTCTTTTACACTTGAGGTACCACTAGAATCTGTTGATATTGTCACCGTAGTACCATTTATTGATACGACATCAATTAATGAATCATATAACAATATAACGAGTGTTGAAATTAAGAATATTTTAATAAGTAGTTCGCTACGTTCTGATTTACCAAATGGCTTTCCGGGGTTAAATTTTAAAAGTGCACCGACAGGCTTTGAGTATGATAATTCTAGAGGCGTCGATTCAATTACATACGGCGGACAATTAAAGTGAAAAAAAATAGTAGAATATCAAGATATTATGACCTAACAAAAGATTTTGGTGAGTATAAATCGTCTAATTCATTAATTGGTTGGTGGACATTTAATAATAAGGACTCACCTTCAGCACAACAAATACCTTCAAAAGGAACTACGAGTCTTCCAGGAAAATTTATTGATGGCTGGGATGATCAGGTTGTTTTAGGCCCTTCTTCATTTGAATCTCCAACTTTTTTAAAGGGTTTGCAACATTTAAATAAAGCTTCAGCTACTATTAGCAATGGTATTAAAGGTTTTCAGGTTGATGGTTTTGCAGATCAATCAAGTTATCCGACTAAAACATTTACACTATCAATCACATTTAGAATACTTCAAGATTATCCTCAACCAATCGGCGCTGGCGCCGGCGATAAAAAAATTAATATTGCAACTATTTGTGATACCAATCCCGATACCCAAGACGGCCGTTTAGGCTTGTATTTTGATAGTGATGGAGCCCCAGGCGGTCTTCCAAGCTTTTCTACTGCCCTTGCAATAGATGATGGTACAGTGAAAATATGGCAGTCCTATTTCGATCCCACACACCCAAGATTTTCATCAATAAAACATTTAAGGGAATGGATTAGGATTGATTTTGTTGTTAACGACATCATCCGCGCAGAGTCGAAAGGCTGGTTGGGAAGTCAATATGCCGAAATATATATTAATGGTTTACCACCAGAGACAAAACAGTCCATCAACACCGCCGCGGTCAGCAGCTTCGACATAACCAAGCTTTTAATTGGGGGGGTGGAGGACAACTTTGCCCCGCTGGCAGGTAAACCAGGTATTCAATTGGGTGAGGTTGCCATCTTCTCCGCGGCCCTCACATCAAACGAAATTAGTTATCTTTATGATAAAACACAGTCATCTGAAAATTCTGGAAAATTAACAAATTCTCCAAGATCACAATTGACCTGTGGCGAATGTGAACATGATAGTTATCCAACAATTAATCGATCCACTGACTGGAGAAGAACAGGCAGAAGAATACCTGTGTTTTCTGAAGATGAAGGGTTTACGGTACCTACCCAAACCGGCGTAATTAATTATCCCACACTATTATTGTCCGGCACAGAAGCCGATGCAGCAATTGGTACAATTTTAACAAATAATAATTCGTTACCAACAATAGAAACTGTTATTGATACACCTTCTGGTTCAATTGGTAGATCAAATATTGTTAAATCATATAAAAAATGTAGTTCTACAACAGATTCATCAGATATATACAGACCATTCAACGACCTGATCGCCCCAACTAATATTGCGACTCAAAATAGTCATATGGCACACAGTTATCCAGGGTTTACAAATACTCTTGGTGATAGAGTTATAATAGATATTGACATAACTCCCACAAGTGCAAAAGTTTTGCGTGTTGTGACTGGATCTGACGGTGAGACATTTGATGGCCCCAATACTTTATCAAGTATAGAAAATACTGGTTTGGCATATTTTAATTTTGTTAATGGTAATTTTGAATCAATAGGTGGTATAAATTCAGAAACAGGCGTGCGTAGTAACTGGAATTTACCAGGCGCTCGTTCCGGTTCCGCCTGTATCGGGAATAAAGCTGCATACGATGCCGGCCCCCTATATCAAAAATTTAATTCATTAACTGATGAGGATTGGTTAAAAATCCCACGAATATTTCAGCCCTATTCATCAATTATTTCTCATCGTGGTACGTTTAATCATCCTCATACGACCGACTTTAATAGTTTTCAATTTTTTAAAGGAAAGTCGTCAGCAGTATTAGATATTGACACCTCCGCCCCACTCTCCGCTCCAACAGCCACCCAGCCTCTTTTTCCAGATCCAGATAGTTGGTTTGAGTCTACAGTCGGGTACCCCAACTCTCCAGGCTACGGCGGTTATAATCGCGTTAACAATGAATGGTCTCCATATAATTCTGACGTTTCCGGCCGTGGTTGGTGGTTCTTTAAATTCAAAAACGATCCAAAAAAATATCCAGACCCGCAGATGAAAACTCCATCGCTAATTTGGAATCGCTCAACAGCCCCTGTAGATTTAGGATTAAAATTTCTATCAACACTTTCAACATTAGGTAAACCAATAGTATACACAAATTGGTGTAATAACAGTTTGTTTCATGCTTCTTCTTCCCAAACGTTGAAAATGAGTGATTATATTAATTCTCCATTACTTTTAGAATCATTTGAGGTTAATGTTGATGTAGAGGCCAAACGTTTACAGCGCCCTTTTCTTAAGGAGATAGGCTCTGGTAAATTTGCAATGGCAAGTAATACAAATAACCACATTGATTGTTTAACATTTTTCTTATTGCGTCAAGAAAATCCACATGTCAATTCTTTTACACCTTTAATAAGAAGTCAGGGTTCAAAACGTGAATTAGTATCTTATTCAAATCATATTTTTGCTTCTACATATGTTGGATATGATTGGCTTGATAGATCTCGCATTGCAGTAGATTGGAATACCGGTGACCAAACAACAGTGCCTTATTGTGGTTCTCGAACTTCAAGGGTTTTTGCTGTTCGAGAGGATGAGGTTCTTGATACAGTTGCTGCAAGCGATTCGTTTTCATATTATAAAAAATCGGACGGCACATCCCAAACCTCCCATGGCCCAAACGGCATATTTTTCTCAAAATTCAATGATTATACTATTTTAGGGCATCCAGATCCAGATATCCCCTTGGACACCCGGGATATTAAAGCCTCGAAGCAACCTTTTGAGCAATATGTTACTGCGTCTAAAACAATTTCAACTATAGCCCCAGTACGAATAACTGAAGCATATGCACAAAAAATAACACCTGTATTACCTTCAATGCAAAGTACAGTGCCTCAAAGGGTTGGGGTTTCTAATGTTCAAGGACCATTCTTTAATTTTCATACCATGGGCAGCACCATCGATTATTTTTTTAGAAAGACATCAACTCCAATTCAACCACGTTTATTTTTGGACTGTATGGGCACTTACTGGCCTGGAGGAACAACTACTAAAAATAGAAAGAGGTTTGATAGTGATTTACTTTCTATTTATGCTTACACTAGCCCCGCCTATCAATGGCCATTTGAAAAGATCGAAGATAGATTTTCTCATCCATATTCTAGAATTCTTACGTATAAAACCGGGTCTGTTAATACTTTGACATTTGAACCAGCAGCTGACATTATTTCAAAAATGTATACACCTCCAACCCGTAATATAGTTGGACCTGCAGGTTCTGCTAGAAAATATCTAAAAGATCGTGGAGGGGTCTTACCTGCAACACCAACAAGAACAGTAGCTCCATCGCAGTACTTGGCATATGATCCTACATATGCCCAGTCAGCTTATCCACCGTCTAATGTTATGGCTGGCAATCAAACACACAATCCAGCTCCAGGCTATATGTATTTTGATATGACTGGTTCTGTTAAAGAATCTGGCTACGTCTTATTACCACAAGATGAATTAATTCTTGGAGTACAATGGTCTCCTGCAGACGCAGTACATAGATCATTTAAGGCAATCTCACATAATGCAAAGAATCTAACCTTTAAAAATCAATTGGCCGTCGGCCTCGGCGAGGTGCCTTATTTCAATAATGCAACCGCATTTGAAACAGCATGTTCGTCGTCAATTTCTGCTCCAGAAGTAGGTGCTCATACATATCGAAATGCTGGATATTGTAATACAAATGATTTAACAATGTATGCTTCTGCATCATGTACAATCCTTCAAAAACCTGCCACGTTGAGACTTTATGGGACGCTTATTAAAAATAATAAGCAGAAACAACATGTCCTACCTCAGCAATTAGTTACAAATTGCATACATGAAGCCATTGGAGATGAGCCTATTTTAGATGTATATGAGATATCTTCCACCCATCTTCTATCAACATCCCCAGCAGCAAAATATGTTAGTGGTTCACTTTCTTCTGAATCTATATACTTTGATGTATCAACCAGCAAGACACTTAATCATAGATATGACTTAGGCCGCGGCGAACGTAGATCTTATGCTAATTCAAACTTATTTGATGTAGGTTCGGTTAAGAGAGTGTCAAAGGCTTTTGATATGTCTGAATATTATTATGACTCTTTGGCGCCAAGTATAGAAGAGATGTTTAATATAGATGAAGTTCCACAAGTCTCATGTAGTGGTTCACTAAGTATGTTCCCCGGGGGTGATATATTGCGCTCTCCCGATCCAGCCATCCTTAAGAAATATGACGCCACCAATGGAACATTTGTACCTATCTCTAGAGATTTTTATCCCATCGCTGTAGATTCACACAACCGGAGTGAATATATTATAAGTGGCATCAATAATGCACCAGCACCTACAAATAAAGTTTTTGGTAGATCATTTCCTTTTGAACCTCGTTATTCAAGTGTTAAACGCATGTTTTATCAAAATCCCCAAGCTGGATATTTTTTCGGATGGCAAGAAGGCAGCACAAAATCCACAGAAAAACCATTTTATCCGACCATGTATTCTGGTTCACTTAATTGGCTCGGTCTCACCGGCGCATCGCATCTATCACAAGTTGGTTTTACTTCCGCCTCTCTCCACATGGACCCCGGGATCATCCCAAATAACGGTTATACCTACCTCGACGGTCAATATGGAAGCACCGTGAGCCCAGCAGAAACAAAAGAATGGGATAAATATAAGGGGCTTTTATTGCCACCTTCGATAGAAAAAATAAATAGATCTAGGGATATGGGTCCATCAACAGCTGTTGTATCACCAAACTTACCTGGGAGCCTCTTTAGAAAAGATTTCTTCCAAGGTGACTATACCGATCCAGGCGGCCCGGATTCTGTTGGGCATATTGTAACAAATTTTGAATTAACTTCGAGTAATAAAACAAATTTACAGGCATTTTTTGGTGTTGGTGACAATCGCTATGGCTTACTAAACCATTATTATTATTATCTTGAATTTATCCCAGTCGGCAAAAACCACCCACTCGAAGTCTTCAATTTTATTCGACATGCTTCGTTATTAACTCATAAACCTCGAGGGTATCGTTATGGTTTAATATCATCTTCACCAAAAAAACTAGATGCTACATATCGACGAAATAATTATGGTCAGTTTCGCGACCTTCTTGAACAAAGAAAATATTCTGCATTATTTATCAATGATCCAATTGACGTTGTAATAGGTCGTAATAATAATAATTTACAACATCGAAGTAATTTAGTTACTACGCCAGCAGTGACTTGTACTTTTCGAGAACCAATTTTTAAAAATCCAATTATAACAGGTCAGGCTGCTCAAGTATCTCCGGTACAAACAAATTCGTCAAATTTAAGTAATGCGGCAACGTCGTCACTTCCTTTCTACGACGGCGAATTAAAAAATAGAGATACCGCCCCAGCCTCAGATACAGAAACTATTGTTTTGTAGGTTTTTATAATGGCAACTGCATCAAAAGGCGAGTTAAGAAAAACCGATATATTAAAGCTTGAAGATTCAAGTGGTAATATAACAAGAGTTATTTCTCCAAACAATTTACAAGTTGGTTTGGATGATCCGGATTTTTTGTCATCATTGACAGTGAAGGGTCCAGTCGTCGCACAACTTGGTATTACTGGTTCAATTACACAGGTTACCGATGGTGTTGATTTTCTACAGCCTGGTACAAATATATCAATTACAAAAAATTCTGACGGTTCATTAACAATTGGGGCTACAGGTTTTCCAGCCACCGCAGCATTGAGCCTTGGCGATGGTCTTGCATATAATGCTGGTACAACGTTTGATGGTTCTACTGCTAGAACACTTTCTCCAAAGTTTGTAAACATGGGAGGCTTAGCATCACCGAGTTCAGCTGGATTAAGAATTGATTTTAACAACTTAGCTACTCGTGCTATAGAAACTGAAGATATACTCTTGTTTGGAGAGACAGACAATGCTGTTTCTTATTTTCCAAAAAAATGTACAGTCGCCGATTTATTAGCTCTAGGTACAGCAGCAACTCTTACAAATGCAATAACTCTTGGAAATGGAATAGAAGATTCTGCCGGAGCCGCTTCAAGTTATAATAATACTGCTGCTATAACATTAGCTATAACTGCAGAATCTTCTAAGGGAATAGGGATAACTTCCAGTGGAGTAAAAATAGATCCATCAACTCTTTCTTCTGCTACAGTAGCTACAGGAGACAAAGTTTTAATTGGTGACATAAATGATAGTGATAATATAAAATATGTTACTGCACAGTCGATCGCAAATTTAGCAACTGTTGGAACATTAACAAATGCCCTCACCATTGGAGATGGTTTACAATTAAACTCAGGCACTACCTTTGATGGAACATCAGCAAGAACCTTAACTGTTCAAGCTGCAGACTCAACAATTTCTGCGGCTGCTGGTGGAATAAGCGTTTTAAAAGTGCCATCAATACTTTCCCACGGCCAAGGAATCGTAACATTTTCGTATGACGGCTCGTCATCAACACAAATTCAGGTCGATTTAAGCTCAGCTGGTGGATTAAACTTTAACGGTTCTGATGAAATTAAACTCGATATTAACAATTTGCCTGCCGGCACAATTCCTGCAGGATCAGACGAAATTTCTGTGGCATTTGGTCCAAATGATACCAGAAAGATAGATATATCAACCTTAGGTTCAGTAATAACAGCTGGTATAAATTCAAGCACGGTTTGGATCGATGGCCGCAACAAAGCATATACAACCTCTTCAATAGCAGTATCAAATACTGGTGGATATGCTACATCATATGGTTTAGACAATTATTTTTATATATCAGGTTCAATAGGTAACATCACAAATTCAGCAAAGATTTCAGTTTTCGGTGGTGATACAGTAATAAGCGGTAGTGCTACTGCTCTTATGGGTTTATCTGGTTCATTAACTAGATTGCATGATGGCTCTTCATATATAGTCGCTGGTGACGGAATAACCGTTGCTTCATCATCAAATGGTCAAATTACTATTACTGGAAACGTTGGTGATATAACTGGCGTCACTGCAGGAACTGGTCTTTCCGGTGGTGGCACATCTGGTGATTTAACTATTACAATAGATGATTCTGTTACTGCCACTCTTACAGGCTCTCAGTTTTCTGGAAACGTTGGGGTGACTGGTTCTATAGGATCAACCTCTACAGTAACTTCACCGGCGCTATCTGGTTCCTTAACACGTCTTCAGGATGGTTCATCCTATCTTCGTGAAGGTGCAAATGTTACAATATCTTCATCCTCTGCTGGTTATATTACTGTAGCGTCTACAAATACTAACACAACATACACTGCTGGTACCGGACTCGATTTGACAGCTACAGAATTTAGTGTAGACGACTCTATTGTAGCCACCCTCACCGGGTCTCAGTTTTCTGGAAATATTGGAGTTACCGGCTCAATAGAAGCGACTAGCTTCTTTAGTGGCAGCATGTTTAAAGCACCTGTCTTATCGGGATCGCTTACGAAGCTTCATGATGGATCTTCTTATCTTGTAGCTGGAAGTAATATTACCATTGCTACAGCTTCTTCAGGGGCAGTAACTATTGCAGGTGCTGCTTCAATGACAGCAGTGTCAGGATCAGCTTCCGTTACAGATGTTTCCACGATTAATTTTTCCAAGGCCGGTATTATTCAAGATTTAGGTTCGGGTGATATTGCTATTACAAGTTCAATAGGCGTGCCAGAAGATGGAACTTATGGCGATGGGTTATTTACTGATTTCAAAGAAGCAACACCTGTAGGAACAGCTGTGGATAGATTTAACGAAGTGCTAAAAGCACTTGCTCCATCACCTGCTCCATCGTTAGATGATCTAAATTCAAAAGAGACTGGCGCAACTACATTACTTTCATTTGGTGCAAGTAATAACCAGCAGGGTGCAATACCTCCATACTTTTCAGTAGATTCCTCCGCTGGACTAAAATCTGCGGTAGACGTAAATGGTAGTTATACAGTTGCAACAAGTAGCAACAATATTCGAATTGCTACTTTTACCGGTACTACACACATTAGTGGTGTCTTAAATGCAGATGTTTCCTCCAACAGTCAAGGCAATAATATTCAGAATTATCCATTCTATTCGTTTGGCGATGGCGATTCAGGAGTGTTAAGATTAATTGTTAATGGAAGCACAATTAAAGAGATTGATCTTACATCTAATTTAATTGGTAGTGGCACCTCCGGATTAGGAACAGGATCGTATGTAGACGCCAATGGGTCTGGATTTATTCTTCTTTCAACTGCTACCACAGGAACATTTTCCAACGGTAATCCCTTTAATTCATTCAAGCATCGAACAGGACAATACGTGGTGGCCCATCAAAGTCAAAGGGATGGATGGAATTATGCTCAAATTCAGCATGTTAGAACCGGTTCTACACAAACGACAAATTATATTGAGTGGGTAAACGACAGCAATTCAGATGCATTAACCTCAGCCGGGGAATCTATAAGTTTCGCTGGCAGCGGGAGTGCTGACCTCTCCGGAATTACTTATTATCGTAGTGGAACAGCAACATACAAGGTACGTGTTACCAATGCCTATAAATATACATACGACAATAACAACATTACGTTTAACACCACAAATAGTGCAGCAGCTAGTTCTAGTCCAACATTTTCCCTCAGTAGCCAATTTAAACCATCAATCGATACTGGCGTAGGGGAGACACAAAATAAAGTATTACACCTCACAGGATCGTCAACAGTTAATGCCACTTATTTTTTAAGCGGTGCAGTTACCGCTAGTGTAAATGTAACAAGTCCACTTAAGTCCAACTTATCCGCCGGCGGCCCTGCAGTGGTAGGCGAAATCCTGATGTACAATAGCACTGATACCAACACTGCGATTGCTGAAACATTTATGTCAGAAAGTTATAGGTTACAATCCGGTTCCTTCGATACTCAGGCTACCGTTACAAACGCAAGTTATGATTGGAATTCATCAATTCATATGACCGGATCTAATACCAATTATTTAAATGGTCTTCAATATTATAGGGATCGCTTATATTCTCCCTTGAATACTACTAATGCTGGTGACTTTTCTACATTTGTAAATGGACCTACCAATCCGGATTATTCGGGTATTTCTGGTTTACGCACCTTTTATCGAAAATTCCAAAACACATCTGGTGTTCCAGTACGAGATATATCCTACCTTATTACTGGTAATGGGACAATTGAAGATGCTGGAACAGTTGTCGGGGCAAATAATAAATTCCGTGTATTCTTTAAATTACCAAGTAATGGCACCAACAATTCAGGGTGGATGGATGTTGCATCAGCGTTTACATATAACGAAACAGGTAATAGAGAAGGGTGTTATATAGGGACGTTTACCGACACTGTAGGTACTACAAATTACGTAACATGGGGCACTGGTTCAATTGCTAACAACGAATTTATTGTGGCTAAAGTTGAGGCCGACGCATCTTGGACGGGTTATATTGACAGTATGGCAGTTTCTTTTGGTGCGGTGGGTTCAGTAATATCAGCGCCAAATGTCAATAATATCGACGTCAATACTGGCGGTACTGGAGCTGAATTAAGTTTTGGATCGTCCCTTGCACTTGCGGAGTACACTAATGTAGGAACAGCCGCCGGTAATTCAGCTGTGAATGCCAATGGTACATATAACATATCAGGAAACAGATATGGGATATATGGGCCTACAATTACTTCCCGCGTCGGTACTATCAATGAGACTACTACTAGTCCTGGTAACAGTTATCCTGTCGATGCATTCGGCGGTGGTAATGCTAATACCGGTTCACTTAAATTAGAGGTGAATGGTGCTATTATTCAAACAACCAATTTGGCAACATTTACAAACGGTAGTGATTTTAATGGCGATGGTTCAGGATTTACACTCACTGCCGCCATACCCGGCGAAGATAGTAGTGAATTACCAGACTATACTAAATTTTATCGTACCGGCATTTACACTGTGGTTTCTGCCTCACAGGTAGATGGTTGGAACTATGCCAGGGTGACCCATACTGTTACTGGAAGTGATTATGAATCTACATATGTTGAATGGGTCAATGATATCTCTAATCCTTCAATTTCATTAAATGATGTAACAATTGGAAATTTTGGTTCCGCCACTTCAAATTCTCTTTCAGGAATTAAATATTTTATATCGCCTTCTGGATCATTTAGAATGAGAACATCTAATGTATACAAGTATGTTTATAGTAGTAATTCAAACGCCATTAGTTTCCCAACGACAACAAATTCCACCATAACTTCTATTACAGGAAGTGGCCCGGGCGTAAATACAATCACAACTGCGGCAACCTATACTACCTTACCAAATTTAAATACAGGTGTCGCAACAGCTTATGATTACGATCTTTTCATTACAGGTGCTTTTAGTTTCGATCGAGCAACATCCATTCCTGGTGGAACGGCATATACGGCTACGGTGAGTGGTAGAGTGAATCATCCATTAAAAGGTAATACAACAACTTCATCAACACAAAGTAATAAAGTGCTGGCTGCAACAATATCTGACACATCTACTACTACATCTGAATCCTTTACAGGCGAAGCAAAAAGATTAATTTCGGGATCATATACCATCCAAGCAAATGTAACAAACGGTGCGAATGCATGGAATAGCACAATTTCACTAAACGGCGTGGATGCTTCTTATAATACGGGTCTTGCGATCTATAATGGAGAATTAGCATCTCCTCAAAACATTGGTTTATCTAGTGATAAAGGAGACTTTAGGAATGTGTCTGAAGGCGGTTCCCTCGAAGCACCAACGGGTAATCCGGATTATAGTTCGTTAACAAATCCCACCCGCGATTATATTCGATCATTTACACAAACTGTCGCAGGCTCAAAATCTGGGTTTGATGTTACAATCACAGGAACAGGTACAATCGTCTCAGCCGGTACAAGTTTAGCAAGTGGTAATAACTTTAATGTATTTTTCAAATTACCTCAAACATCTGCAGGATTCTCCACTGGGTGGATGGATCTTGCAACGGCATTTGCAACAGGTCAATATGGCGACAATGCCGGTTGTTTGAATGGCACCCTAACCAGCAATATTGCTGGTGGTGCAACCAATACTGCAACACTGGGTGTAAAATCAGTGGATCAGAACGAATATATTGTTGTTAAAATTGTTGCCGATAAAACATGGACCGGAAACCTCGAATCCGTGTCAGTGTCATGGTCGTGAGTGTGAATAATGGGATATGATGCCAAAACAGAAAGACTAGTATCAATAAAGAAGTTAGCTGGTAAAGCCCAAACCTCTAATGATAAAGGTTTATCAAATGAAGGGCTTCCTTCTGGGCTTACGGTCGCCGCTGCCTCTGTTTTTGGTGAATCAATTTCAACAACTCCTGCATCTACTGCCTTATATGATATTACTGGTAAAGTTGAGTTTCTTCGCCTACAGGTAACATTCATTCCCGGTACCGGCACACCAACCGGCCGCCATGGTTTTGAATTAAAACTTCCTGCCGATTATGAAGCAAATTCTTCTAATTCATCTAAAGGTACTTACCCTTTTATTAATGATCAAACGATTAATATAACGTCTGGGGCCTTGCAGCTTGTACCACCAGCATTTGCTATAGCATATGAAGCAAAACCATTCTATGGAGGTTCTTCGGCTAAAGATTCTGGTACTCAAATTCCTGTTTTGGACTCCCGGGATTGGTATTTAGATTATTTTAATGGAGTATTTTTTCAGCAGGATCCACCAGGTACTGGTGATCATGCTAATAACCCTGACTATGTTGAAGCATTTCTTTATGTTGGTGATATGCTAGATACTGTAGTCGCCAACGCTGGTGGCACCGGAGGTGCAGATGCAGACGCTCAATATTTAGTACTTCAGGCCACATCATCTTTAGGTGCTGAAAGAGTATTCAATCCTTCTACTGGTATTTCTGTCGTAGATGCCGGCCCCGGCGAAAATTATACACTTAGCATAAATAACGCTATTGTCGCTACCCTCACCGGGTCTCAGTTTTCTGGAAATATTGGAGTGACCGGTTCTATTGGTGCAACAACTGTAGTCACCTCACCGGCCATCACCGGTTCTTTAACACAACTTCAAGACGGTTCCTCATACTTAATCGCTGGTTCTGGAATTACAATAGCTTCTGCCTCAAACGGTGCAATCACTATCACAAATGATGGTACAGTTGGAGATATTACTGGAGTAACGGCTGGTGCTGGATTAAGTGGTGGAGGGACATCTGGTACAGTAGCGTTAAATATTGACAATTCTGTAGTTGCTACTCTTTCTGGTTCTCAGTTCTCTGGAAATATCGGAACAACAGGGTCAATTGGATCTACTACAGTCATAACTTCGCCGGCATTTTCAGGATCTTTAACAAATCTTCAAGATGGCACTTCATATCTTGTTGCTGGAAACAACATTCAGATAGTAACAGGATCTTCTGGCGCAATTACAATTACTGGTACTTCAACTGGGGACATAACCTCAATTGTTGCAGGAGCAGGGCTCACTGGCGGCGGCGCCTCTGGTGACGTTACATTAAATATAAATGACGGTATTGTAGCAACACTAACAGGATCTCAATTCTCTGGAAACATCGGAGTGACTGGCTCAATAGAAGCAACCAGTTTTTTCAGTGGTAGCATGTTCAAAGCGCCTATTTTGTCTGGGTCACTTACAAAACTTCATGATGGATCTTCTTATCTGCTCGCCGGCCCCGGAATATCCATAACCTCTGCCTCATCTGGCGCAATTACAATTACAAATGATGGAACAGCTGGGGATATAACGTCCGTCATAGCCGGAACAGGCTTGAGTGGTGGTGGCTCATCCGGTGATGTAACATTGAATATAAATGATTCAGTTGTTGCAACATTAACAGGATCTATCTTTAGTGGTAATGTCGTAGCACAATCAGGACTTACAGGCTCATTGCAGTCATTGACTGATGGTACTTCTTATTTACGGCCCGGTAATGTTAATGTTACTATCACAACAGCATCCGCTGGTTATATTTCAATATCTTCGACCGATACCAACACAACATATACGGCTGGAGATGGTCTAGATTTAAGTGGTACAGAGTTTAGCATAGATCTTAAGTCTTCTGGCGGCTTAAAAATAGATTCTACAGAGTTGGCTATTGATAATTCTATTGTCGCCACTCTTACAGGTTCTCAATTTTCTGGTAATATCGGAATAACTGGGTCAATAACTGCGACTTCTGGTATTTCTGGATCTCTTACACATCTTTCTAATGGGACCAGCTATCTAATTGCTGGAAACAATATTCAGATTTCCACCGGTTCGAGTGGAGCTGTTACTATCACCGGGACTTCAACTGGAGACATAACCTCAATTGTTGCAGGAGCAGGGCTCACTGGCGGCGGCGCCTCTGGTGACGTTACTCTAAGCATCGACGATTCAGTGACCGCTACGTTAACAGGTTCAGTGTTTAGCGGTATCATCTCAGCTCCGGCACTTTCTGGTTCATTGACTACATTACAAAATGGTTCACCATTTTTAATATCAGGTACCGGAATATCTCTAACAACCGGCTCTTCTGGAGCAATAACAATAAATTCAACCGCCGCCGGCGGATCTGGTGATCAAAATGCCGAATTTATTGTTGCAGCCCCAACCGGCTCACTACCATCTGCTAAAACAATATCAGCAGGGTCCGGAATAACAATAACTACCGGTTCCAATTCAATGATAGTATCTGCAACGTCAATATTGTCAAAGGGTCGAAGTAAAGAAAGTTACTTTGTAACAGCTTCTCATCCGGCTGTAACAGAATTCTCAACACCTTTGTCTAATTATTCTGACGTATTACAGGCACCAGATCTTATTGATATTTTGGTTAATGGAGTATTATTACATTCCGGCTCTTCTGCTCAAATTGCTTCTAGTTTAATGGATTATAGAATTGCCTCTTCCGGTTCACTTGAATTTTCGTTTGGTTTAGAAACAGACGACGTCGTGGACGCAATTATAATAGTAACTTCATCCGGTTCAATTGATAATACAGCAAGTTACTTATTGCAGCAAGCAACTTCATCATTACCAAATAGTCGAACATTCACGACAGGTTCTGGTACAACGCTGCAAGATTCAGGCCCTCAGGGCACTTTTGTTTTTGATACAAGTCCCACAACAAATTTATACGTTTTGACTGCTTCTCATGCTCTGCTTAATTCTCTCACTATCCCCAATATTAATTTTGTAATTAACGAAAGAAGTTTTCATAAAAATCAAGTTTTTTTGAACGGTGTGTTGATGGCTTCTGGCTCATCTCTTGACTATACTATTGACACTCCTGCTACAGGCTCACTGACGTTTAACCTTCCCCTTGAGGAAGATGACGTAGTAATAATTAGACAGACTTGAATACTTAGATGTGTACCAATTAGGAATAACACATATGTTCACATCGAATGATCTTGGCCTTTCTGCTTTTTTAATGTTGAAGGGTCATAAATTACATAATGCATATATTAATGAGAGAAAAGTTTTCGTTTTTGAATTTATAGATACAGACAACAAAATTCATCAAACAGCCATTGAATATTTAAATTCTGACTGCTCAACGTTTGATACACAGGTGAAAAAATTAAAGAAAATACTTCACAAATAGTATATATATTAGCAAATGCACTATGTGTATTTTAGTTTTAGCTTTAGTTTAGTTTTAATTTAGTTTTAGTTTTGTCCAGTTTGGTACTAAATGCATAATACTCTATTATGCAAGCCATATTAAATTATAAGGAGAAAAATAATGGCTATTAGAACACAAATTAGGCTTGATCAAGTATCAGGCTCATTGAACGATGGTGGATCCGAAGTTGGTTCCCAAATTCCATTCGCTGCTGACTCACTTCAAGGATCACTTGATAAACTTGCAGTAGCTGTAAGGGATATCCACGGAGCTGGTAGCTTCACAGGTGCCCCTAATGGAAAGATGTATCAGGATTTCCTTCCATCAGCTGACGGCAGCTTTGATCTTGGATCGAATCTTGCTGAGTGGCAAGATCTCTGGATTGATGGTACTGCAAATATTGATTCATTAGTTGCTGACACAGCTGATATCAACGGTGGTTCAATAGATGGTGCTATTATCGGTGGCGCCTCCACAGCCGCTGCTAGTGTCACCACACTCGACACCTCAGGTGTAGTGAATCTTAACGACACAACTGAATCAACCTCTGCAACTTCTGGTGCTTTGATTGTTGATGGCGGTGTTGGTATTGCCAAGGACTTGTACGTCGGTATCGACCTCGATGTTGAAGGAACTGCGAATCTTGATATCGTTGATATCGATGGTGCTGTAGATATGGCATCAACACTTCAAGTAGATGGTGTTGGTACTTTTACAGCTCAATCTGTTCATACAGGCGGTATACAATCAGGCGGAGATATTCTTTCTGACACGGATAGCACAGATTCACTCGGTTCAACCGGCGTTAGATGGTTGAAGCTATGGGCTGATGATGTGGAAACCACTTCTGATGTTGTTGTTGGCGGAGAAATTAATGTTACCGGTACCTCAACGCAAGCTGTTATCAACGCTTCTGGTGTTGTTGCAATTACTGATGCTACTGCCGCCTCAAGTTCAACAACTGGTGCCCTAAAGGTCACCGGTGGCGTATCCACTCAGGCTGATCTTTGGGTCGGTGACGACCTCAATGTCGTTGGTGATACTGCTACTGTTGGTCTTACTGCAACTGGTACCTCAGCACAAGTTGCTATCAACGCTTCTGGTGTTGTTGCAATTACTGATGCTACTGCCGCCTCAAGTTCAACAACTGGTGCCCTAAAGGTCACCGGTGGTATTTCTACTCAGGCTGATCTTTGGGTCGGTGACGACCTCAATGTCCTTGGTGATGTAATAATTACTGGTGGTTTAGATGTTAATGGTACAACAACTACTATTGATTCAACAATTGTTTCAATTGGTGACACATTAATGGAACTGGCGTCAGGCAATGAAGCGAACGTAAAAGACCTTGGTTGGTATGCTAAGTATAATGACGGAACCTCCAAAAAGGCTGGTATGTACTATGATACCTCTGAAACGGAATTCCGCCTTGCAAAAGAACTCGGTACTGAAACAAACGGTGTTTTTGCTGCTCCAGGTGCGTATGGTACCCTTCGTGTACTTGATGCTCATGCTGAAGGTACTTTGGACGTAACTGGTGATGCTACATTCACTAGTGCTATTGATAGTAATGATGCCACTGATGCCTCAGATGCAACCGGTGCGACTGGAGCAATCCAGACTCTTGGTGGTGTTTCAATCGCTAAGAAATTGTATGTCGGTACTGATCTTGATGTTGATGGAACCACGAATCTTGATGCTGTTGATATTGATGGTAATGTGCAAGCTGACGGAACAATTACTGTTGGTGTAAACGATACTGGTTATGACGTTAAGTTCTTTGGCGATACCGCAGCAGCATACATGCTGTGGGATACATCGATTGATGATCTCGTCCTCGCCGGTGCTGCTGGTCTTAATGTTGCTAGCAACGCTGTATTCCAATCAGACGTTCAGATTGATGGAAACATCGATGTCTCTGACTCTTCCTGCTCTGTGGCTCTGAAAGATGCTACTGCTGGTGCGTTAGTTATTGGTGAAGGCGGCACTGCATATATGACATTCAGCACAACTGATGGTAGTGAAGGGATTCGATCCTCAAAAAATCATCAATTCCTCGGTGTCATTGATGCTGACAGTACTTCAGATTTCCAGGGCGAAATGAACTTGCAAGCTGGAATTACCGTTGCCGGTGTCATTAATGCTGATGGATCGCTTGCTGCCGATGTTTCCACTTGGGACGTTGATGCATCCGGATTAATTAGCTTAAATTCCTCAGCTGGTCAGGTTAGGTTTAGAGACCAATATGCCGCTTCTTGGTCTAATGCCGCTGGTATTCCAATTGCTGATGCTACTTCCGATTGGGTAAACTATGAGTCCGCATACGGCGAAGTATCACTGCTTAATGCTATTGTGGCAGCCGGTGGTGGAGCTGGTACATTGCAGAAACGAACGTTAGAAGTAACAGGTTCAGGCTTCGTCTCTGGACTCGTCGCGCCATTGGCACTTGATCTTGATGGTTTAGATTTTGATGGAGTAAATGAACGCGTTGATTTATATGTCAATGGTCAGCTTCTTCTTTCTTCATCTGAGGTTGCCGGTAATGGAGACTATAGTCTTACAGAACCAGTCAACGCCGGTGCTGTAGGTGCTTCTTTCACGTTCGCCTTACTTGAAGATGATGTTATTCAGGCTGTTGTTCGATAAGTAACATAATATACGGTTATATTTTATAACTGTTGGAGACCCGATTTATTCGGGTCTCCTTTTTTTTACTTTTTTTTTCTTTACGATAAAATAAAACAGAAAATATTATGGAGTTTTTTGATGGAAGAAAATGATAATTCGTCAAGTGCATTGATGGAGATTCAACAAATTATGGCTGAATCTAAAAAACAATTTGAACTATTGAACGATTGTAATAAGCAACTTTTTAATATGGCAAATACTGTCGATGAATATGTCATACAAGTACTGCAAACTGTTGCAGAAAATGAAGACATTGCCAGTGTTAATGAAACATTGGCAAATTCATTACTACAAATTAAGAATTTTGTTTCATCTAGACCAAATGAGATTGGTCTTACGAAATTGAAACTAGAACAGCGATTAGTGGCATATGAACAATGCATAGCTATTTTACATAAAGAGAGCTCTTCTACTGCAATTAATGAAAAAACAACAGATTTTCAGGCAGAATCTGAAGAAGTGTTAACAACTGAAAAAAAAAATAGAATTGCTGAAAAAATTGATAAAGACGGAAAATATCCATCTCGCCGCCAAAAAGGTGTCAGGCCTGAAAAATTACGTGATATTAGGCGCGTCGAGGCTGAAATTGAAACCTCAAAGAATTTTAAGGAAGATATTTAATTCCATGAGGTAGAATATGGCGGGTATTTTAGATCCAAAGGAGCGAGTGCTTGACACAATTATTACTCCAACTGGTCGATCACAAATTGCAACTGGCGAATTAAAGATAGAATATGCATCATTTTCTGATCGACAAGTGTATTACACCGTTAAGTCGAATGGTGAAATTACTGATCCTGGTGATAGATTATTGTTTGAAGCATACGCAACTGATTCAGATGTTATAATTCAGGAAATTAGTGATAATGTAAGTCTGGCACCATTTAAGACAGATTCATTTGTTCTTAGGGATGGAAATATAATCTCCGGATCAGCACAACAGAGAAATATTAGAGCGTTCGGTGATGCACTTGCTATTGATTCAATTGATAGCTTGAACCGACAGATGCTAATAGGCACAAGAAATTTATTAAAGAATGTATTGAATGAAAATTTTGCAATAACACCTACTGATGCTACATTTTATTTAGATCAAATTGACACAACGTCATCTACAACCATCGCAACTGCAAGTTTAGATGATGTTGAATCTTTGTGGCAAGATTACAGAGTTACCAATACGCCAAATTACAAATTCCTTCCTCCTCAGGCAAATGGCGGTGATATGGGTACATTTACAAAAATAAATCAAGATCCACCCACAACATTTGGTGCCATATTGTCTAATTTGGCCGGTTTACAATCACAGAAGTTTGTATTTTCAAACACTAGAACAACAAATGATATACTTGGACAGGTTTTTGAAATAAGCAACGATAAATTAACAAAGCTTGTTATTATTGATGGTGGAACCTTCGAGGTTAACAACGCAGTTAATCCTCACGTTTTTTATGCTGGTAAATTATATCGTGATTCACAACAGGTATTGACATTTGTTAATATATTTACGCTGGTATTTAGATAATGTTTGTTAAAGAATTAACGTCTAATGCTGATTATTTTTTGGTTGATGATAATTTTGCATCTATAAACTATACTGGATCAACACTAGAATATACGTTTAGTGTTTATGCAAAACTTATACAGGCGATGATATCTGGCCATGACACAATCAGAATAAGCTTAATTAAAAAAACTGAACCAAAAATTAAATATTTCGTTGGTTCATCCCCATCTGAAGTTGAAATATCAAATATTGGTTTTGTCAAAAACGTAAAGGATACTTTACAAAAAAATTTAGATGAGGCAACTATAAAAACTCAAGATATTGAAATAAGCAGTCTTTTGTCTGACGAAATTGTTGGTAAAATCGGTTCAGGTATTATAAATTCAACAAATTATTCTAACTTTTTACCAAAAATTGAACAAATTAATGTTCGCCAAACTAGGGCAAGGCAAAGAAACTTTGCTGGTTACGATGTAGATAATTTTGATGTATTAACAAAAAAAATATTTCAGAAGTTTGGTTTACATCCAGCACTAGTAGCATCAATTCCATTCCCGGCTTTGAAAATAAAGTCTAATAATGATGGTACCAAAAATTCTGTAAGTAATAAATCTCCAGTTAATTTTAAGGCCTTATTAAAAAATCAAGAATTTCGAGATTATTATGATACATTCTACTTAAAACAAGTTAATACAAACAACAATATACGTTTTATTAAAAAGAAAGCTGAATATCAAAGGTTTAATACAAAGCTTTCGTTTGACTTGTCAGACACCCCCCTTGTAACATTAACATCTGCAGTAACTCTTTCGATTAGATTATCGTTATTAAAATCTGAAATTGAAACATCTAGTGACATATTTCGGTTTAGTAATATTGAGGCTCTTGAAGAAGCTACAGCCGGTGTTAAAAGTGTTGATGCCAATATTATAACGACAGATTCAAAATTTGTGTTACCAGATAAAATTAGCGTTACAAATAATGAGAATTTTCCAATTGATGTCACAGCATTTGAATATACAATGGCTGATTCATACTTTGACAAACAGCGACTCGATATCGTTACGTTGGCCCCTGGCGAAAATTATAATTTTAATAGTACAAAAATATTTTTCGATGCAGCAGAAACTAGAAGCTATATTTTAACATCAAATAAAACAATTCCTGGAATCAATGGCGTGTCTAATGTTTTAAAGGTCTTAACACCACCTGAAGCATCATCTCCACCTAAGCAAATAGATACATTTGATATTGCAATTAAACCTTCTGGTGGTACATCTACGTCGGCTGAAATAATTGTTTCTGGCCTTTCATCTAATGAATATACGGCTACGATATATAAACGAAAAATTGGCTCATCTAAAGCAAAAATGTTAACTCGTGTTTCAATGGGTAAACAAGGGTTTACTGATAAAAAAATTCAACCAGGTGATGTATATGTCTACACCGCGGATTTAGAATTTAATGGCGCCAAAGGTTATGCTCGAGCCTCAACCGGGTTAGTGTCATTAGATTCAGGTGGTTTAAATAGGGTTTCGTTTTCAATAACTGATAAAAGTTCTTCTGGCACTACAAATAGTCAAAGGCACAACTTTAAAATTGTAGAATCAATATCTTCAACTGCAGCTTCAAAATTACTTGAAGCAGCAACAGAATCAGCCCAGGCAGGTATATTTAGCTCTGAATTAGAAATAGCTAAAGTTGATACTAGTGTAATAACAAGTTATTCTGTTTATCGTATGGAAACAACAACTGGTGACATCGAATATCTTGGTCAAAGAACGGCTGGTAAAAAATTACGTTTTTCTGTAACAGGCCACAACGTTAAGAATAATATATACGAGTACATTGTATTCCCTCGCGCAACCGCGGTCTCTTCTCTTTCATATACTACAGTTGTTGCAGACACCGATATATATACTGGCAATACATACAATTATAGATATAAGAAATTTAGGGATAAAAATTTCCCTAGAGCAACATTACTTCCATCATATTCAGAAGTGCTAGAAAACGATTTAAATGCTGCTCTTCAAAATTTACCAGACGGCGCATCAGAGTCTGTAACTTTTAGTACATCTAGTAGACAAGGTCAGATTAGATCGCTTGATGCTGTGTCAAAAGAAAATCTCGACTGTACTTTTTTATCATGGCGCTATATTGGTGATTTATCTAGTGTATCACATTTTGTAATTTTTGCTAAATATAATAAGTATAAGGCACCCATTGGTATCGCAATACCAGACGAGAATCAGAAACAATATTCGTATTGTGACGACAAATTAGGCGACGTCGAGGGTGGTGTGGCATATAGTATTTTGCCAATCTTAAATACCGGTCATTATGGTAAAGAATCTAAAACTATAAATGTTAAATTTACAAAAAATTATCCATTAAAGGCTTTAAAGTAACATGCCAGCATCTTCAAAAAATATTTCACCTCCATCTGTAAGTATGACTGCTTCTTTAGATAAAAAAGTCTCAGCCGCGATTTCTAAATCTAAGCCAAGAAAATCACAAAGATCAGATGAAGTTGCTGAAAAGCTTGCAATTTCAAAAAAGCGTTGCCTTGCTGCTGCAAAAATAATTGAGCGCCGTTTGGAGATCTTAGCACTGTTAGATTATAAACCTTTATTTTCTGGAAGAAATTCAACTACAGCCGGCGATTTATTTGAGGCTAGAGTTACAGAGCGTAATATGGATCTTGAGTCACTTTTGGCTATAATAGAATCAAGCACTGGAGATGACACCACTGTACTAAATAAATATAATTCGGTTGTTGTTGCTACACAGTCTGACTTTGCTATTTTAAAGATGCTGATATTATTAAGGGAATATGCAACTCATACTGCAAGATTTTTAGATTTTATAAACGAGTATCAATTACACGAAGATTTAGACATATCATGGTTAGGTGATGAAAATTCTGATCTATTAAGTAGTATTTGCAGGGTCGAATTCGAGAGAGGTCCAGCCAACCAACCTGTTGGAGCCACAGAAATATTGATTCAGCTTCTTTTAATTATTAATTGCTCAACATATGGAATATCACCCTATCATATGACGACCAGTAAAAAAAGTTTGCCAAGAAACAAGGTTATTACAAATTTTAATATTACGCTAAATAAGGATTATATAGCAGACGCATATGATTTAGCGTTTATTTCTCGCGATTTGACATTTTCACAAGAAATGACTAAATTGAAAAATAATGAATCACCGGATGAAATACTCAAAGAATTAATTGATAATTCGTTAGGTAATTCATTTATAACATCGCCATTAGAGCAAAACACGAATATAATGAGACAATTTGTTGGTTCGTCAAGTTTTTCTAATTTACGTACTTCAAAAGAGAATCAAGACGAGCTTAAGCATGATTTTATAGCAGATATCTTAAATAATAAAAAGGGTGTTATATCTCGACTTTTGAGGGGTTTAACAAGTAAATCGTCCCCAGACATATTGCTACCAGAATCAGGTGTAAGCAAATATCAAAAAGAATATTCTGATATTGATCCAATAGTTGATAAGGCTTTTTCTGGTGAAAAGATATTAGATTTTGATAGATACGAGAAGGTAATTGACGATCTAATTAATGATTTAAGTGATACTGCTACATTTGGTAAAAAAGCGTTTCGTCTTTTAGATGAAAAATCAAATTCTGCTGGAAAATTTAGAGAAGATATCCCAATTGTTGCCGAAGAACAGCCGCTGTCAATGCCATCAATTTCAGCTGTTGTTCTTGATGTCTTTAATCGTAGATTTGCGTCGACTTTGAAGACATCATTATATAATAAATTTTATGATTGGAAGACACCAGAACATGTTTCATATACAAAAATTCAAGCTTGGCTTTTGATACGAGATAATCCTGAACTTGCAAAAAAAATAGTCAGGAGTGTTATTAAAGATCATGAAGATGGTTTTTTAACAGTAGCTTCACAACCTGAACCAATAGAGGGTTCAGCTGAATTAGATTCTGATGGTAATGAAATAGAAGGTACTGAGGAAATGAGTGATTTGGTTTATGTTAAACCAGGTACCTCAACTATGGTAAATTTGACTGGGAAAGGTCCTCGGCTGGGCAGCGCTATTAGAAAAATAAATAGTTATTATGCTGATGATGTGAGTCAGATGTCACCAAGCAATGTATTAAGCTCCAATTATGGCGAAGGGGTTTCATGGCCACCAATAAGGGTACAGTATGAAAGGATTGGATCCGATGTAAGAGATTATTTTGGTTCATCAAATCATCAACAGACAGATCCAGACTTAAGATTAATAAATGTAATGACTGTCTACCGTGAAAGGTGGGATTTCTCTACCCAGACTTCGTCAACAAATAATTACTATTGTGGCACAAAAATTATTGCAGCTGAAATTATTGATACTGTTCTTGAGATATGCAGAGCAATGGTAACACCTTTTGCTGAAGTCGAAATGCCCTCAGACGGTGATCCAGTATTTCCTTTTGTTGAAGATATGAAGAGCCCTTATGGAAATGGTCATTGGGGTTATTCGGCTGATGGTTATGATCAATTTCAGATGAATCTTTGGGTATCAACAATAACAGGATGGAATAAATTATTTACTAGATCAACAGACAAGAAAACATATTTCAGGCGCCGTAGTATAAGAACACATTCTGATAAGATTATTGATATTTTAGGTAGATTAATGTTACCATATGATTTTATGAAAGTTAGAACGGAAACAATTACTGATGGTATCAAAATAACAGAATGGAAAAATGTTAATCCGGCTGATTTCTCATTTAAGATATGGCCTGTTTGTGCAACGATAAAATGCTCGCCGTCCGATTTAATTGCGGCGGGATCATGGAAAGCAGATGGTGATACCACTCTCGCTGACTATATGAAGGGTATTAGTTCAACAATTGATGATCTGCTTAATTCAAGTTTTGATGACCTTGATGACATTCAACCGGTGACAGTTTCATCACAGGCTACGGCTGTCTCTGGCCCAGGAGGATCCCATTCAGCCGGTAGTAGTCTACCAGGTTCCGGAGGTGGAGGCTCACTCTATACTGCCGACGTCGAACCTGCAGAAATAGACATTGATACATCCCTTGCGGTAATTTCTGGTAATTATAGAACATTTTTATCGGTAGCTAAACATGAAAATACAATTTTGTCATTTTTATACGACTTTATTGGAAAATACGGCGAACGAATTGGAAATTATAAAGATGCAACAATCAATTTGATAAATGATGAATCTTCTCCAATTGGTGATCTTGTAACTACGCTTTTAGATTTAGGACCAGCCGGCGAAGATATCCTCCAGAATTTAAGCACAAACCAGTTAGCACTAAAGCAAATAGCACTCGAGGAAGAACAAGGTGTCAAAGAAAACGGTTATCTTCCAAATTTATCAATAATATCTGAAAAAGAAGCAAATTGTGTCAGGCTACTCTGTTCAGAAGAAATTACTAGATCTCCAGAAGGTGATACTACAAAAATTATAATGGTTGGTATACCAATTAGTACTTTTGATAAAAAGAAGATTAATGATAAATTTGGTCTTAGACTTAGCTATAGGGATATTGAGTATCCACAATTAGTTTTTGCATCAAAGACATTTATGTTTGATAAGGATTTGTACATCTTACCAGATGATTTAGAATCTACAAAAACAACTTCTAGTTTTAGTAAGATTGCAAAACAAGCGAAATATTCAAAAATTAGGGTTGAGGTTGTTGAATCAACAGATGAAACTGCTACAATAGAAATAATTGATGATATACAAAAAATTAAGTATGATAGTAGTGATCCTGATGTGTTTATTAATCTACTTATTTCTGAGACATTGAAAATTTATTATCGTTTAATGCTAGGCTTAAATTTCTCAGAAACTGCATTTTTATCAACTCCAGAAGGCGCAAAAATACCAATTTCAGATACATCATCATCCCTTGCAAAATCAATGTCAGCCAGCGTTGAGTCAATATCGACGTTCTCTGAGGGATTGGCATCAAATTTAGATGCTCTTCTTGGTGATATAACTAAATTTGACAATATAGACGATTTTGTTTCTGGCGATATAACACCAGTTGACGAAGCTCTAATTGTTGATTTAAAAAATGCATTTCAGTCACGCATATTTTCTCCGGAAGTTCTTCGATCTAGGGTTTTATCTGCAAAAATGTTTGATAGAATTTATGCAATTCCAGTCGATCCAGACGAATTTTATATTGTTCCACCTGGTGAAGCTGAAGTCGGCAATGTTGAAACACCTGCTCAAATATTTGACTTTTATTTAAATGCCGGAATTATTGAAGAAACAGGTTTAGATTCTCCGCGAAAATATAAATTAGCTCCAAGAAAATCAGCTGAAGGTTCAATGGCTTTTGGTAATATTACGGTTTCGATGGTAACGGCATCTGAAGATGGTGAGAGGATATTTAGCTTATGACCAAATTTTTAACATACCCATCTATTTCTGCGACAATTTTTGATGTTCCAGAACCAAAAGATATAACAGGTAAATTCACATATAACTACTTTTTGCCAGATGAAAGAGAGAGTACTGACACGTTTGTATCTGCGACTAGTTTTGCCTCCCACCGAGAGACCTACGCAAGACAGAATGAAATTACGTTCTCTCCATTGAGTGCTATAATACCAGATAATCCAGTTTTATCAGAAATTCAATTATCTAATACACAAAAGCGTAGAATTTTATTAAAGAATACTGATAAAATTTCAAAAGAAACAGAATTTATGAATTCTGGTTATGTATCAATAAAACTGCAAGATGCTACTGTTTCTACCCGCCTTTTAGCAAACGCAGAAGCCACCCTTTTACAAAAGAGAATTAGCACCGTTTCTTTATCACCACTAGAAGTAATGTTAAAATATGCATCAGAAACGTCAGATAATATTGATGGCCAGTCAATACTTGATAGTGTAAATGTTGATGATTTAAACGAATATGTGTCAATTGATCCTGTTACAGGCGAGCAATTTGATGTTCAAAAGTCGGGTGATATTAGTGATTTGACGTTTAATGTTATATTGTCTAAAAAGTTCGCCGGTGATATAGCATTGTCCGCAGTTAAAACACCACTAAGTCCTGCTGGTGATATATTTTCTAGTGTAGTAACTACATTAAGCGATGATCAAAGTGCTGCTCGATCTGGTGCAAGTGATTCTAGAGTAATTAGAACATCTGATTTTGTTCAGACATTTGATCCAATTCAGATAGAAAAAATTGGTTTTGGTGATACATTTCTTGGTGGTAACACAATTATGGGTTATCATATAAGAAGATATGATATTAATGATCCGGAAGACGTTTCCGATTTTTATATTACAAATACTAGTGCGACAAATTTTGTAGATAATGAAGTATTATATGGCACAACATACAATTATTCTATTGCTGTGGTGTATTTAATTCGCTTATTTACATATAATAAAAAAAATGTTTGTGCAGCTGATATACTTGTTGAATCTAGAGAATCACCTTCAATAAATGTAACAACTAAAGAGGCGACTCCTCCAAATGCACCCGATGGCTTAGATTTTTATTTATTGCAAAACAAAAATCTTGTAATTGAATGGGACTTTCCAGTTAATCCAACTGGTGATATAAAAAGATTTCAAATTTTTAGGCGTACTTCAATTGATGAACCATTTTCACTAATTTCAGAACTTGATTTTGACAACAGTACTATTTTGACGACAAGAAAAGAAAATGTACCTCATGAATTAAATCACAAACTTAGTATACCAAGAACATATATTAACGATTATGAGTTTGATTTAAATTCTAAATACATATATGCCGTATGTGCTATAGATGCCCATGATTTATCTTCATCATATAGCGAGCAGTTTTTAGTGTCATTTGACATACTAACGGCACAATTGGTAATAGAAATGATATCTGAGAAAAATGCACCTAAACCATATCCAAATTTTTTATTAAGAAACCAACTTACAAAAGATGCAATTCATGATTCAAACCACTCATCACTGACATGTTATTTTGATCCTGAATACTTAAAGATCTACAAAGGTAGTGAAGAAATTGACTTTTTGCAAGAATCGTCAACCGATCCATCATATAAAATACAATTAATACATTTAAATTTTCAACAAAGCATAGTTGCAGATATTAATGTTAAATGATATGTCAGCTTTTTTACAGAAAGCTGGCACAACCTATATTTATTAGTGAAGTGAGGTAATATATAACCATGAGATTTTTAGATCAAGAAATATATAAGAAGCAATACATTTTAGGAGGTAATTAACCATGGGGTTCCTCGATCATTCAACAAACAACATTATCGTTGATGCTGTTCTTACAGATAAAGGTAGACAATTACTTGCAAGAAATGACGGTTCATTTCAAATTACGCGTTTTGCCTTCGGAGACGATGAAGTTGATTATGGAATTATAAAGCAATTTGGTAGAACTGTTGGTAAAGAAAAAATAGAAAAAAATACGCCAGTTTTTGAAGCACAGACAAATAGTGATGTTGCTCTTAAAAATAGAATGGTTAGTGTTGCAAACCCTTATTTAACTGCCTTACCAACGTTATCTGTAACCGTAACAACCGGTGCCACCACATTAGTTCGTGGCTCATCTCCTATTCAAACCGATTTGACAATTACACAAAGTAATTTCAATAATGCAAATATAGACTTAGATTTACGTGATCCAAGCTTTCTTGTTCAATATGATAGTCGATTCCTATCTGTTACTGGTTATGAAAACAATGTTTCCACACCTTCAACCGGGCAGAATTATATTAGTACAGTCCGTGTTAGACAAACAACCACAAATAGTGATGGCAGTAATGGTTCAATGGCAACACTTCGTGTAAGTGTTAAATCTTTTTCTGATTCGTATTACAATTTTTATTCAACGTCAGCCAACTCTGGGCAGATTAGAACATTTTTAACGATAACTGGAACTGCCTCTGGTGGTCTTATTACACAACAAATTTTAGTTAATAAAAATAGCAGTGTAACATAGGAATAATGATAAATGTCAAATTTTAAAACAATCGGCGCCGATGATATTCAAACGTCGACAAGTGTATTAAGTCAATTAGTTGATGTTATACAAGAAGATATATCTGGATCAAGTACCAGAAGAAAATATCAAGTTTTTGTAACTGGAGGCTTAGGGCCAGGAGTTACATCGTCATTATTTCAAACAGTTTATGATCAAGATTTTTCATTACAAACAAGTAATGCTGTTCTTGATATGAGTATTGGCTTATTTGAATCTGGTAGTACAGTGACTGCATGCTCAACTGGCACCGACGTTAACGGAAAACTGTTGTTTCCATCACAATCAATAATGATGAGAGAAAAGGTTTCAAATTACAAACAATTCGCACAGGTTTTATTGGGCGATTCTGATGCCTCATTTTATGCTCCAGGTATTAATTTGTATGATACGTCCGCAACTGCTACTGGGTTATCTACTGGTTCAAAGGGTGATAGAATTGAAGAGGCATTATTTGTTAGCTTTAAACGCTTGTTTGCACGAGATGAAATAAGAAAAGAGACGTTTGCATTAAAACTATTCATGTCAGCAGCACTAGATGGTAGTCAAGTTGATGCCGATGGTGTGGCCACTGATATTGCGCAGGCATATACAGGTTCAAACATATTTATAACATCTACATCTGGCAGCGCTATTTATGCCGATGTGGGAGCCTCAGCTACACAGCTTAAACACTTTGGCGGCGACGTCGGTTTTGTAAAAAATACAGCTGATACATCTAGGACTGTTGGGCTAATGTGGTATGATCATGGTATCTGTGTTTTAGACATGGGTAAAGTATTTTGTGGTGATCAACATATGTCTGGAACGTTAAGTGCGGTTACAAATGCATCTCCTGATGTATTTCCTGTAGGCACAACACTTCTTGGTTATGGTGGCGAACCTGTAGATGCCCGCGGCTATAGTTCAAATGTTTCTGCCTCATTTATTCCAGATTTTGTAGTATCTGCCTCGATTGATACAATTGTTGATCACGTCGCTTCCACCCGCTTTGGCTCTGGTTCTTTCACTGCTACAACGTTTCAAAACGTAACAAACATCAATTCAACACTTATTTTCTGCCGCGCCACTGCGGATGAATTTAATTATTCGTCAAACCCAACATTTAGAAATTCTAATGGTGAATTGGTTGTTATAGATCCAGGAGACGACACCGGACAACGTACATTTACGTTTGTTACTACAGTTGGTTTGTATAATAGCAATAATGAATTACTTGCTGTTGCGAAATTATCTCGACCTGTTGAAAAGAATGATGAAAAGGACCTTACAACCCGCGTCAGACTTGACTTTTAGTTCTTTTTTTGGAATGAGTGATGCTTCATGTCTTTTGTAAAAATTACAAAATCAAATACTGACACTGCGTATGTAAGGTTACATCCAAGCAGAAGTTTTGTATCATCATCATCTGGCGTTACAGGATCAGTGCGTGTAATAGCACAGTCCTCACCGTTTTTTAAAGAGGTTAGTTCATTTAGTCCATTTGTAGACAACCCTATAGATGATACAAGCATTGAGTCATATAGACAATCATTATTTATGTTGACAGGATCAGGCTTAAATTTAAGTGCTTCCGCACATGAATATATGGGCTTAATTTCGTCAGCATCTTCAGCTGCACGTCAGTCAAAATACGTAGAGGTATTACGCTTCACACCAACAAATACATTAACATCTGATACACAAAGAAAAAGTGTTTATAGAAAAGTTTTATTACCATACTATCAAACTGAAAATCCTGATGCTGGATTTAATTTCACAAATTATCAATGCTTTAATTTTGTTAGCGCCTCAGTATTTCCCAGTGCATCGGCATTAATATATCCAGATCCTTTAGACAATTATTCTGTAATGAGTGGGTTTTCGTTTTCGTTTAATTCAAAAATTGCAAGAGATGCAGGTTATACAGTTAATGGTGACCCATGGGACTATCCAGCAGGGTGTGTGTTGTTTAGATCATCATCATATGCGGTGTCTATTGTCTCCGGTTCTAAAAAGGATCATACTGGTTTTCCGGCGGCATATAGAGTGTTACTGCAATTAAGTTCAGCTGTTGATACTAGTCCGTCATTACTTGATTTAAACGCCTTACCAAATTATACATTTTTAAGCTCTGATAACGTTTTAAAAAAGAACCACTGGCACAACGTGGCAATTTCGTGGGGTAAAGATCATAACGCAGGAACCGGTTCATTTTTTATTGATGGCCAAAAAGACGAATCTGCAGACTTTACGTTATCAACAATAAGTATTAATACATCCTCAGACGATTTTAACGCCTTGATGCTCGGGGCGCGCTTTTCTGGAAATAACGACTCTTATTCTGGCTTTTTCAATCCAGCTGTATCTACAGAAGGCGTCTATTCCGGAGGCGCCGCCATAGAACCTGAAAATACTAGTCTTACAAATAGATTAAATGGAGAAATTAATGATATTCGTGTATACAGTAACGTTTTAGCCCCTGATTTAATTGAAACTGGATCACAATTTGGTTTGACCACAATTCCATCTGGTATGGTTTTTTATGCACCATGTTTTTTCGTAAAAGAAAGTCCTGTAAGGTTGTCTTTATTAACACCGTTTCAACAAGAGACAACTGGTACACAAGAACCATATAACGTAAAACTTAGTTATGGTGTAAATGGCCGCGACATTAATTTACAGAATTATACAAGGGATTTTGTTCAAAATAATTATCCACGCTTATATCATTTAACAGCATCAACTATAGACACTTCAACAAGCACATATTCTGCCAATTCATTTCTTTTAGACATAGGCACAAATAAATTAATGCATCAAGCACGTGGAATGTTTATATTGCCAAGTGATAATGGTAAATTTGTTCCAGGCTGGAATTTACTTGCCAGTGGTACAATTGTTGATAAACCAGATTCAAGTTCGCCAATGTCAAGATACGTTAATGATTTAGACTATATGAATTATGCTATTGTATCGTTAAATAATATGATATCAACATCATCAATTCTTGAGGGTTTAGTACAAGTAAATTCAGATGGTTCTGATAATACTGCTCAAACCGGTTTGTTACAACAAATAATGGGTGGTAGTCCAGAAGACGTAAGCGTAGATCCAGGATCTGGTTATACGATATTACAAAGAACTCGTGATAATTCGTCAAATATGGTCACGTTTTTTGACTCTAGTAATTTATTTTATGGTAAGAGAATAAAGTCAAGCACAATTACTTTAAGTGAACAAGAAATATCTGGTACATCTGGCACACTTTCAATGAGATTTAAAGATAATGGGATGGGTGGTATGTATAGGGCAGACGCGTCGTCTATTCATGCAACTTTTTCTAGAATTGGTGACGTTCTATACCAAGAAGGTATTGTTGGAATTTTACACCCATGTATTCCGTTTTTTGGTAAAAATTCTTTTAATATAGATTTTAAGGGTGATCAAAACGTACATGTTTATGAAGTCAATGTTCCTGCCATGGCCGGTATGTTAAATTCAAGCTCCAACCCAAATTATGTTGCGGGTACTAAAGATGATTATGCATCATCATATGAAGGGCCTGTTGTTGGGATTAGTTCAATACTTTTTCATGATGAAAATTTTAATGTAGTTGCAAGAACAAATTTCGCTCAACCTATACTAAAGACAGAATTTGATAAATATTTATTTAGGATAAAGTTTGATTTTTGATGAATAACGAATTTGTAATCGGCTTAGATGTGTCAACAAGTTGTACTGGCATTTCAATTTTAAGTCTAGATGGTAAAGTAATTAATATTTCGTACTGTAAACCAAAAGGTGATACGTTAGTAGAAAAAACTATTGACTTTAAGCACTTTGTTTGTAATTTTTTGAGTATAAATGGCTTTGGAAAACCTCAACATATATATATTGAACAAAATCTTCAAAAATTCCGGCGTGGATTTTCGAGTGCTCAAGTTATTAATAAACTTGCAAGATTCAATGGTATGGTTAGCTATGTAATGTTTGAAAATTTTAATGTGCAACCAGAATATATAAACGTCAATGAAGGTAGAAAAGCTTTGGGTATTAAGGTTCCTCGTGGATCAAACGCTAAAGAGGTTGTCTTTAAGTGGTGTAAGCACTCATATGCTAATTTAGAGTGGCCAACAAAAAAATTAAAGTCAGGTCCGAGAAAAGGGCTTGTAATCTTAGACACATGTTGTTATGATATGGCAGATGCCATTGTAACTGCAGCCGCCGGGATTACGTTAGATGAACGAAATAGATGACGAAAAAAGAGTATTTGAGATTAGAGCCAACTTTTTACAGTCCATTTTTGGTACTGGTGTAAAATCACCGGAGCATTTCGCCGTTTCATGTCCAGCATGTTGTTCTGAAACAGATCGAAAACATAAAAAGAAGCTTTCTATAAGATTGGCTACTGGTATGCACCATTGTTGGATATGTGGACTAAAAGGTAAGACACTTAAGTATACAATTAAAAAGTATAAACCACAATATTTGTCAGAGTACTGTAGAATATTTGAAGAAGAAGATTATAATTCGAAAATTAAGCCTCCAGCAGAAGATGAAGAAATAATAGCAGTACTTCCATCAGGATTTATACCATTAGCTACATCTATTCCTTTAGATCCGGATCATATAGCAACAATAAAGTACCTTTTTGCACGACAAATATCTAAGGATGATTTTTATAGATACCGCCTGGGTACCTGCATAACCGGTAAGTTTTCACGAAAGGTTATTATGCCATCTTTTGATGTAGATGGCAATTTAAATTATTTTACAGCCAGATCAATTGATTCAGATGGTTCAAAAAAATACATTAATTCAAAGGTTAAGCGGAAAGACGTAATTTTTAACGAAATAAATATTAGATGGAACAAGCCTCTTACCCTTGTTGAAGGTCCATTTGATTTAATGAAGTGTAATTGGAATGCAACTGCAATGCTTGGATCATACTTAGATGAAAGTTATCAACTGTTTCAAAAGATAGTTAAAAATTGTACTGAAGTGATATTAGCAATGGATTCAGACGCCAAAGATAAGTGTTCAAAGATAGCACAAAAATTAAAATCTTATGGAATAAATGTAAAATATGTAAATTTGGATAAATTTAATGATGTAGGTGAGATGACAAAGCTTGAATTTGAAGAAATATTGCGAAACGCAAAACCATGGTCATCGGTGTCATTACTTAATTCAAAAATTAGTAATATTAGATCAAGTTCAAATTTTTTTTAAGGGATTAAATGTTAAAAATTGCTCATTTAGCAGATATACATTTTAGAGGTTTATCACGTCATGACGAATACCGTTATGCGTTTGAACAGTTTTTCGATCAGTGTGATAAGATAAAACCAGATCATATAGTAATTGCTGGTGATATTGTACACTCTAAAACGCATGGTATATCACCGGAATTAGTTGACATTTTAACGTGGTGGTTTAAAACCATGGCTTCAATTGCTCCAACACATATTATACTGGGAAATCATGATGGTTTAATGCATAATAAAAGTAGGCAAGATGCAATTAGCCCAATTGTTAATGCAATTGATTCTAGTAATTTATACCTATATAAGGAATCTGGCAATTATTTAGTTGGTGACGATATTTGTTTTAATGTATTTTCGTGTTTTGATGAAGATAATTGGGATAAAGTAGTACCAGTACCTGATAGAATTAATATAGCACTTTATCATGGTGCCGTGAAAGGCAGTGAAATTGAGACAGACTGGATAATTGAAGGTGAGGTTGAAGCAGCTATATTTGATGGTTATGATTTTGCAATGATTGGTGATATTCATAAACGCCAAACTGTTTCGTCTAGATGGTCTACAAAAGAAATAGATGAAACGGAATTAGAGGGTTATATAGCCTCTGGTTGGGAAATTGTTAATGAGTAATGTATGAGTAAAATAAAAATACGTAAAAAGCTTGGTCATATAAAATATCCAGGTTCAACAACACAACAAAATTTTGGTGAGTCGATTCAAAAAGGCTGGCTTTTATGGAAGATTGAGTCTAAGAATAATTTTTCAAGTGAGTTTATTGAACTGAAAAATAATAGCCCGTTTATAACACTCGATTGGTCTGAGATTGATACTAGCAACGACAGTAACCATATTATACCTTTTGGTGCCAGAATCCGCTTAAAACACCCTCAAGATATCCCGCGAGCAGAAGTTAAGCAGTTTAAGTCGTTATTAAGAGAGAAATTTGGGGCATCTGAAATTGTTACAAGGGTTGAGGCCCTTCCAGTAAAAGAAAAGATGAAAATGTCTGATGAACAAGTAATTAATTTTCGTGATTACGGTGTTTTGTTGGCATTATTTAAAGAATTTCATATTGATAAGCAATATGATGAAGATATGTGGGAGCTTATTGCCTCCAGGTTAAAAAGATATTGTGAGATGATTCCAAAGGCAGATTCTGCGCGCGGAACCAAGTGGTCAATTGAAAAAATGACATTTGATAACATGTTTGGTTATGGTGAAGGAAATATTATTAATTTTGTTGAACTAAGCGGTGTTGTAGGTCTATTTGGTCGAAATAGAGTCGGCAAAAGCTCAATTCCTGGTACAATAAGTTATGGTTTATTCAATACCTCCGATAGAGGCTCATTAAAGAATCTTCATATTATTAATACTAGAAAAAATTATTGTAAAACTGAAATAGATATCGCAATTGATGGTAAAAAATATAAAATTCAACGCCAATCGGTCAAGAAGGTATCAAGAAAAAGTTCTATTAGCGCATCAACTCATTTAAACATATTTGAATTAAATGATCAAGGTGAAATTACCAAGGACATAACTGGAGAACAACGCCGGGACACAGATGTAGTACTTTCTAAGCTGATCGGTGATAAAGACGATTTCTTTTTAACAACATTTGCCTCTCAAGGTCAAATGAATGCTTTTATTCAACAACGCGCCACATCTAGAAAGGCTGTATTGGCTAATTTTCTTGATTTGGCCGTATTTGACACACTTTATGAATTAATACATAAGGATGCTAGTTATATTAAATCTAAATTAGCAAAAATTCCTGAACGAAATTGGGGATCAATTATTTCTGATACTGAATGTGATATTATTGAGAATAAAGAACAAATACAAGTATTAGAATCAGAGACATCAAGCCTTCAACAACGCTTAAACGGGCTTCGACTTGAATTAAGTGATATTAACCCAAAGAATATTATCACACGTCATGAAGTGGTACGAAAAGAAAAAAAATTAAAAGAAATATCCAATAGGTTAATAAACGTTAATACAAAAATTGTTGATATAGAAGAATTAATAACTGATTATGATAGAAAGATAAAAAAAGCAGAGTTATTTGAATTATCTTTTCCGCTTGAGGAATTAGAACAAAAGCTTCAGGAACAATGTGTTCTTGAGCGCAATCTATTAACAATAAAGCATAAATTAGAATCAGAAAAGAATACACTCAAACGCCAACGTGAATCTGCAAAAATATTAAAGGCTGTTCCTTGTGGCGATGTGTATCCAACTTGTAAATTTATTAAAAAGTCACATAAAGATGCAAAGATAATTGATGAACAAATTAATAGTGTTAACGAGATTAAAAAGTCAACAAAGATAATTCAACAATCGTTTAATAGATTAATTGATCAAAAATTAGGCGATAAAATTAATTCATATCGCAAAATTGTAAAGTCGGCGACTGAAACACGCCTATCAAAAACATCGTTAGAATTTGATTTGGCTGCATTACGAAAAGAAAAGAGTGAACTTGAAGAATCAGAAATATTAGTGTCAGATCAATTGGTCGTAATGTCATCACAATTAATAACTGAGTCTGATAATCCGGATATTTCCATTTTAACTAAGAAAATTCAGGACCTTGAAGATTCAATTAGGAATAATGACGTTTCTAGATTGTCATTAAGTGAAAAAAACGGTATTGCAAAAGCAAAATTAGAGCAATTAAAAGAAGAAAAGTCCGATTATGAGTCAACCCTTGGTGATTGGAGAGTTTATGACGCTTTATTGATGGCTACTAGTAAGCGTGGGGTACCTCTTCATGTACTTAATTCTAGACTTCCAAAAATTAATGCTGAAATTGCAAAAATTTTAGGTGATAGTACAAATTTTTCTGTTACACTGGAAGCGCCGATAGATTCTAATGAAATGAATATATACATAGATTATGGTGATTCATCTCGCCCAATTGAATGTGCTTCTGGCATGGAAAAAATGTTATCGTCATTAGCTATTCGTGTAGCGTTAATAAATATATCTACACTGCCAAAATCAGATATCCTTATAATTGATGAAGGGTTTGGCTCACTTGACGATAATAATGTAGAAGCTTGTGGAAAATTACTACAGAGTTTAAAAAATTATTTTAAGACAATTTTTATTATTTCGCATGTAGATGCTGTAAAAGATAGCGTCGATAATTTAATTGAAATAACAAAAAAAGGAGTTGATGCTTATGTTCGTGCAATTTAGTGATATACGAATTATAAAAGATGAAAATTATCAAAAGGTACCATTATCATGCGATGTTTGTGATACAATGTTATGTGTTTTTGATATTATGGATTATAAGAAATATGAGTGCTGCGCCAATTGTTCATTGATGATTGCTCACCCAAACGCAGAAAAATGGCTTAATGGCTGGCGTCCTTCAAAGAAAGAAATTGATAGAGTGGTAGAAAACCAGAATAATACGCCTATTTATATCATGAGAGGTTTGTAATGCTAAATTCAAATGAAGTAAATATTTTGGGGAATATCTTTAATTCCTCATTTGGAAAATCATCACTTACATTTAATTGTAAGGCACTATTAGAAGATGATAGAATAAAAGTAATGTATAGTACATCAGCAAGTTTCGCTTCAGAGCAAGACATGCATTGGCAACAGGTGCGTTTAAGTGAAGAATCAACAGCTAGAATTGCTGATTTTATTACAAATGCAAAAAAAGAATTTAAACAAGAATCTGGTGTTGCCTTAAAACTCAACGAAATACTTGATAGGGATTCTCTTGAGCTTGTGAATGCGTCAATGAATAACCCTCGACGCGTCTTTGTCTACAGGCGCTTTGCGGAGTTTGAGATATTAAATGGCGCCAAGCAATAAAAAGCATCAAGTTCAAGAAATTGTAAAATGTGGTAAAGAGCCTCTATATTTTATAAATAAGTACGTAAAAATACAACATCCTGAACGTGGTACAATATCATTTAATACCTATCCATTTCAAGACGACTGTGTAGAAAACTTTATTGATAACCGTTTTAATATAATTGTTAAATCACGTCAGTTAGGCCTATCAACACTTGTTGCTGCTTATGCGGTTTGGTTGGCTATTTTTTATAAAGACAAAAGTGTTCTTGTTATTGCTACAAAACTAGCGGTTGCTCAAAACTTTATAAAGAAGGTAAAAGTTGCAATTAAAAGTTTACCACCTTGGTTGATTTTACCTGAAATAACTGGTAACAATAAGCAAAGCGTTGAATTTGGTAATGGCTCAACAATAAAGGCAATTCCGACGTCTGACGACGCTGGCCGATCCGAGGCTCTTTCACTTTTGATTATTGATGAGGCCGCATTCGTCCGCAACTTTGATGAACTCTGGATGGGTTTGTACCCCACCTTATCAACTGGTGGTAGGGCTATAGTGCTTTCTACACCAAATGGTGTTGGTGGTCAATATTACGATCTTTATATGAAGGCAGAAAATGGTGACAACGATTTTCATGCAACAAAGCTAATATGGGATGTCCATCCAGAACGAGATGATGAGTGGTTTGAAACAGAATGTAAGGCAATGAATGAAAAGCAAATCGCACAAGAACTATTGTGTGACTTTGCCGCGGCTGGTGATACATTTTTAACTGCTAGAGAAATTGAATACATAAGGAATTGTGTAAAAGCACCGATGGATAAATGGGGCTTTGAGAACGCAGTTTGGGTATGGAAATACCCCCTAACTGAACACAAGTATTTAATCAGTGCGGATGTTGCTAGAGGCGACGGTGCAGATTACTCTACTTTTGTTGTTATTGATATTGCAAACAGTGAAGTTGTTGCGGATTTTAAGGCAAAAATACCACCAGATAATTTTGCCACACTATTAGCCGAAGCAGGCAGACGCTATAATATGGCTACAGTAATACCTGAAAGTAATACATACGGATATGCCGTATTGATGAAATTACAAGAACTACAATATGAAGCCATTTATTTTGCAAAAGAAAAAGATCGTTTTGATGTGATGTATGGTGATGGTAATATTGGAAAAGCAGGCTTTTCTACACAAACGTCTTCTAGATCAAAAATATTGACCAAGCTTGAAGAAGTTATTAGAAATAAACAGATTTTGATATATTCGTCAAGAATCTATGAAGAGTTAAAGACGTTTATTTGGAAAGGTACAAAGCCACAAGCTATGAAGGGTAAAAATGACGATCTTGTAATAGCTTTAGCTATTGGTTGTTGGTTATATGACACTTCGTCGCAATATTCAAAACAAGTGATTGATTTAAATGCCGCCATGTTAAACGCAATGTCAGTTAATAAAACAGAGGCACCAGAGCAATTAAACGGACAGTTGAAAAAACATCAACACTTAAACCCATTTATACCAATTGTTGTATCTGAAGATCAATTTGCTAATGAAGAAGATGAAAAAAATCCATTAACCAATCTCGGTTGGTTGTTAAAATAATATAATTATAAAATACGGTACACTAAAATGGCAGAAAAAAATACAGGTTTGTTTTCACGTTTGACATCACTTTTTCGTGATGGTCCATCAATAAAACGTCGAGTAAAGTCTTTTGATGATAAGGCTCCAGCAGGTGCTTCATCACTACAGCAATTTAGACAAGCCCATTCCACCGTATACTCCAGTACAATGAGCGCATATGGTTCTTTTGATCGGATGAGTCGCTATAGTGACTTTGCAGAAATGGAAGCGACACCAGAAATTGCATCGGCTCTTGATATTTACTCTGAGGAAACCGTTTCAGCAGACGATAAAGGTAATGTCTTACACATTTATTCTGAGAATCGTAAAATTAGAGAATTGTTACAAACATTATTTTATGATACATTAAACGTTGATTTTAATCTTCCAATGTGGGTTCGAAATCTTGTAAAATATGGTGATTTCTTTCTTTTTAATGATGTGTCTCCAGAATTTGGCGTAATTGCATGCTATCCAATTCCAATATCTGAGGTTGAACGAGAAGAAGGGTTTGATTCAAATGATCCAGGTGCAGTTCGTTTTAGATGGATGACTCAAGGTAATCAAATTCTTGAAAATTGGCAGGTATCTCACTTCCGCCTTCTTGGAAATGACGCCTTTTTACCTTATGGTTCCAGCGTACTAGAATCAGCCAGAAGAATTTGGCGTCAATTAATTTTAATCGAAGATGCAATGCTTGTTTATCGCATAATTAGAGCACCTGAACGTCGAGTGTTTTATATTGATGTTGGTAATGTACCTCCAGAAGATGTTGCGACATACTTAGAACAAGCAAAAAATTCGTTAAAACGTGAACCGGTTGTTAATAAGGCTGATGGGCGTGTTGATTTACGCTACAATCCGATGTCAGTTGACGAAGACTATTTTCTTCCCGTTCGCGGAGGCGATTCAGGAACAAAGATCGATACTTTAACCGGCGGTGCAAATACTGCAGCCATTGAAGATGTTGAATATATTCAGAAGAAATTGTTTGCAGCACTTAAGATTCCAAAGGCCTATCTTGGCTATGATGAAGACATTGGTTCCAAGGCAACATTGGCTCAAGAAGATATTAGGTTCTCTAGATCAATTGCAAGAATACAAAGAACAGTGATATCAGAGCTTAATAAACTTGCTATGGTTCACTTATATTCACATGGTTTTACTGGCGATACGTTGATTGATTTTGAATTAAAATTATCAAATCCGTCATCAATTGCTCAGCAACAAAAACTTGAATTAATATCTACACGTTTTGACATCGCCGGCAAAGCCCCTGAAGGTTTGGTTGATAGAAGGTGGATTCAAAAGAATGTAATGCATCTAACTGATGAAGAAATTGAATATATTGCCCAAGGTCGAGTTGATGATAAAGAACTTGATGCCGCTATTGAATCTTCTGGTGAAGAAGCCGGCGATGAAGGTGGTGGCGATGATTTTGCCGACGAAGGCGGCGATGAAGGCGGCCTATTCGCTGCAGATCAAACGCTTGGATCATTATTGATTGGTGATTCTGGTAATATTGATGAAGATGATGAAGAAGAAAATATATCTATTAATGATGATGAAGCTCCAATTAAAATAGATAGACAGATTAAAAATGCATTTGGTGAACCAATTAGAAAACGAAAGAATAAATTGGGCCCAGGGTACTTACAGATGCCTGATCTTGCAAATATTACGGGTGTCGGTTCAACTACACGATCCAGAGACACTAGTAACAAGCCTTTTGAGGCCTTTACAAATGACTTTGCAGATTTGCTTAATGATGATATAGGATTTAAGTCATCAACCCGACCAAGAATGAGTGCAGATGTTACAAAAACGTTATTAAATCTTGACGATGTAATAAGTAATAAGGTCCGTGTTTTAAGCGAAGATAATAAATTGGCTGAGGCACTTAACATAAATGACGAGGAAGATCAAAGTGGCACGCCATAATAAGAAGAGGAATGCTGGTCTAATCTATGAATTATTAGTTCAACGATTAAGCAAAGCAGTAGTAGAAAGTGATAATAAAAAAATAAAAATAACTAAACATATTCTACAAAAACATTTTAAACGTGGATCTGAACTTTATAAAGAATTTAGATTATTTAATGCCCTCCTCACAACAAATAATATAACTGATCAATTGGCTTATAGAATAATTAATGAAGCAAGAGCAGCCGCTTTAAACCATGATGCCCGTAAGTTAAATAGAGAAAAATCGTTATTGATTAAAGATATTAATCATATGATAAACGAAACAAGCTTTTATAACAGAAAGATACAAAATTATCAAGTATATGCATCTGTTCAACAATTATTAAATAACTGGCGTAGTACAGAACTTGATATTGTAGAAACAGCCCACCATGAAAAAACAGTTCATGATTGGTTATTATGTGAAAAAAGTGATTTAGTAATTACAGATCAAAAAACAGCCGGCGTAAATGATTTAACTTTATCAATAATGCAAGAGAAGTTTGAATCAAAATATGGTTCTATACTAACAAGCAGACAATTTGATATTCTACACGCGTATTCATCTGGTAACGATATACTACCAATTATAGAATCAACGGTTCAGTCTGCAAGAAAACAGATTGACAAGTATCTAAAAGCTTCTCCATCTGGATTTTTAAACGAAAGGGTTAGACGCACAAAAGCTATAATACAAGAATATAACTTTACACCATCGTTACTAGACGTTTCTAGAGCAATGGCGTTAGAACAATTAATTGATGAATTGACGGAGGTAACAAATGTCTAAAATCGATCTTTTAACAAGCTGGGCACCTTTTGAATATTCTATCGAAATGATAAAAGAGTCAAAAGAGCTAAACGATGGTAAAATAATAATGAAAGGTATTTTACAAAAATCTGACACATTAAACCAGAATGGTAGAATTTATCCAAAAGCTATTTTAGAGCGTGAGGTTAGAAACTATCAAAAGTTTATTAAAGAGCGCCGCAGTCTTGGTGAATGTGATCATCCAGACAGTTCAGTTGTTGAACTTAAGAATGCATCTCATATAATAACCGAAGCCCATATGGACGGTGATATTTGCTATGGGACAGTTGAATTGTTATCAACACCATCTGGTAAAATCTTACAATCACTTGTTGAATCTGGTATAACACTTGGCATTAGTTCTAGAGGCGTTGGCTCTACTGTTTCACAGGGAGCAAATCAAGTTGTTCAGGATGATTTTCAACTAATTTGTTGGGATTTTGTTAGTGAACCATCAACTCCTGGGGCATTTATGATGCGTGAAGGTGTGCAAATTGATACAAAAGATTTAAATAAGGTGTTTAACGCATCCGATCGTGCATATAGAATATGTAATGATATTATTAACTGGGATAAACAATGAGTTTCGAAAATACAAAACCAAGTGAAAAGTTTGTACCATCGTACCAACTATCTGGAAAACCTTATGCTGAAACAATAACTGCTTCAGACAGCGCCAACGGCACAGAGATAACATTTCCAGCAGTAACACGCTGGGTTCAAGTTGCAAATCTTGGTTCTACAGGTCAAGATGTTAAAATTGGCTTTTCTGCCCATGGTGTTGATGGAACAGAAGACGATTATTTTTATCAACTAGAGCCAGCAGCCGACGGCGGTGGCACGACTGGAAGATTGGAGCTTAGATGCAAAAGCCTGTTTATTCTATCAACTTCTGGAACACCCACCGTTTCAGTACTTGCTGGATTGACAGATATTGCTGACATGAGATCAGCATTAACAGGATCAGCCGGAGTAGGATAATGGCAAAAGTATCAAGGAACATGCTAAAAAGTTTGGTTAAAGAGTGTTTAGTTGAGATATTAAGTGAAGGCTTATCAACTCTTCCAAATGATTTAGTTGAGTCAAGACAGCCAAGCAGATCTAGAAAAACAAAGAAAGCTGTTTCTAGACGGGTTGCTCCTGATTTAGTTTCATATGGAAAAAATTCAGCATCTGATAATAAGGTACTGGAAAATAGAATTAGGTCTGCAGCCGGAAGCAACACCGTAATGCAGGATATTTTAAGAGATACTGCACAAAATACATTACCAAATATGATTTCTGCTGAATCACGTCATACTTCTGGTTTAGCAGAGCGTGTCACTAGAGGTGATGCCGCCACAAAGGTTATGGCTGATGCCGATCCTATGGATATTTTTGAAGGTGCATCAAATTGGGCTACAATGGCATTTGCAGACAAAACAAAGTAGATATATTTAGATAAAAATTAAAATTTTTGATATTTAATTTTGAACATAACTAACGGAGAATATTATGTCACGTAAAATTAGAAAATTAACCCCATCCGTTTTACGGAAAATTGTTTTGCAAGAAACACTTTCTGGGCAAGTTGAACCAGTTGAAAAAGTAAAAGCTGTCGAGCTCGATGCCGATGAGTATGGTACATCTGCTTCACTTGAAAAAGATATTGATCATGCTAAAGTCTTAAAGCTTGAAGAGCGTCGACTTAAGAGAAGAATTAGAAAAATTCAGGAAATGCGTCGAAGAATGCACATTAAAATCTTGAAGGGACTATAAAATGGGTGCCAAACAAGACACTACATTAACAGGCGAAAGCGCCAGTGCTCTTGGTAAGCGTGACACTGAACGTCTTAAGGCTGCATATGCTTCTTCTCCACTTTATACTAGTGTTCCAGATGAATTACTTGAAGATGGTACTTTAAGCTCAAAAATGCGCGAATGGTATCAAACAAATGTTCTTGATGGTACACAAAACGGCAATACACTTACAGGCGCCGTAGATATGGACTATGGTACTGCTACAGATGTAGATGACGTTGCAACTGGTGGCGAAGGTAAACCAGCTGGTCCTCGTGTTCCAACTACTGCTTCTCCAGGTGAAGGAAATGGATCTAATCCAGCTTCACAACCAGAAGTAGATCCGGTTACAGGTCATAACGGCGATCTTGGCTCAATTGAAGATCCAGCAGGTTCATCTCCAACCCAAGGCGGCTTTAATCTAACAAACTTACCAACAGTTGGTACTTCTAACGGGAGTTAAAAATGCCGACATCTTCACAAGGTACAATAGCCGCCCTCCCCGGTGGGGAATATGGTACTGGAACCAGATCCAAAGGTTCGTCAGACTCAGCTTCCCTCGCCAAGGCCTATCCAAATTCACCAATCAATCTCAGGGGTGAGGATATGACAGCTTGTTCTATACAAAGGGGCGACGGCGATGGAACTTTAAAGGGTTGGTATCAAGCAAATGTTCTTGATGGTGTAGAAGAAAACAACACCGGTACTGGTACCGTAGATATGAATTATGGTACGTCCGACGACACAGCTGCTGATCTTCAACCACCAGACTTAGAAGCAGACCTTACTGATACTGAAGGTACCGCCGTTAATTCTTACGTTCCAGACGTATCCGCAGAAGCTGCAACCGGTGTTTATCCAGGTTCTGATCGTGTCGCACCAATTCCAACATCTCCATCAGCCACTTCAATAACTATGTCTAAACAAGATATTTCTAACCTTCCAATTAAAGGTAAATCTGAAGTACCAGTTGAAACCTCGTCGTCGTAGGAATTAATAGATGGCGTCAAACAAGCAACAAACAACTGAGGTTATTAAGGTTACATCCTTTTCCACAGGTCAGGCTAATCCAACCCACCCGGGTTTTCAACAAACATCTGTTGAACTTCCAAAAAGTGATGAAATTTGGGGCGACTATTTTAATGGTGTCCTTCGCGGCAGCACAGATGGGTATGATGGTTCCGATGTCACTAGTAGAACATTTTCTGAAACTAATTCTGCAGGTGAAGGTCCACCAAGAATTACAATAACCCAACCCGCTGAATGGCCTGAAAAAGGCGGCGCCGGTGAAGGAGGGAATCCCGCCGGCGGTTTTGTGCCCGCCATTGGATCTGCCAAAGATGGAGAGGTCTCAAGCATTAAAGCTGTTAGTGATTTTATTGAAAGTATGAAGGATTGTGGACATGGCCTTCAAGGCCATGGTAGTCTTCAAAATCCAAGAGATTCCTCTGATAAACAGCCAACAAGCTCTATTGTTGCTGATGGCATATCTCCAAGTTATGAACTTGGTAAGTACTCAAGTTAAGCGACTGTTTATAAACTTATGTCAAATATTACTAAATTTTATAATTTATCATTATTAGAATATTTTCAACATAGTCGTTCATTTTTACAATATCCAGAACCTCCAATCCATGATCTAGAGGCTGAAGAAGCTATAGATGATGAAACCTATGGTGCAATACTGAAAAGGCTCCTTACATATTCTAGAAATGATTCGTTATCAAAATTATCAACGGATCCTTTTTACTTTGCTGGTGCTGCCACTAAATTATCTGAAACAACCGCTAAAGGTATGGTTCCATTTCCAAGAATGTATAATAAGCGAACTGCAATTGCAGGAGGGACATCTTCCAAGTATCCTTTGGGACCCACTATTGGGTTCTCATCTCGCACAAAACCAACTGGTACAAAGCATGGTTATTCAAAAGCACCCTATCCAGATGTAGATTTAGAAAATAATAATGATTATTATAGTGTTAGCGACATAATTAATCAAGATTTAGATGATAATCATGTCGATTTAATAAGGAAAATGGTAAATTTAATCCATTTAGAACAAGAACAACAGAAAGTTAGCGAGCAAGGTAATAATTACAAATGATTCATTATAGGAAGACATATGAGCTCTAATTTATATAAGGAAGCCCTCTTTGAAGTCGATGAACTAAAAAGAATGGCAGAAGAAAATGCTAAAAATAAAATTATTGAAGCAGTAACACCTAAGATTCGTCATATGATTGAAGCTCAATTGCTTGGCGAAAAGAAAATTGATGATTTAGATAATTTTGACGATGATTCTTTAGAAGATGATGAATCTTCTGGCGAATTGGCAATTGGTTCAGATGATCTTGAATTAGATATGTCAGCAGATCTTATTGATTCAATTCCAGAACCAGTAACAAGTCAAGTAGTTGATATACCATCCGCACCAGCTGTCGATGCAGCGCCTGAAGCAGCACCAAGAATAAAAATTGATGTACAAGGTGATCTTAATATTGATATGGAAGCCGAGGAAGCTGAAACTGAAGACGATTTAATTTTAGGTCGCCAAATTGGTGATGTTGTTGAAGGTTATATATTAGGAAAGAGGCAGCCAGCCATTAGAATTAAAGAATTGGCTAGAAAGACTGCTGTACTTTCAAGGATGTTTGAAACAACTAGTATTAAAAATGCTAGTCCAACACAAAAGAAAATTGCGTTGCTATATTATGCAAAGCTTTTAGACGAAGCCGTTAGTTTGGTAACTAGCGGTATAATTATTGAGGAGTCTGTTGGTTCAGGCCTCTTGGGCCAGCTTAAAACAACTATAAAGGAGATAAGGCACATGGCAAATAGAAAAGATGCTGTAGCATTTCGGAGGCTTCTCGAGGAACTTGAGGCAGATGATAGTTTACAGGAAATGATGAGAGAAGAAGATGAGGATGTCGTAGTTGACGAACCTGATGAAGATGTCGAGCTCGATGATACAGCTGAAGAGGACGTTGATGTCCCAGCAGCTCAAGATGCTCTTGGTGATCTTGCCGTTGCACTTGGAATGGATCTTGATGACGATGTTCCTGCAGAGGACGAAGAGGTTGTTGATGTAGAAGCATCTGAGGAACCTTTAGAACTCGGCGAGGCTGATGAGGTTCTTGAAATTGATGAGTCAATGCTTCGTAGAGAAATTCTTCGTATGAAGGAAGGCCTTGAGGCTGAAGAGGGTGACCCTACTGTTGATGAGTCAGAAGTTGGTGACCCACTCGACGCCCAGGAAGATTTCGGTGGTTCTGATGAAGTTATCGAAGTTTCTGAGGAAGATCTTGTTGAAGCCCTTCGCTTAGAGATTGGACGCGCTCGCCGTGGCCGTCGTTCTGCCCCCCGTCGTCGTAGAGTTACAGAAACTCGCCGTAGACGAGCCCGTAGATCAGCTCGTAAGTCAGCACCTCGTCGTACACATGCAACTGCAGGTACTACACATAAATTAAATGAAGCAAACAAAAGGCTTCGTAATCAATTAAATGAAATGAATGTTTTTAATGCAAAATTGCTTTTTGCAAATAAGCTCATGCAAAATCGTGAACTAACCAGAAAGCAACAACGCACCATAGTCGAGGCTTTAGATAGTGCCAAGACAGTAAATGAGGCAAAGCTCCTTTATAAGAGTCTTTCTACTTCATTAACACAGGGCGGTACTCTTACAGAAAGTAAGAACCGTCTGCTCGCATCATCCTCAAGATCAACTCGGTCGGCATCCCCGGCATCAAATGGAGTTGATGGTGATAGGTGGGCTCTTCTTGCTGGATTATCTGGCAAGAATAACCAATAACCCCCAAACTTCAAACTAAGGAGAAAATCAAAATGTCGAAGTTTTCATTAGATCAGTTGACGGAGGGTATTCGCCAGAGACATCTGGGCACCCAAAACCGTCAATTAGTAGAGAAGTGGTCAAGAACAGGACTACTTCGCGGCCTTAAAGGTCAAAACCGGGAAATTATGTCAACACTGCTTGAGAATCAGGCAGCACAAGTTCTTCGTGAGCAGTCTTCACTCGGTACAGGAGCTGGTTCAACCGCCTCCTCCGGTGATGCTACTGGTTTCCAGAACGTTGCATTCCCAATCGTCCGTCGAGTATTCGGAGGCCTTGTTGCCAATGATCTCGTTTCAATCCAGCCGATGAGCTTACCTTCTGGTCTGCTTTTCTATCTAGATTACACATATGGCACACCAGTTGGTGGTGTTGCAGGAAACACAGCACAGTATAACTCAGGTTCATCAATCTATGGTTCCCCTGCCGGTTCTAACGTCCGTAAGGGTGCAGACGGTATTGGTGGACAATATGATCTAGCTGGTTCTGGTTACTCACGTGTATATAAAACCGCCGCTCTTACTGTTAGTGCAGGTGCCCAGGATATTATAGCCTCAGGCTCATGGTCAGGTGGTTCATCCATAACCGCCATGGACAATGCGGTCGCGATGCATGCTACTGGTACAGATGGTAAATTGCTTATGTTCGATCCTGAGATTACATCTGCTATTGAGGGTCTCGCTGGTGATGATCCTGGTAAAGGTGAGACAAAGGCTTCATATTATGCATTGTTTATTGATGCAAGATGCCTATCTGGATCATCTACCTCCGGTGTTCAGGCTGTAGATCCAACCATGATCAAGAACATTGCACTGCAAGATACTGATGATTATGATATCGCGGTTGGCCATCGTGTCATCCCGTCCACTATTCAATCCGATGTTGGTGTACTAAATGTACGTCGTCTTAATGAGCTTGGAACATGGTCTAGTGGTGTCTTCACCGCTGATCCGCTTGCCGACGTTACCACTGCTGGTACTGTTGTTAAGATGATTGTTTCTGGTACAAACGGCGGCGCCGCCAATGGTGTTGAGGGTGGAACTGCTGTTGCATACTCAACCTTATCTGTCTCATTCCCTATTGCTGACCGTCGTATTGCTGGTGATTCTGGTGATTCACTTGTTGTTCCATCGTTTGAGTCAGACTTCGGTTCTACTCCATCCCCGGAGATTCCAGAAATCGATATCAAAGTACAGTCAGTTGCAGTTACTGCTCAGTCCCGTAAGCTTCGTGCTCGCTGGTCTCCAGAACTTGCACAGGACCTTAACGCTTATCACAGCCTTGACGCTGAGGTTGAGCTCACCCAGATTCTTTCTGAGCAAATCGCTCTAGAGATTGATCGTGAGATTCTCAATGACCTTGTAACTCAAGCAGATACTCGTTTTTACTGGTCACGCTCACCTGGCGATTTCGTCAACAAGCGTACTGGCGCTGCTGATGCTTCTGGTGCTTCATTCACCGGTACCGTCCGCGAATGGTATGAGACTCTTATCGAGACCATCATTGATGTTGGTAACGAGATTCACCGCAAGACTCTTCGTGGTTCTGCAAACTTCATCGTGGTTTCACCTGAAGTTGCTACAATCCTCGAAGCTTCAGTGATGTATCGTCCATCATACAGTCTAGATAGTGACGGACAAGTTCAGTCACCGTTTAGTATTGGTGCAGAATCTGTTGGTACATTGAGTAATCGTTTCACCGTCTATAAGGACCCATACTTCCCACGTAACCAGATTCTAGTTGGCTATAAGGGTGGTTCATACCTTGAGACTGGTTATGTATATGCTCCATATGTTCCACTTATTGTTACCCCAACAATCTTTGCCCCTGAGGACTTCACTCCTCGTAAGGGTGTAATGACTCGTTATGGTAAGAAGATGGTTCGTAACGACTTCTACGGAACAGTTACTTGCATGAACATGAACATTATCTAGTAGAATAAAGTTCAATATTCTAGGAGGCCTCTTTAAACAGAGGCCTCCTTTTTTTATTTCATAACCGTATTAAGCAGTATATATAATGTTGTAAAGTGATATAATAATTTTGTATTGAACTCTTCACACAAGAAAATGGTAAAAACCGCTTTAGCGATATATTTATAAAGGTCAAACAGGAGAACATATAATGGCATTAACATCAAAAGCATCGACATCAGTATCAGCAGATACTCATTCTCATGCTGATCTTGAGAAACAATTAGCGAAAATGCAAAACGATCTTGACACACTTACTCAAAGATGTGCTTCACTTGAATCAAAACTTGCTTCAAGGCCAGCAACATCATCACCTTCTGGTGATTTTGTAACAACTCAAGCTTGGGGTATATGGAGAAAGAAGGTTGCAAAGAAACTTGGTATGCGACTTTAATCGTTAATTTTTCATTAGATGATTTTAGGTTCTCTTGTGTACGGTTCACACACCAAAGCACAAGAGAACCTTTTTTGTATAAAGTAATGAGCGTTTTTTCTGTAATAGTTAATCAATGGAGCGAGGACCATGTCAACATTTGTAAGCACATTTAGACCAACACCATTTGGTTTTTTTGATGACGATATCACATTTCAGGCTGATGCTGATAAAATTATACCTTATATTAAGCGTAAACTTGGTGATGACATTTTAAGTGTTGAATTGACAAAGAAACAAATGTGGGCATGTTTTGAAGAGGCAACATTAATATATGGTGCCGAAGTCAATGAATATCAGACTAAATCACAATTATCTAATTTGATGGGTATCTCTACAGGTTCAAACATAGAAGGGAAATATGCACACGAAACGCTTGATTTTGTTTTACGACTTGCAGAACCATACGCCCAAGAAGCCGGAATCGGCGGTTCATATAATACAATGTCTGGTTCAATTGATTTAAAGGCTGGTGTCCAAGATTATGATATATATGACAAGTTAGAAGACGCGTCAGGTAATTTATTGTTTTCATCAAGCTTGAATTCAGATGCCCCAACCCGTATGAAAATAATGGAGGTAATGCATCATTCTCCTCAAGCAGCATATAGATTTTTTGATACAACATCTGCAATCAATTATTTAAATAATGAATTTTCGTTTGAATCATTTACACCAGAAACAGTTTTCTATGTTTTACCAGTGTTCGAAGACATTCTTAGAGCAGGTCAGATGGATTTATCCAATCGAGTCCGCCGTTCAAATTATTCATACACCACTCAGGGCACAAAAATAAGGATATATCCAACACCAACAAGTGACACAACCAACAAGTTGTGGTTAAGGGTAGGCTTTTCAGCCGATCCTTTTTCACCAGCATATAAAGATGCAACAATTGATGGTGTTAGTTCATTTGCAAATATACCTTATGGATTTTTAAAATATGAGACATTTAATAGTATGGCCCGGACATGGATATATCGTCTTTCGCTAGCTCTTGCAAAAGAATTACTTGGTCTTGTTAGATCTAAATTTTCACAGGTACCAATTCCTGGAAATTCATTACAATTAAATGGTACTGATTTAATATCACAAGGTAGAGAAGATCAAACAAAATTAAAAGAAGAAATGATGGCTCTTTTAGATTCATTAACATATGAAAAAATGCTTGAAGGCGATGCAGCGAAGGCAGAAAGCTTACAGAAATTGTTAAAGACAATTCCAATACCTATGGGTAAGGCAATTATAATAGGTTAATATGGCACGTCTTTTTATAACACCTCGCGAAGTTGATTTAATATCTGACATTACAAAAGAAGTAATGAAAGATGTTATAGGTCAAAAAGTGTATTATTATAGAGTTCGTGAAGAATATTCTAATGTACATGATGTTTATGAAGAGGCCCCAGAAAAAATATTTGATCCACCAGTAGAAATTGATGCATTAATTGAATGGGACAGCTCAAAGGTTTCCACCAACAACTTCGGTACAGAAAAATACCAAAAAATAATAGTACATATTCAACATCGTGATGTTTTAAGTAAAGATATTGTCATCAGAGAAGGTGATTATTTAAGTTATGGTACAAACTTTTTTGAGTTAACAACTGTAGAAGCAGATCAGCTTATATTTGGGCAAATTGAATATATTACTGGATATAAAATAACATGTACTCAAGCACGAATTGGACAGATCGATAAAATACCAATAGGGCCAACAGGTGAAGAGTATTCTGATGATGGTTCTACACAAGATACGTTTGTACAACAACGAGGTTTGAAAGAAAATCGCCTTGGTGAAACCGGAGATGTTAGAGACCTTATCAAGAAAGGTAAACTAGAAGCACCAGAAAAACCTACGGAAGTATCAACTAAAGCTGATCCGAAAAAACTTGAACCTTCATTTTATAACGAGTAATTAAGTGAGCACATTTCAACAAACACATGCAAGTAATAATGAGAAAGGGATATCTAAAGATCCTGATTTCACTATACCGTCATGTACAATAGAAGATGTTGATCGTGCAATTTTTCAATTGTTTGATAAAGATATTGATTTATTCTATACACACGATTCAGCAATAACAAGAGTCCCTGTTGTATTTGCGACTGGTGAACGTTTTGCTATTTTGGCTAGAAATAAACCTCTTCGTGACAAGAACGACGCCCTCATCCTGCCATTGATATCGATTGCAAGGGGTACAATACAGAAAGATATGTCAAGGGGGACCAGCACAAATCAGGCTGCCCCTGTTACAATCAAGCGCCGCTTAAGTACTAGTGATCCTGCATATCAACAAATTATAAATAAAGAATCCATAAAGAATCAAGATAATCGAGCCCATAGCTCTCATAAGGCTGGTATATCTGGTACAGGTATAACGTCTGGCTCAATTGCAACACGTAGAAATTTAAGTGAAACAAATGCCATATATCGTTCCGGAAGGCTTCTTGAACAAACTGGTAAAAATAATATTTATGAAATTTTAGAATTACCAAACGTAAAATATTATACGGCAACATATGATATTACTATTTGGACACAATATACACAACAGATGAATGATCTTATCATGGCATTTATAAATTCTACTCATACTGGCTCAAAGGTATCGTTTAGAATTGAAACCGATAAGGGCTACTATTTTGTTGCTTATTTAGATGGTGATATTTCTCCATCAAGTAATTTTGACGATTTTACAGACTCTGAACGGCTAGTTAGATATGCATTTACGATGTCTGTTCCAGCTTATATAGTAAACCCTAATTATGCCGGTTCAAGAAATGAAATTAGAAGATTTATATCGGCACCTCAAATATCATTTGATATTACAGCCGTCAACGCACCGCTAACATCAAAGAATATTGTTGGTGTTCCAAGCGGAAAATCAGAAAGTTATGCGCTTAATGAACTAAATACTAAAGATATGCCTCTTCCAGGCCAATCAGTAGCAGAAAATAGTCAAGCGGATATTAATGAGTATTATGACTCCGCGGCTCTTGGTGGAGCAAAATCAGGCCGCGAAAGAGTTGAAGTTGTTAGGACTTTTATTGATCCTGTCTCCGGAGAGGCAATTAGTGAAGTTCTTCCATTCAAGCAAAGGAATGCCCGAAAGGGCGAAACTGTGTATCAAGCACAATTAACAGATGATTTAGGTACAATAACTGTTGTACCGGAGTAGAATAATGAAGTTTAATGAGATAATTACTATTGAAGAATTAAAAGGAGCTCAATAATGGCTGAACAAACTTTTCGATCACCCGGATTTTTTGAGAGAGAAATCGATCTATCCGGACGTACGATTGAACCAACTGGTACACCTGCTGGTGTTATCGGAACATCAGAGCGAGGACCTGCATTTATTCCAGTAACTGTAGGTTCAATCGAAGACTTCACTGCACGCTTCGGCGATCTGGATCCAAATTTGGCTGGACCATATGCTGTGAATGAATACTTAAAGCATAAAGATGCTGTTACATTTATGAGGGTTCTAGGAGCCGGTTCAAATGATACAGAATCTGAGATATCTGCAACAAAGACATATGGCATAGTTTCTAAGGCGGGTTTTAAACTCACAGATGTAGCAACTACCATCGGCGTCGCCTCAACTGCATGGGGTCACGGCGCGCCATTGTTTCTAATGGCTCAACATTACGTATCAACATCAGTTGAATCAATGTCACTACCAGAATTTACTGATAACAGTTCTTTCCCAAACCTTGGGGCTGGTGATAATACGGTTAACTTGTTAAGAGGCGTAATATTTCCAACAACAGGTTCAAGGGTTATTTTAGCCGACGCCGGAGCGGTGACGGCAGCTGAAGTAGATATAACTACTAATCAATGTACTGTTGATATCGATTCAACAGGTAAAACATTCAAGAAATTTAAAATAATTGTTTCTTCTTCTGCAGGTACTGGATTTTCAAATGACGACGATCTCCCTGGATGTAGAATTTACACCGCTTCATTGAATCCAACAAGTGACGATTATATTTCAAAGGTACTTAATACAGATCCAGATGAATTTCAGTCACGTCAACACTTGCTTTATCTTGACTTTGCAGTTGAAGATGAGTTGGCTCCAGTTCACTGTTCCACAGCGGCCGGCGCTAGTGTTCCATCTACAATATTAATTACATCTGGTTCAGCCGTAGAAAATGTTTCTGGTGGACAAAGCGACAGTTATCTTAATTCATTCGGAAGATTTGATACTCGTTACACAACTCCAAAAACACCAGCTATTATATCACAACCATTTGGTGGTACAGAATTTGATCTGTTTCACCTTGAATCATTATCTGATGGTTCTTATGCTTCTGATAAGTTAAAGGTTAGTATTGCAAATATTAGAGCATCAACTGATAAGAATTATCCATATAGTTCATTCGAGGTTCAGGTTCGAAGCTTTAGTGATCAAGATGAAGCAAAGGAAGTTATTGAAGCATATCCAGACGTAAACCTTGATCCTAACAGTGGCAGGTTTGTCGGTAAGATGATTGGAGACTTTAAGCCAAAGTTTAACTTCGATTCACTTGATCTTGATGAACAACGAATTGTTGTGTCGGGTAAATATCCTAATATGAGCAAATATGTACGTGTTGTTATTAACCAGGCTGTTTATGATGGTGAGGTACCAAAATCCGCAACACCGTTCGGCTTTCGTGGTATCCCGGTACTTAAGACAAATGATTCTATGACAGATACTCCTGGTACTGCCTTAGTAGATAAAAACGGTAATGCTGTTGGTAATGCTGCGACATTCCATAGAATGTATAACGAATATAAGACAATAATAACTGGCTCAATTGTACCACCTCTGCCATTTAGATTCAAGCTTACTAAGGGAAATGTTCCAACCTCGGCCGGCCCATATGTTGGTTATCCATCAAGTGTCGAGCGCGCTGATTCAAGAATGTATTGGGGTGTTAAGTTCGAGCGTTGTGCAGATATAAATAATGTTGCCAACTCCGGCTTAAATCCAAATGCTGGCTCTGTACCAAATGCAACCGTTTCTGCATATGCAAAAATGCAAGGTATAGCTGGATTAGACAACTTGGTTACTGGTTCTGGGGCAGATATATTTAACGATAATAAGTTTACTCTTTCTAGAGTGGCATTGTCTGCAACTTCAATGGCAAATGTAACATCCTCAGCCGGTGAACATATGCTTGAAGCCGCATATATAAGGAACGGTTATCCAGAGGCTAAAACATATACGATCAATGACGGTTTATTATCCGGACGTTATACACTTGCTACATTGTTAGCTAGTTCTTCAATTAAGTTTAATAGATTTACATCATATGCTAAGTTTACAACACCATTTTATGGTGGCTTTGATGGTCTCAATATTCTTGATAAAGATAACAGATGTTTAACCGATAAAGGCGCCGCAACAGATCCTGGTGGAAAAGCTGCAGATACTATTACTGGAGGTCTTGGCCTTTATGGAACTAACGATGGTTCTATGATGGGTAAGGGCCCACAAAACAATGCGGTATTTAGTTATAACAAGGCAATTAGAATTATGACTGATCCAATGACGGTCCGCCATAATTTGCTAGCCATTCCAGGAATCCGTGATCCATATATTACAGATGAGGCTTTAGCTGGTGTTAAGGCATATTCACTTGCAATGTACGTAATGGACATTCAACATTATGATGAAGATGGAAATAGGTTATTTGCCGATAATCCTGCAAGACCAGATGTTAGAGAAACAGCTGAACAATTTGAAAGTCGTAGAGTTGATAACAACTATGCTGCAACGTATTTCCCTGATGTATTTATTGATGATGTTACAAATAACAAACCTGTTTTTGTTCCGTCCTCAATCGCAGCGTATGGTGCCTTAGCCTATAGTGACAGTGTTTCATTCCCTTGGTTTGCTCCAGCTGGTTTCAATCGTGGTGCACTTGGGTTTGTTAGAAACACTGAGACAAGATTAACTGCTGGTGATCGCGATGATTTATATGACGCAAGAGTTAATCCGATTGCAAACTTTCCAAATGGAGGATTTGTAATATTCGGTCAAAAGACACTGCAAATTAATAAGAGCGCTCTTGATAGAGTCAATGTACGTCGAATGCTTCTTGAAGTTAAGCGACAGATTTCTAGTATTGCAAAACAACTTCTTTTCGAGCCAAATAACGCAAATACTCGAGCTCGTTTCATAGGTCAAGCTGCTCCAATATTATCATTGATTCAATCACAATCTGGTATTGAAAAGTTCTCAATAGTAATGGACGGTACAAACAATACGCAGGAAGATATCGATGGAAATCGTCTTAATGGTCGAATAGTTGTTGTTCCTACTAGAGCAATTGAATACATTGCAATTGACTTCGTTATTACTAATGCTGGAGTTGAATTCGCGTAATGCCAAGCCCAGGTACTGAATGGTCGCGAGGATCATCTCTTCCAGCAGTTCAAGTAGTTGCTGGGGGGGAGGGTCTTGGTGTAATAGGAACGTCCCCAAAGGGCCCGGCCTTTATACCCACGTCATTAAAAGATATTTCTGGCTTTGAGACAAAGTATGGAGCTATCTCGGGCGCTAGCTTTGGTATGTTAGCCGCCCAAGCCTGGTTAGCTAATTCTGAAGGTTGTACTTTTATGCGTCTACTTGGCATTGGAGATGGTCTAAAACGTCTATCTGCCGATTCAACAAATTCTGATGGAGAATCAATAGCTCCCGGCGCAGTAAAGAATGCAGGGTTCGTAGTGGGCGCCGAAATGACCGGCTCAAACGGAATGTTAGGACCTAATCCATACGCAGTAAGCGGTGGTCCACCTGGTCGAACATATTTCCTCGGCGCATTTATGTCAGAGTCAAAAGGTAGTACGTATTTTTCTGATGCTGGTATCCAACCAACCACAGACGGTGTACCGATCTTAAGAGGCGTTCTATTTGCGCCATCTGGTGTTATACCATCATTATCAGGTTGTTATACAGAAAACACCTCAACGGCTTCATTAGGCCCTGCTGCTGGTAATTTTCTTGGTTCAAATGATGGTGGTGCTTCAATAGGCTCAATTTATAAAGACGGTGACGTTTCAGAAAAATTTGTTTTATTGTTAAATGGTCATATTTCAACTACTGAATATCCAAATGAAATTAGTGCATCATTAAACACTACAATGACAGATGATACTGGTGTCGATATTTATTTTGCCAACGCATTCAATACCAATCCAACTAAAATCCGAGAAGCCGGACATTATTTATATACGTATTATGATATTGATCAATCACAAGCAAAAGTTGATGGAACTGGCTTTGTAGACCCGGGTTCAACAAAGATAGACGCATATGAGAAAACATTAGAAGATGCAATTTTTCTAACCACATCATCGATGGATAGAAATCCAAATGATACTGCTGGTTCTTTATCAATTCCAAATTTTGAAAATTTTTGTGATAGATATCAGACAGCAAAAACACCAGTAATATTTTCACAGTTTATAGATAGACAACAATTTGACTTATTTCGATTTCATGCTCTTGATGATGGAACAAATATTGGATCTGAATTAAAGATCACAATAAGAAATCTTGTCCCTCAACTAACAGATGATTTATATGGTACATTTGATGTTGTGGTTAGAGATTTGACAAACACCGATGCGGACTTTGGTGCAATTGCTTCCGCGGAAGAATTTATAGGGTGCAATTTAGACCCTTCGTCTGAGTTTTATATTGCAAGAGTTATTGGTGATAGACACTTCTATTTTAACTTTGATACAGATAAAACAAGGCAAAAATATGTCCGCACCGGTGACTACGAAAATAAATCGGCTTACATTCGTGTTGAAGTAAATCCGGCAGTTGAGAAACAAATTCTTCCAACAAAAGTTTTACCAGCCGGTTTCAGGGGCCCATATCATTTAGTCACGGCCGGTTCAAGTATTTTAAGCAATAATCAACACCCACTTAGTGATGGTTCGGTTATACCATCATCAACTTCTTGGGCTCATAAAATAGTTCAATCACCTATACCATACCGTGTTCAATTAAGTAATAATGATAAAACGTCAGATGGAATAACTTTTTTAGAGACAAAAACTGTTGACGAAAATGCGAAATATTGGGGTATTAAAACATCAAAACATAAATCGATAGAAGAGCCAAACACAGATCAAAATCAAAATACAAGCTTTATTTCTTATTTAAAATATTTTCCAACATTCATGACGAATAGAATAAATCCATGGGCTGGAGATAATAATGGTGTTGATGACTCTGACGATACAATATATGATTCGGACCGTTTTAATAATGCTAAATTTAGTTTAGAAAATATATTAATTCATACAACGTCCTACTGGATTGATGGTATCAAAATTGATGCCCTCGGCGCAGCCATCCCACCGATAGATATGGGAATTGATGACACACAATGGGCTTATGCAAGATATAGACCAGATAGAACAAAGATACCGTTAATTGATAAGACCCTTAAACTAAAATCAGGTGTTAGGTTTTTTGATTTTTCAAAAGATTTATCTATTACTACACCAAATACTTACGCTGGCTTTACAGTTCCGTTACAAGGCGGATTTGATGGTTTTGATATGTTTTCTATTGAGAAAACAAATTTTTCAAATCTTGCATCATACTTTGAAATGCAGGATGAAAATCAGGGTCAAAAAACAGGTGCTACCACGGCTGCATATTTGACGGCACTTAGAATACTTGAAGAAAAGTCTGAAGCTGCAATTAAATTGTTGGCAATTCCCGGTATCAGATTAGAAGCAATTACAAATAAAGCGTTACAAGTGGCTGAAGAACGCTTCGACGCGTTTTATGTTATGGATATAGAAGAGGTTGATTCTGAAGGTAATATTTTGTTGACAGGTAGTCATCCTGGTGTCACAGTTGCTCCAGATCCTACATTAACAGCGAGTAGATTTAAGTCAAGGGCATTAGATAGCTCATTTACTGCCGTATATTTTCCCGACATTCAAATGAGGAATCCATCGGTTCCATCAAGTGTTATATTTACTCCTCCATCAATATCGGCAATTAGGGTTTATAGTAGATTGTCGGCCGCAGGTAATATTGCTGCACCTGCAGGTACAAAAAGAGGTATTATAGATACTACCGATGGGACTTTGGGTTTAGCTATTCAACCAAAAGTTATTTTTGACGACACTCAAAAAGAAACAATTCAGACATTATATGACGCGGTAATAAATCCAATAATATCCAGTACTGATGGGCCAATGATCTTTGGTCAACGAACAACACTTAGTTCTGCTGACTCGATGTTACAGCGTGTTGCAGTTAGAAGAATGATACTAGAAATTAGGCGTCTCGTCAGGGAAGTTGCTAAAGGTTTCTTGTTTGAGCAAAATAAAGAATCGACAATGAAGGCTTTCGAAAAATCAGTAAGACCATTAGTTCAGCGAATGGTCAATGCTGGCGGGATATCTAAATTTAAGGTTCAGATAGACACATCAACCACATCACAGGTAGATATTGAAAATAATGTTGTAAGAGGAATGGTCTTTTTACAACCAACAAAATCAGATGAAATAATTCAAGTGGATTTTTCCACATAAACATATGACTAATAGTTTTTGTGATGAATACTTACTATTGTTAAAAGAGGAGCTATAACATGGCGGAACTTACATTTAAGAGTCCCGGTGTCAGTACAAAGGAAATTGATTTAAGCGGACCAACATCAATTTCGCCAACAGGTGTACCTGCTGGTATTATTGGAACTGCAAACCAGGGTCCTGCTTTTGTGCCAGTCACTGTGGCCACATTCGCAGATTTTATGACATACTTCGGTAAAACCGACGGCGAAAAATTCGGTCCACTTGCAATGTATGAGTGGATGAAGAATGCTAACGCAGGAACATATTTACGTGTTCTTGGTGTTGGTGATGGTAAAAAGCGATTATCCGCTGCCGGCACAAATGCCGATGGATCTACCATTCCAGCTGGTGGTGTTAAAAATGCCGGCTTTATAGTTGGCGATCGCCAGGTTAATATGGCAACCGGCTTAGTTGGTGTTAATAAATATGCATATAATGGTGCCGGCACAGGTGACTTAGGTAGAACATATTTCCTCGGCGCATTTATGTCAGAGTCGGAAGGCTCTTCATATTTATCTGATGCTGGTATTCAATCTGCAGGCTCAGACAAATCATCAGCGATCCTTCGTGGTGTCTTAATGGCCGCCTCAGGTGTTATGCTTTCACTTTCAGGCAACTTTTGCCATGGCAATGCATCAACTGCATCACTTAATAGTTTACCGGATTTTGATCAAGGATCAACATCCGGTGGTTCTTCAATAGGCTCAATTTATAATAATAGTGGTGTAGGTCGTACTCACAATAAGTCGTATAATTTTGTTATGTTGTTAAATGGTCATAAAACTACAGAACAATATTCAAACACATTGACTGCGTCACTTAATCCAGCACGATCAAATTATATAACTGAGGTATTTAACACTGATCCTTCAAAGATCCAGAAAGCTGGCCACGTTTTATATTCACACTATGATGTATCCACTGCTCAGGCTGTTATTACTGGTTCTGGATTAATTCCGGCATGGGTTACCGCTTCTGCTGGAGCGTTAGACAGTCGGTATACTGAAGAAGCTGTATTCTTGGTTACGTCATCTCTTGATAGAAATGTAGGTTCTGAAACAATTCCAAACCTTGAAAACTTTAGTGATAGATTTCAACATGCTTTCTCACCTGCAGTTATTTCACAAAAGATTGGAGGCAAGAATAAAGACTTATTTACAGTTCATATGCTTGATGCTGGAGCCTTTACAAATACAAATGTTAAGGTATCCATTGAAAACATTAGAAAGTCCAAGGTAGACGATGATTATGGTGTCTTTGACCTGTTGGTACGTAAGTTTTCAGATGGTGATGAGTCAGTTGCCATTGTAGAGACCGGCGAAACATTCAGAGGTCTTTCGCTTGATCCAAGTTCAGACAATTATATTGCTCGCCGAATTGGAACAATAAATAAGTTTTATGATTTTGATAAATTACCAGCATCACAGAAAATTGTTGTTGATGGTATTCATCCTAATATGTCACGATATATTAGAGTCGCGATGACAACTGAAGTTGATAATGGTGATATTACGAAAACTGCATTGCCAGTTGGTTTTAGAGGTCCGTATCACCTAGTAACATCTGGCTCAGGTATTACAATGAATTTCCAGCATCCACTCAACGAAGCCAATGACATGGCCGTCGGTGCTATATTTACAAGAACTGATGACTTAAATCCTGGTAATGAAATTATTGAACCACCAATTCCTTATAGAGTGTCTATATCTGATGGCACTGGCGGAAAGAAAAAACCAAACAGTTCTTATTACTGGGGTCTTCAAACAACTCAAGTTGATGTCGCAACGACAACGAATTCAAGTCGTATATTCAATAATGGAATCTCTGGATTTACAAAATATTATCCTAAGTTTGCCACTGGTCAACAGGCTATGTGGGTTGGAGCAAATAATGGTACAATAGATTCAGATGGTACTGTTTATGATTCTGATAATTTTAATAATAACTTATTTTCGCTTGAACAGATTCAGATTCATACAAAATCAACCGCGGATGTGGTCGATGGCAGAGAATGGGGTTTTGCAAAATATCGTAGAAATAATGAACTAGCTACCCGGGTATTCTTCCCAAAGAAGGATGGAACAACTGACACCGGCCGTTTCTTAAATGTTGCTAAAGACTTCGGTGATATCGCATCGTTTAAGTACTTTAAGTTTACAATGCCAGTTCAAGGCGGCTTTGACGGTGTCAATGTTTTTGACAAAGATAAAACAAAATTAGTAGACAATGCTGCTAAGCGTGAGATGAGTGATGAAAATCAAGGTGAGGTCGAAGGCCCCACTGTCGGCGCATATCTTAAGGCACTTCATATCATGGCTGAAAAGAGTGATGTTGATATCCAACTTTTGGCAGTACCAGGTATCCGAGAAACAAAAATTACCGACGACGCTATTGCTAAGACTGAAGGTCGTTTTGATGCATTATATATTATGGACATGGAAGAGCGTGATGTAAGTAATAATGTTGTAACATCATCTGCTCAAGAACTTAGTGTTACAAATACGATCGAAGATCTTAGAGGTAGAGCACTCGATACATCGTTTGCTGCAACATATTTCCCTGACACGATTATTCCTGATCCTGTAACACAAACTAACGTACGTGTTCCACCATCTGTTAGCGTTCTTGGCGCTTTATCGTTAAATGATGCAGTTGCATTCCCATGGTTTGCTCCAGCTGGTTTTACTAGAGGCGCTTTGGCAAATGTCTTTGACACAACAGTTAACTTCAATAGGGCTAATCTTGACTCATTGTACGAAAGCGATATTAACCCAATCACACAGTTTCCTGATAAGAAAGAACATGTTATCTTCGGACAGAAAACACTACAGGCTGCAGCATCATCACTTGATCGTGTAAATGTACGACGCTTGCTTATCGATGTTCGTCGTAAAGTCCGTAATATTGCTGACACATTCATCTTTGAACCAAATAGAGCTGATACACTTGCAAGATTCTCAGCAGCTGTTAATCCAGTGTTAGCACAGGTTCAAGCACAACAAGGTGTTGAACGTTACCGTGTTATTATCGACACTACAACAACAACTCAAGCAGATATTGAAAATAATACTGTTAGAGGAAAGATATTTATGCAACCAACCCGCGCGGTTGAGTTCATTGCTCTTGACTTTGTTGTTACAAATAATGGCACTGAAATCTAAAATAATAAAATAGATTATTATATCTTGAGGGGACCTAAATGGTCCCCTCTATTTTTTTGTAAAGATTAAATTTGGGCAACCCCATATCTTAACAACACCTAAAGATTCCGCCACTTCTTTTTCGGTCATATTATTTGCTTTATCGGCACGAATTTTAAAACGATCAATTCTATTTCGTCCATCAGTCCACCAAAAGCGATTAACTGTTCGTCCTTCAAAATTCCAGCCGGCTGTTGCATAGCCTGCCTTGGTCCCAAATCTTGTATCAACGTACGTAAGTAGTGACGTGAACCCACTCTCAACACAATGTTGTAGTGCATACTTGGTGAGCCGACTGAGACCTCCAGGGCAGTGTGTATACATTTTTGTACAGAACCTTGCAATTTCCAATTGACCCTTATATTTTTTATGGAATGGCATTCTTAATGACATACATGATATCAATTCATTATTGTAAAATAAACCAAGGGCACATGTTGATTTTACATCACCGTCAATATGATTTTCGTTAAAAAAGTCCCTTCGTGTGGAAACACCAACTGGTTTTATTACACATTTTCTTGCGAAGATGGTTTGTTTAAATATGCCAAGCTTATGGGCAATCATTGATTTACATATTTCTTCCTTCTCACGCCATTCATCGTCAAAGATATGAATTAACCCTACATTAGCATCCGCACACTTAATGGTCTTGTCAGAATGATAATGTCTATCCTTATAAAGTTCGCTATGAAAATATAAACCATTAAATTCTATTCCAAAGTTTTTGTCTGGAATAAAAATATCTATTTCGTAAGGATTAATAACTGTTCTATCACACATATTTGTTTCAAATCCAAGTGATCTAACAAACCGATCAACTTCAACTTGTTGTTTAGATCCTGCCGGATTACATTTATTACAACGATTACTTAAAGCGCTTAATAAGCTTTTGGTTTGTAGATGTTTACAGGTTTTACATTCAAAAACTAGATTTTTATCTCTATCTCTGGTATAATCATCTAAACCAGAAAGTAATTGAAGATCAGGGGCTCCAATAGATAAGCGTCGAACAATTTCTTCTTGTGTTAGCCGCTTTAGTGAATCAAGTCGTGATCTAATATTTTTTTCTTTTAATTTTCGTGAAACAGTATAACTCATTTCTAGAACTCGTGAATCAGTCTCCTTTGTCAGACCTTTCGCCCATGGTGTTAATTCACCTGAGGCATATTGTTGTTTTAAGCGCTGTGAATTTACCATAAGTCGTGAATCAGTCTCCTTTGTTAACCCTTTACTCCATGAAGATCTTTCGCCAGAATCAAATTGTGCCTTAACAGTTTTACTTCTTTTAATTGCACCTTTTTTTATTGATTCATTGGTCTCCTTTGTCAATCCTTTTGACCACCCTACTTGTCCAATTAGTGAATCTGAGCGCTTTTTACTAATTTTCCGAGCAGTTTCTTGATCGTACGCACTATAGATATTTCCATTATGTCCATCTATAAACTTATTAAAGCCTTTGTTCCATGATTTGAAGTTTGTATGTAAGCCACAAGTATTACAGGCACATACTGGCCTATTGCCATTTAATTTTGTTATTGTATAGGCATCTTCTATATCATTAAATTCATGTTCAGTAATAAGGTGTTCATTGAATTTTTTCTGCCTTCCACATGTAAAGTCACATGTTGGGCACTTAAATCTTGTTGATGTCATTATAGAATCCTATCAATATTTAAATATAGGTTATTTACATATAAAGTTAAGTAAAAAAGCACAAGTGCATATTTAATTTTGAGTCGAACAACTTGGCTTATGTTAAATAGAGAAACAGGAGAAAACTAATGGCTACTACATTGCCTGTAGCAGATATGCTACCAAATAAATTTGAACCAAAACGTAAGTTTAGATGGGTATTTGCAATTGAGGGAATCGATGCATTCCTTATGAAAGCAGCTGCTCGCCCTAATGTTACCATTGGTGAAACCACACTAGAGTTTATGAACTCAAAACGTTACCTTGCTGGAAAGCTTGCTTATGACGCAATCAGTGTAACACTTTATGATCCCATTGCCCCATCCGGTGCACAGCAGGTCATGGAGTGGGTTCGTACCCACACAGAAACTGTATCAGGTCGTTCTGGTTATGCAGATTTCTATAAGCGCGATTGCCAGATTAAAATGCTTGATCCTGTTGGAACAGTCGTAGAGCTTTGGGATCTAAAAGGGTGTTTTCTAACCTCTGCTGGTTTTGGTGATCTTGATTATGGAACTGAAGATGCAACAGAGATTGCATTAACAATTCGTTTTGATAATGCAGTGTTACAATACTGATTAATTTTATTATTTTAAGTTATTGGCTTTAGCTAATTTGCTTAACAAGATTTTATATTCTAAATACGTCATAGCATATTTTGTGTTATGGCGTATTCTTTTATTTACTGTCTAGACAAACATTTTACATTTAAAGTAACAGTACTATTTTTTATTGTAGTTTTTTAAGGAGAAAATAGATGTCTGCTCGTAAGGGTAATGAAGTATTTGATAATAAACGCCAGACAATGGCACCACGAAGAGATGTCCTAAAGGATGATTTTGACTTCGAAATACCAGTTCAATCGGTTCCTCTTCCTTCAGGTGGAGTAATTTATCCAGTTGATTCGTCAATGCATGGAAAAACAGAAGTTTCAATTAAGGCAATGACGGCAAGAGAAGAAGATATCTTAACGTCTAGAGCATTAATTAAAAAAGGGACTGTTATCACAGAATTGCTTAAATCAGCAATTGTGGAAGATGGGTTCGATCCAGACATTATGCTTTCTGGTGATCGAAATGCATTAATGATTACTCTTCGTGTTACAGGTTATGGGGCAGGTTATACTTGCGAAGTTGATTGTCCTGCATGTAGTCAACGAACTAAACAAACTTTTGATCTTTCAACACTTCCAATTAAGGAGCTTGAAATCGAGCCTGTTGCTCTTGGAGCAAATTTGTTTGAAACGGAACTTCCTATTTCGAAGAAAAAAGTACGCTTTAAGTTTCTTACCGGTGCCGACGAGCAAGAAATGGCGGTGATGGCCGATAGAAAGAAGAAACAAGGTGTTACTGTCGATTCAATGGTTACAACTCGATTGAATCATCAGATTGTTAGTATTGATGGAATTAGCGATAAGACAAAAATTGGTTTTTTCACCCGCGCGATGCCGGCTCGCGATTCTTTACACTTAAGAAAATTTATTGATAAATCTGAACCTGGTATTGATATGAAGGCATGGATGGATTGTACCTCATGTTTTGAATCATCGGAGGTGCGCTTACCTTTAGGCGCCTCGTTTTTTTGGCCTGAGTCCTGATAACAAAGAGGTTTATTTAGAGCATATTTTTCTGCTTATGTACTATAGTGGTTTTAGTTATTCTGAAGCCTATAAATTACCTGTATGGCAAAGAATATGGTTTATTGAAAGAATAAACACAGAAATTAAGAAAAGTCAAGGCTCATCCCGCGGCCATGAAGCCCCTGATCAAAGACAATTGCAGGGAAAACATCGCGCATTTGCACCATCTAACCAACGTAGATTTACGTAGGATGATATTTATTGATAACGAGGTGTAATTTGCAATTAGATAAAACAACATTTTCATTAGCCGCAGCATATATTCTTGGCTTGTCACCAGTTGCTAAGATAAAAGGCTCATCAAAGGAGTTAGAAGCATTTTCCAGTGTTCTTGAATCGTCCCGTGGTCTTCACAAGCTATTACAAGGTAATGCCACCACTAATGTAATATCTGAGGCATTAGCAGATAAGTCTGAAAAAGCTAAGACGTTTAAGAACGTCTTTAATCAGACCTGGCCTTTTTAGAGAGGCAGTGATAATTGGCTAACAGTCAACAACTAGATATAGAAGTAGCAATCAACAATGCGTTGAAAGCTCGCGTTGGGCTTCTAGATAATCAAAAGTCAATGATTATAGATCAGATTGCCCTTGCGCAAGAAATGTGTAGGGCTCTTGAGTGTAAAGAACTTGACGGTTATAATGAAAGGTTGGCTGAAACTAGAAAAGGTCTTCTAGACGCCTCCGACGCTACAGATAAGACAACGAAGTCTACACAGAATATGACTCAAAACTTGAAAAAGAGTAAGAAGTCGATGTTTAGCTTTAAAGGTGCCGCCGTCGGCGCCGCCGTTGCGATGAAAAATGCGTTTGGTGGGGCTTTTAAAGTCATAAAGTCTATTGGAACATTAGCTAAATCATTAGTCACCGGCGCTTTTAATCTTGTAAAAGGTGCCATGGCAGCATATAACCAAATGCTCGACGGTATAGCCCAAAAAGGAATGGAGGCTGCCAATGCCGGCTTGGGTCTTCGCAATGCGTTTGAAGATGTCAAAGAAGCACTTGGCGATTTAGCCACCGGCGCCGGTAGAGATGTTGTTGCATCATATGAAACGCTTAGATCTCAAAGTAACAACCTTGCCGGAACTGGAATTCGATTAGCTAAAGTCTTTGGCCGAGGCCCAGATGGTTTAGCTGCAGCATTAGCATTTGTAAGCGAGAATGTTCAAGGCCTTGGGCCACAAATTGATAGATTTTCAGGAGCCATGGCGGAAGCTGCTACAGAAGTTGTTTTGATGGGTAAAGCTCTTGGTTTTTCTGGTGAAGATTTTGCTAATTTTGGAACTATGGCTGGGTATGCCGGCGAGTCGCTCCAGGAGACGTTAGGTCGAGTTTCTAGAGAAATTGTTACAGTGTCTAAACGCTTTGGTGTAAATACTAAAGTTATGTCGAAAAACCTATCAACTATGATGAAAATGCCTGGTGTTTTTGGTTCAAATACTAAGGAGATGCTAAAAACGTCAGTTGCTGCTCAAAAATTAGGAATGTCAATTGAAGAATTGACATCTGTTACCGGCGTTTTTGATGACTTTGAATCCGGTGCCCAAGCAGCTTCAGATATGGCTGCTGAATTTGGTATTGTCGTCGATGCTGCTTCCATGATGACTGCTGAACCGGCAGAACAAATGTTGATGTTAAAAGATGCTGTCGCCGCTTCCGGACAATCATTTGAAGAGATGTCTAGGCAAGAGCGCGCCAGAATGGCTGAGCTTACTGGTATGGATATGTCAACAATGCAAAAAATGATGGATCCATCGAATGCATTTGACGGCGGTGCCCTTGATGCTGTAGAATCAGGTGTTGACGCTGCTACTGCTGCTACATTGTCTCAAGCTGCAGCAACAGAAGAATTATCTAAAATGATGAAACAACTCCACGAATCAATGGAGCCAATGAAAACATCAGGAGGTTTCTTTGGTACATTCATAGAAGGTATAACAACAGGTATAATGCGTTCTGATGAATTTAGGGAAATGACGGCTAACGTTACAAACGCCTTTAGTGTTGTCTTCCAGTCAGGTAAACGTGTCGGTGATATGTTAGGTGAACTTGCTGGACCTGGTGGTCCTTTTTACTTTATTTTTGAGCATCTCAATGGTCTTGAAGACACAATGAAAAATTTAATGCCAAAAATTGAGGCACATTTCCGAACATTTGTTGACGACTTAATGGCTGGTGGAGATCGAGCCGCCGCGGCATTACCAAAACTTATTGAAGGCATAGCCGACTCACTGTTCGGATCAGGCGGTGGTGGCGCATTTGGTGCAATGATGGATGGTTTTCATAAATTGGCAGATTTAATTGTTGCCAATATTATTAATTCAATTCCATTTTTTGCAGAAGGCTTAATCAAATTGTTTGAGGGAGCCGTTAATTTAATGACAGGTGGTCTACCTGATCTCGGTGTTACAATTGCCGAAGATGGTATAATGCCAATGTCCCAGCGTGCCTTTGCTGGTCTTATGGATTCCGGTGTTATCAACGATCTCGGTAATGCGTTTATGTGTTTGATGTCAACAATGTGGGAAAAATTTGGTCCTACAATTACTGACTGGGCTGGTAAAGCGCTAGCTGCAATTATTACGATGGCTCTACTTCAGTCATTACCAACAATTTTGGTCGGTGGTTTAATTAAGGGGGCAATGGCCGGTTTTGGTGGCGCAATAGGTAAGGCAATGGGTGGTGCTACAGAAAATGCCCCCGACGGCGAAGGTGGCACATTAAATAAAAGTTTCGGTGAAAAACTGGCTTCAACCGCCGAAGGCATTAAAGCAGCAATCTGTGCGCTACAAGATATTGGCTTAAAAGAAATTGGTTATGCAGCTGTTGTTCTTGGTGCCATTGCAGTTGGACTAGCCCTCGGCGTGATGGGAATGGTAAAATTAGCTCTATGGATACAAGAATCTGGAGTTAGTATGATTACCCTTGGTGTAACGACCTTGGTCATGATAGGTATGGCCGCCGCCATTTATGGGGCCACAATGGCTGCAGAAGCTGCTGCAAGAGTTGAGCCAAGTATTATGACGAAGGCTGTACTTGGCTTGATCGCAGCCGGCTTGGTTTTCGCCGGGATTGCTGGAATTGTAACCATGGTCATAAAAGAATTTAATGGCTTAGAATATAATGATGATTTACCAAAAATTGTCGAGGCTGCCGGTAGTCTTACAATGACAATTTTGAAGGCAACCGCTGCAATTATTGGAATGGGCGCTATTCTTGCTATAATTATGACATTAGGCTCAAATCCAGTTACGGGAACAATTCTCGCTATAGCGCTCGCCGCCTCAGCTACAATTTTCGCCGGCGTCGCCGCGCTTGTTTATGGATTAGTATCATCCTTTGCAAGCTTTGATGCAGGTGCAGCCAACAGAGCTGTAGTCGCAGCAACGGCTGCTGGGATGATTACCGAAACTGTCATGTTTGTACTTGATTCAATTTGGAATATTATGAAAAATGTTGGGAATTGGAGCTCCGATACATTCGATACTGTTTTAGAGAAAATTGTGGATATCACAACAGCTATTAGGCATAAAATGATGCCAGCGGTTATCGCAACAGCAGCAATGATTACTGGTGATCCACAAATAATTAAAGATAAATTAAGCATAATCGTCACACTTCTTCAATCATTTGCACCAATTACTGACTTAATGGCTGCGGCACTTAGTATAAGATCAATGCGACCTGGTGATGTAGCATCGGCAATAGACAGCGTTTCTGGAGGTATGAGTGATATAATTTTATCAATGTCGGATATGGTTCGTGACATTGTTCAAGTATCATCTGGTTTAACATCGGCACAAATAAGATCGGCAAAGGCAGTAGCCCCAATGATTGAAGCTGTGGCATCATTATTATCATCATTCAAGCCAGCCGAAGGGTTGTTTGAAGACTCTATATTAACTAACACGACAACACAATCTAAATCCGCCATGTTTGGCTTAATAGGTTCCGCGGAACGTACGGATTCTCGTACATATGTGACAGAAGAAGCTAGTGCCAAGACTGCAAACTATATAAGAACATTTGTTTCTTTAGTGGAACAGATAGGTGAACCGTTAAAAGATCTTGTAATAATTATGTCTGGTATTCGTATTCCAAATGCTGCCGGAGTTGGCCGAAATATGAAAGCAGTTTCAGCAGTAATGGAGGCTGTCGGCGGCGCCGGCGACGCGCTATCAAGTGTAATGTCATTAGGTGGCGATGCCTCCGACGGCTTGTCTTTTGTTGATATTCAACGAATTAAGTCAGACTTCGGTACATTGGCCGATTTATTTCTCGACAGCGCATCAGGAGATTCTATATTAAGTCAAGTAGGTCTAATTATTAACCCTTTAACTGAATTTGGCAGAACCTATGGCCGTAGAACTGCTAGCAGTCTTCAAGGTGTTGGTAGCATATTAGGTACAGATATACCTCAAGCCCTTCAAAGTATAAGTGATTTAGCAACAACCGCAAGTGTATTAGCTGCAGAAATACCTACATCCTGGTATAATACTCTTGTAGAACCAATTCAAGATATGATTACCCAGATTGGTCTTCTCGACGCGGAATTAGAGAGTATGGAAGCGATAAGCGTTAATGCACTTTTACATAAAGTAGGTTCGGCATTCGGTGTTCAAAATGAAACAATAACTGTTACCAGAGGGAATGTTAATGTCGACATTAAATTAAATGTTACAATGCAGGCCAGTGAATTAAGTAGAGTACTAGTTGAGGGAAATTGGGTTGAGAAAGGCGAGGAATATTGTGCCAAGCTTAGAGAGCTTGATCGATAATTTAAACAAATGGAAAAGAAATGAGTGATACAGCAAAACTTATTGAAGCAATGAAAATTATTAATAAGGCAAAAATTAATGATGAAGAAGCTTTACAAGAAAAAATATCGTTATTAAGAAATATCGATCTTTCGGCAGAAGCAATAAAACAAGATAATGTTTCTGATTTAATAGAAAATTTAAGCGATGATGAAAAAGAAAAACTTGACAATGATATGGACGATTTAGCTTCCACATACTCAAGTATCTTAAATAGTGTTGCTGATTGTCTTGAAAATCCAGAACTCAGATTAAAAATAGTTGATGAGTTTAAGCGCCGATTGGGATAATTAGTTACAGGAAGATAACTTATGGCTGACGAAGAAATCAATAATAAAAAAGCTACAGAGATTTATTATCCTGATGCTGATGGATCTGTCAAATGGTCAGATGATTTGCCTTCAGATGGTAGAAAAACTCTTGGTGAGTGGCTTAATAAATTAACTGAGACAAATATTGAGCCAGTGCCGCCGGCATCTGCCGACGCAACAATGGATATAGATAATAGTCAACATCCTTATGTCGATCCTTCAAGCATTAAGACAGTATATAGTGAAACAGCTGCCGGCGTAGATATTAAGACAGATGTTGTTAAATTAGGGCCAGATGGCAACGCGTTAAAATTATTGCATGACGTTACCCCAACCGCCGCCACTGAAGGCACTTATCTTGATCCAACAACACAAGGTACAGGTACAACACTTGGTAGAACATCTGAAGTATTAACAAAGAATAGATTTTCTCCAGGTACATCATTTAAATCAACTGACGCTTGGGCAAACACCCAAAAACTGGATGGTTCTGGGCATGCCACCTCTAACGCTTCTTCTTTTGGTGTTTATGATAAAAAATTCTCTGCTTTAGCCATGACTGAACTTCAAGATGTTGCTGAACAATTATTGTTAAATGCTGTTGGTGATAAATCATCACCATTTGGTGACAAAGATGCAGCGACGTTCGATACAGGCGCCGGCGGAATATTAGGAACACAACTTGGTATAAGCCGGGATAGCTATAGTGCTGATACAGATTTTCGGCCAGCGCATGCTATACAAGCAGCCCGCGGCTCCGGAAGAACGGCTACCGATAATGTTAATGGCTCAATGCCAAAAAATGCCCCAGAAGAAGATTTAAGTGAAAACAAAGATTATAAACGTACATCCTTTGGTGTTTTAAACAATCATCTTGAACCATTTGCACCTGCCTTACCAACATCAATGATATTACTTGCTGCCGTTGCTGCAATTACGGCTATTATAGCATCTATTGTTTTAGCGCTTATCATCGATGTCCTTGGTGCTGTTGTTTCGTTGATAAGTGGCAATGGTCTTGGTGGTGGTATGAGTCCAGATGCAACATATCAAATATTTGGTGATAGTAACGATCCGTCAAAATTATCAATGGGGGCTGCATTTGGCTCCAATGATCATTCTGATAGTGGTTTATGGGCATCAATTTATAGACTCTTTAATTTACCACCTTTAGAAGCAGAGTATGATAGCTTTTTCTATTTTACGGCCGCTGCAACTATTGGATCACTGGAATTTTTTATAGGTAATTCATTAAGTGGATCATTTATGATGCCACAAATACTTACAAATTCTGCAGGTTATTATGTTGTAGTTGTTAGAAACGCACTCCGGGATATGGAACAAATATCAGATGCTGCTAGTGATATGGGTGGAGGTGGAGTCACTGGTGCCATTGAAGGTTTCTTTGGTTTAATAGATGCCTTTACGTCAAGTGCTACATTTAAGTTTATGACAACAATGATTCAAATTGGTGATAGAATCATGACAGGCCCAAGTTTAAAACCGTCACGTGATAATAATGGTCGTGTTATAGATGGAGTATTACGTGAAAATCAGTCCTCACCTACAATCATTACAGATCTTGGAAAAACAATTAGAATGAAAAGTGGCAATAGAAAATTATCATATGCCTTTTCGGTTCTACCACAAATATATTTACGTCCTACGGAAACCTTTGCCTATCATACATTAACACCTTCCGGAGATGCAAAAGATCCATTTATGGATTCAAATGATGCAGAAATCGCCGGCGTAGCACAATTCGCTAAACAAGGCGTCCAGTCAACAGATGTGATCATATCAAAAGGTCTTGCTTTTGGCGGCGGTGAGAAACCTCCTGCATTTTGGAATAGATTAACATATATTGAAAATGGTAGAATCCCAACACGGTTTAGACAAGAGCTTGAAAACGAATTAGACGCATATTATATGCCATTTTATTTTCATGATTTAAGAACAAACGAGATAATTCCTTTACCAGCATTTGTATCAGCAATTTCAGACTCTTTTTCACCTAAATATTCTGAATCAACGTCATTTGGTAGAATGGATGCTGTACAGATATATGGTGGAACAACTCGAAAAATTGGATTTTCATTTTATATGGTTTCTACAAGCCCAGAAGATTATTCTGCACTTTATTATGGAATTAATAAGCTTGTTTCGCTTGTTTATCCACAATGGGGAGGAGGAACTGAAATAACCAATGCTGCCGGCGAGACCTTTCAAATTCCCTATAGTTATGTTCAAACCGCCTCTCCATTAATTCGTTTACGCTTAGGCGAATTATTTGCAAGTAATAGAACACCCGAAACAGTTCGTAGGCTGTTCGGTGCAAACATGCCATCATTTAGTGTTCCTGATCCGAATAAATCCGACGAACCTGCCCCACCGACCAAAACATACGCGGAACCTGGCACTACACCATTCTTTCCCGCCCATTTCGAAGCGATTGTTTCAGCCGGTCGAAGTGCCGCGATAGACCCTACAGTGTCAACACTTATTTTAGCTACGCAAGTAGCAAATGCTGGTGGTGAAGCAGTGTTGTATAATGGCTGTGCCCCCACCTGTGGTGGCGGTGAGGGAGACACCGCCATTTCCATCTCCGGTGGAGCGCAAAACCTGGACGGCGAATCGATTTTATTGCCAACTGGGATAAATGTATTATTACCAGTCGGTATTACACTCCCAGCAGTGGAATGGAACCTTGCTAGTTATAAAAAATCTCGGTGGAGCAGTAGGGGTTCCAGAACGCTATCCGAGCCATGGTCTGCAAAAATAATAAATTATTATATGCGAGGAGCACCCCGAACAGCCCCAGGTGAGCCTCCAAAAGGTGGATATTTAAGAAATAAATTATACTACGTTGTTGAACTAAATGTTCCAGTCGTCCCGGAAGCAAAATGGCCTTATCTTATTGTACCTATAGAAAGTGTTAGCTGGCCAGGCCGGGCAGCTCCTCTTGATCCCAATCCGCAAATATTACCAAACCCTATTCCTATACCACCAATTCCTGGAGCTCCACCACCTGATGCTGTACACACTGATTATCAATTTTTTGAAAATAATGTTATTGTTAAGACAATGGAAGAATCCGGCGGCGCCGGTATTGCTGGTGCAATTACATCACTTGATTTTGATTGGAACGAAGCGCCATGGGAAACCAGTGCTGCCCTTGGTAGAGCACCCAAATATGTAAAAGTCACATTATCATTTTCACCAATACACGACGAACCATTGGGACTTAATCCAGATGGTTCTCTCCGGGCTGCTGCATATCCTGTTGGAGATGTTATTGGCTCCATTATGGGTGAAAGGTTTGGTCTTCCAGGTCGATTACCAAGATCTGGCAAACTTGATGCGATAAAACAAGCTAGACAAATAATTGCGGATGCTGGTCTTCCTCCTCCGCCTCCACCAGCCGCGGCTGAGGATGCGGAAGGGTAATGGCTTTTTCTAGATATTCACGTGCACAAAGATCACAAAAGGATGGAAAGCGTTTTGTTTCAAGTTCGAGTGCTGGTAAAATAATTAAAAAAATGGTAGACTCAGGCCAATTAAAGACAAAAGATTTTGTATTATCAGATGGTCAACGGCTGGATATAGTTGCTGCAAATTTTTATGGTGATGCTAAATATTGGTGGGTTATTGCAGCTGCATCTGGAATCGGTTGGCAGTGTCAAGTTCCAGCCGGCACATTATTAAAAATACCTGTTTCACTTCAAAAAATATTTGATATGGTTGGATAATGAGAAGAAATACTGCTAAGGCACTCGTTAATCTTGCTAGTTTTTTAAAACCCCAAAGGACCGATCTGATTGAACAGGAAGATTCAGGTGACGCACAACTTAAACTTATCTCCGATCAACTGTCCACTTTCAGCGGAGGAAGGGGCGTCGATGTCTATGAACATCTCCTTTCAGAACCTTTAAGCATAATTTTAGATCAAATTCTTGCCCCACAAGGTTTAAATCAAATAATATATGCATTTGATTTTATATCAAATTATTTACAACCCGGTGCCATCGAGGAACGTTATGAACAAAATAGACAAACGTCTACATTGGATGGCCTTTCCGGGGGTGTCGACCAATTAGGGTACGATCACCAGCAACACATTTTTAGTGGTATGTTGCAGAGCCCGGCTGGTGGGTTTATAATACATAATCACCAAGCAGTCTATGAAATGTATCCTCCCGCAAGTACAGGAGGTAATGGGCAAACCCAAACTTTGCGAACCGAAAAAATCGTACTTGGTGATTATCAAAATCCAACAAAGGCAAATCCGACATTTGGTTATATTGCTATATTAGATCCAAGATTCAATTATAGCCGTACAGAATCAGAAATAGCCTCAACAATGACTAGAGCTATTCCAACGGTTGAGCTTAGCAAATGCGTTCCTTATTTTACTTTAAGCATTACATCAACTGCTTCTACACCAAACCAAGACGGTATTGTTTCGAATAATATGTCTTACAATAAATTTTTTGAAGGTGGTTTAACTAACGTTGATGTTAATACCATGTCTGGTCTTCAAAGCTCTATAGTAACAGGTGAAGATGGCCTGCCCACGTCTGGATCTATGGATACATCAATTGGTATGGAGGCGTTTACAGTGCCACAGTCAATTGTACCCATGGGACAACCTAATGATGCTTGGCAAGGTGATGCGTCCGGAAGATATAGTTCATATTCAAGTGTTGATAGGGCGCGCCCGTTTATGTCCGTAGATTCATTTAATGTTACTGAATCACCCACCCGTGCGGCTTCCTCAACCCAACGCGCAAAGATGACTATAACTGTTCATGATCGTGCTAGGCTTCGTGAGGTTGGTGATTTACTAAAACCTGCTACGTTAAATAGAGTTGAATTTACTGTTGAGTACGGTTGGTCACACCCTCAAGGTAGTGAAATTCATAATAATGTCTATGGACAACTTATAAATTCAATGCGATCAAAAGGCACATATTCATTATCAAATTCTAGTTATTCATTTACAGATGATGGTCAAGTCAAGGTTACGCTTGATATGGTCTGTAAGGGCGCTGAATCTATTAACACAATTGATTGTGCTTTAACAGGACAGCTTGCTGTTTTGAGTGATGTTGTCGAAACATCGTACGAAGCATTAGCCAAGGCCCGCGGTACGGTAGCGCACGAATTGAGATTGGATTGGGTTCAAGATTTAACTGCAACTCAACACATAAACACAATGACGTTAGGTTCTGTTGGCTCAATGGTTTCTGGAGAAACAAAGGCCGCAATTGATGATTGGATTAGAAGGACTGGGGGGAGATCCTCACCTGCACATCTCCGCGACTTCTCCAGAATTCTTTCCACTCTTCGTACTGCAGCCACAAATATGTCACATGCTTTAATTGAAGATTTGACCCGAAAAGTAAGGGTACTTGAACAAAAAAGTTATAACGATTGGCGGATTTTTACACACTCCAAGTTAGTAATCCCAGATCCGTCGATTAACGGCTTGACCTCCACCACCGATGACCCAGTCGTTCCATTATACAACGGTAGAGCCAATCAAGCACTTGAAACAAATTGGGATACTGGAAGAAATAAATATGCTCCACTTGGAGCACTCTTACAATTGTTTGTAGTTCATCCGCTTCATAATTCTGCCCAATATGATGAAGTACAATTGGTTACATACACGGCAAATTTAAATGCATCAATTTCGGCCGGCGCAAATCTTGGTGCAATACCAATTGATATAAAGGCAATTGATGACGACTCCAGTAAGACATTTCTTGAGATTCTTAAAAACGAATATAAAATAAACGGTGGTCAATATCCTATTAATCGCTTTATACGTTTCGTTAACGAAACTTATATACAACCACACATGTCAGTCTGTTATGGCTTTAAGGCGGCTAATAATAAAACTGGAAGCTCTTTGCTTAGTTATGATAAAGATACTGGCGCAGTTGCATCTGATGCAATTGATGGAGCAACACAGGCTAAGATTTCAAAAGCACTTCGGGAATATTATTATAGAGAAGCTTTCGAAGGAGATGAATTTGATCCAAGGCCAACAACATTTAAACCAATTGATCTTAAAATTGTTTTTGATGTTTCAAAAGGAGATTCAAATGATATAACTGCTACTACAGGTGTAAATACAACCACAAACTTTGGCGAAAAGACGGTTTTAAGAATTCATGTTTTTGATCAGGCATCTGGAGATAAACCTGGTGCAATGAATATTTTACGTGATAATATAAATAGAGGTATTATTATCCCCAGCGTCCCAAAAGAACCAGCCGGTGTAAGTCCACCAATCCGACATGTTTTGTGGGGAACCGATTTTGATTTTAATGATTCTCGTAAAATATGTCAGCAACTTGATCAAAACGGTATCCTTAAAGCAGAAGCATGGGAAAATCCTCAATCGATGAATGAGCATGCCAGACAATCATTGACAAAGAGAAAAACGGATCTTACTGCTAAATTGGATCGTGACACCCTCACCACTCGCGAAAGAAGAAGATTTGAAGAATATTTAGAGGTAATTAACGTAAGATTAGGTGGCATTTCTGGTCGGTCGCAGCCTGCTAGAGCATATAGTTTAGATGCCACTCCTCAAAGATTAATTGATTATTGCGCTCAAGCAGCGCCAAATATAGTTTATGGTGAAGAAGGTACAGTTGTACAACAGATATCAATTAAATCAAAAACAAATTCTCGTCAAGCGTCTATGTTTATGAGACGCGCCCTTGATGGAGGCGGTTCAGATAGCGATGTTAATAGAGGGGTACCGATGAGGATGATGCCGGCAGATATGGGAATTGATATGCTTGGTAATCCAAATATAAAATTTATGCAAAAATTCTTTATTAAGCTTGGCACTGGCACAAGTCTTGATAATTTATATGGTGTTTCTGGTTTAAGTCATAATATTACACCTGATAGTTTTAAAACAACTTTAAAATTAGTTTCTCAGGAATCGTATGGTATTTTTAATAGTCTCGTTTCAAATATTGACGATGTCAAGGCTGCAATTGATGCTTTAGAGCAAAAAATGACTGCCCAACGAAATAGACGCTGGGACGATGCCCGTGACGAGGGGTTGGAAAACGCGCTGGGCCGCCTCCAAACCACTCTCGACAAAGCGCAGCAGTCCCTCACCACCGCGGAAAGAAACCTCCAAACAGCACAACGTGGTTTGAGATCTATGAAAAGTCAATCCGAGGAGCTGCTAATGCAATTCCATGCAATGTGGGAGAGGCATTATGCCTCGGTCCTGGCTTCGTACGAAGCCCCAGATGACCACTCCGGAGATGGCGGATGGGGTGGAGAAACCCCCGGGTACGAAGAGCTCGAGCCGCAGTGGGCGTTGATAGTCCAAAGATTGGGCTCGGCACTTAGCCAGGAATACAGGGCAATATATGAACAATGGAGACCTCATCTTCTGGCTGTGGGGGACGACCTAAGCTATGGAATCTGGAGCGCCGACGATTCATATTACAATACCATGTATACGGTCGGCGGGAATGGTGGGGCGTGGTTCGCGCTCTCTCCAGACGACTACGTAGGTAAAGAGATGGAAGAAGAACTCGCCGCCGCCCAAGCAAAGGTGGATGCGGATCAGACTGCATATACAACCGCAACAGAAAGGACTGTTGCCGACGAGCTCTCCCCGGAGGAGCTCGAGGATGTGGAACGAGCCCGAGCGGCTGGTCTTGAAGACGATGTGAATATCGAAACCCAAACCGCCACCGCGGCAGCAGAATGAACAAACAAGCTTAACAATATATACTTCAAGTAATGTATTATATCGATAAAGAATTTTTAGGTTTAGAACCTTCAACAAAATGCCGCATGTTGTGCGAAGACGGAACTCTAAATCCAGGTACAGTCGGCGCTTTTTTACAGATTGCCCACGTCAAAAACAATTTCATTCCAAGCGAAATTATTAATACACTTAGCGTTTGCAACATTCCAATCCATAAGGCCGGCCTAAGTTATTTAGTTAGAAAACAAGAATTAAACGATATTTTAGAACTTCACAAGCGTAATGTTGATATAGCGATTGGTGTAATGGGCGAATATATTAAAATATACTCAGACAATATTCATACATTAAATTCATGTTCGCCATGTAGATTTTTAACTACAGTTGAAGATATTGATATAACACCTGAAGGGTTTGCCGATCCGGTAAAGTACAATACAGTAACAAAGACTGGTCGAATGAGTGTAGTGTCTGGGCCAAGTTTCTTAACGATGAAAAAAGATACAAAATCTAAAATTATTTCCAGATTTCAGAATGGAAAAATAATTGAAATAGACTTTTCCGCGCTTGAACCAAGAACGGCTTTAGCTATAGCTGGTTCTGAATTTGCTGAATCTGACGATGTGTATGCCGTTGTTGGTGATATCCTTGGCATCAATAGTAGGCCAGTTGCAAAGCAAGCCACTATATCATTTCTATATGGTGCAAACATTACAACGATATCGAAGCTTATAGATATGCCTCTCAAGTCACTTCGTCCAAAGTTGAATTATTTAAAACAAATATTTAAGTATGACGAAATAATTTCTAAAATTCATGCCGAATTAAAAGCAAATGCATATTTTAAAAATCATTTTGGTAGAGTAATTTTTCCAGATTCAAATCGCGATGGGGTACTATTTAATAACTTCTGCCAGTCATCCGCAGTGGACGTTGCATTAAGTGGTTTTGCTTCATTGCTTAAACAAATCAAGGATAAAAATATGAATACTTGTAATGTATGTTTTATTCATGATGCTGTGTTGCTAGATGTTCCAGAAAGTGAAATTGAGGCATTGAAATTGATGGCAACGAAATTACCTACACGCTTAGGGATTAATTTTCCTGTAAAGCTCAAAATTGTTGATAATTAATAACAAATGATGAATGAACAAAAAATACGAAAATATATTCGCAAGATATTGTTAGAAACAGAACAGACTCGACGTCCTGGACGCGGTGGTTATAAAAAACAAATTCAACAGGCTGGTTCTCTTGCAAAATCAAATCCAGGCGAATTAATGAACCGATTAAAGATATCAGCTGTTAATGGCAAAGATGATATTAGAAAGTTGAATGAATTATTTAAACAGGCTGTAAGTAATACTCCTGAAATGTCGGCTGTATATTCTGAGCCTCAACCTCGTAAAGATAAAACAACAGGTGCTCAAGGGATTCGAATTCCCATTAAGGTTATACCACCAAGAGATGCCCGGAAATATCTTGAACACACCCTGGTAGGTGCTCAAAACTCTCGAAGAGCATTATTCATAGATGACATTCAAGTTGAGATATTGGGTAACGATATTCTTCTATATTTTTCCAGTAAACCTTATAGCTGGGGTAAAGCACCTAAACCGCAAAAGTCAAGCTCACAATCAGCTACCGCAAAGCCTTCATCACCTCAACAAACACCTCCAGAAACGCAAAGTGAATCTGGCTCAGCCTCTAGCTCTAAAAAAGAAATCCTTGGAGAGCCAGATTTAAATCCAGATCGTGATGAAGAAGATGAAGATAATAAAGAGAGCAATATAGATTATGATCACGATAAAGATGAAGTTGATATAGCTCAGGCTCTTAGTGTTCTTGCTTTAGTTAAGGCAGCAAGAGGTTAGATCATGTGTTAATAGACATATGATATAAAGACTAAAAAAAATAAAAAATAAACTGAACATTTGACATATTTGATTATTATTAAATAGTGATATTTTATCACATACTATATATTTGCACATTTAAATATTTAAATATTTGGAGGAAAAATGGCAATTGATCTCGACGCAATTAGGCGCAAACTAAATCAACTTTCTGGAAACAATTCAAAACGAAACAGCTTTTGGCGCCCAACTGAGGGTGAAGAAGCAACAGTTCGTCTTATGGCTTTTAATGATAATGACGGCCAACCATTTAAGGAACGCTGGTTCTATTATAATATTGGTAACAACCCCGGCCTTCTTGCACCCCATCAGTTTGGAAACCCAGATCCTATTCAAGATCTTATTAACGAGCTTCGCTCAGATCCAAACAACAAGGGTTCATATGAAATGGCCAAGAAGCTTTACCCAAAGATGCGTGTTTATGCACCGGTAATCGTTAGGGGTGAAGAGGATAAAGGCGTACGCCTTTGGGCATTTGGTAAAATGGTATATCAGTCACTTCTCAACATTATGCTTGATGAAGATTATGGTGATATTACGGATCCTGTTGAGGGGCGTGACGTAAAGGTTATATGCACAAAGGCACCAGGTCGTCAATGGGCAACAACAGAAGTTCGTCCTAGAGGCAAACAGACAAAGCTTTCATCACAAGCAAAGCAGGCAAAGCAGTGGCTGACTGAAATTCCAAACCTTGATGATATGTATACCTGCAAGAGTCATAACGAATTAGAAAATATCATTAACGCTTGGATTAATGGTGATGAAGATTCTAGTGACGATACTTCTTCGGAAACAACTCGAGGAAGCGTAGGTAAAAGTGATGTAACTTCGGCTGTTTCTACAAAGGAATCATATGATAATATTGATGACGCCTTTGCTGATTTGGCTGCAGAATTTGATACTTGATATTATAACATCATAAATATAATTTTGAGGCCGTATATTTTATATACGGCCTCTTTTTTTTGTACAAGATCTATAAATTGTCTAAGATTAGAATAAGTTTATGAGGGAAACAATAGATGGCAAAAAAGAAGAAAGAAAAGAAAGACGACGATTTTACAAGTGAACTAATAATGCAGCTTAACAAGGAACAAGGTTCAAGAGTTGCTTATAATTTATCTTGTGATGCATCACCAACCCATGTAAAGCGCTGGGTAAGTACAGGATCAAAATTACTTGATTATATTTGTTCAAATAGACGAAATGGTGGATTACCAGAAGGCCGTATTGTAGAAATATTCGGACCACCTTCAATTGGAAAGTCACATATTGCTACTCAAATTGCTGCATCTACACAAAAGATGGGTGGTATTGTAGTTTATATTGACACTGAAAACGCTACATCGGTTGAAAATTTGGCTATGTTGGGTGTTAATGTTTCAAAGCGTTTTGTTTATGTTGATACTCATTGTACCGAAGAAGTTTTTCAAATTGCTGAATCGACAATTTTAAAGGCAAAGAGTCTTAATAAGGATGTTCCAATTACAATTATCTGGGATTCTGTCGCGGCTTCTTCTCCAAAGGCTGAATTGGAAGGTGATTATGATAAAAATTCTATTGGCTTAAATGCTAGAGCAATTTCGAAAGGTATGAGAAAAATTACTGGTGTTATTGGTCAAACAAACGCATTGTTAGTTTGCTTAAACCAAACCCGTACAAAAATTGGCGTTATGTTTGGAGATCCAACTACAACAAGTGGTGGTGCCGCCATTCCGTTCCATTCATCTATTAGACTTAAACTTGGAGCTGGTCAACAAATTAAGGAAGGCGATGATGTTATAGGTATCAATGTATCTGCAAAAACAATTAAAAATAAGGTTGCTGCACCATTTAGAACAGTTAGATTTCAGATTCATTTTGGTATTGGTATTAAGGAACATGAAGAAATATTTGATATTTTACGTAAACATGGTGCTGAGACTATTGGTAAAAACGAAGTTGAAGTATCTGGAACTGGTGCTTGGAAAACGCTAACTATAACCGATATTAAAACTGGTGAAATTAAGATTGAGAAGAAATTTCATAAAGGTTCATTTGACGAGATTTTATTAGATCCTGAATATTCATCATATACTGACGATTTAATTGAAAAGGCAATGGTCAAAATACTTAATAGTGATTCAGAAATTGACTTTGATTCAGAATCATATTCAGAGGTTTCTGCTCTTGCAGATGATTTAGAATTTCAAGAAGGTCTTGATTTAGGGTGACAGACTATTTAATAATTGATGGCATGAATGTTTTCATGCGTCACTTTGCAGCAAATCCTGCAATTAGTGAGAATGGTGAAAGTATTGGTGGCGTAGTTGGGTTTTTAAGAGGTTTAAAAAATTTAATCAATGGATTATATCCAAAAGAGGTAATAGTAGTTTGGGAAGGCGGCGGCAGCCCACGAAGGCGCGCCATTGACCCTAATTACAAACAATCCCGACGGCCTGTGAAATTAAATAGATTTTATGAAGAAATTCCAACTACAGCAAGTGGTAGAAATCAACAAATAAATATGTTGATTCAGCTATTAAGATTTGGTCCAATTAAGCAATTATACATTTCTGACTGTGAAGCAGATGATGTAATTGGATATTTGACAAATTTTGAATTGCGTAACAAGAAAATAGTAATAGCGTCATCAGATCATGATTATTATCAACTTGTTAATGACAATATAACAATTTGGTCACCTGGGCAGAAAAAAAATATTACACAGAAAGATATTTTTGAAAAATTTAATATACGTCCAGAAAATTTTTGTGCCGTTAGGTGTTTTTGCGGAGACAAGTCAGATGGTGTCCCTGGTGCACCAGGAGTTGGATTTAAAAGTATTACAAAACGCTTTAATTTTTTGTCAACAGATGAAAATTCAACGGTTGATGATATAATTACATTTGCTGAGCAACAGGTACTACAATCAAAATTGAAAATATATAAAAGTGTTATCGATCATGCTGCTCGAGCTAAAATAAATTGGAAACTTATGTATCTTGGAACAAACAATTTATCTGCGTCACAAATTAGAAAAATTGAGTTTCAAATTGAACAAAACCCACCATCTTCAAAAAAGCTCGATTTTATGCGCGCATTAAAAAGATATCAAATAAATAATTTTGATGTAAATTCATACTTTATGGCATTAAACTTTATTAACAATAAATAGGAAATACAAACATGTCAGCAGATATAGCAACAGTTATACCTACACCAAAATCTGGAATTGCACACTTTCAGACTTATGGTAAACATTTTCAAGAAAAAATTCTTCAAGGACTTTTAACAGATCATTCATGGGCGTCTCAGATGCTTGAAGTTATGTTACCTGATTTTTTTGAATTACGCTACTTGACATATTTAAGCGAAAAATATTTTGTATATTTCGCAAAATATCGTACATTTCCAACTCAAAATTTGTTGATTTCAATAGTCCGTGATGATTTATTGAATGATCATGACATTCTGCTAAAGGAACAAATAATTGATTATCTTCAGCGTATGAAAATGGAGCCGGATCTTGGTGATATTCAATTTGTTAAGGATCGTGCACTTGATTTTTGTAAGCGCCAAGCATTTAAAGAAGCACTAGAAGAAGCAGTTGAATTGATAGGTGATGATAAATATGAATCAGTGATTGGTTTGATGAAAGGTGCTGTAAGCGTTGGTATGCCAAATACTGTTGGACATGATTTCTTTGCTGATGCTGAGGCCAGATTTGTTAAGACAAGCAGGGTTACTGTACCGACAGGTTTGTCCCGAATTGACTCCCACGATATTCTTCGTGGAGGTCTTGGTAGAGGTGAAATCGGTGTTGTTACTGCAAATACTGGTGTTGGAAAAAGTCATTTTTTAGTTCAGGTTGGAGCAGCAGCTATGCTGGCTGGAAAAAACGTTGTTCATTATACCCTTGAATTATCTGAAGAGGCTGTTGGTATTAGATATGATAGTAACTTGGCAAATATACCAAGTAATGAAGTACAAGATCGAAAAGAAGAAGTGTTAAGTAAGTACGAAGATCTTGATTTAGGCGGTTTAATAATTAAGGAGTATCCTACTGGTGGCGCCAGTATTCTAACTATTAGAAATCATCTTGACAAGCTTTTACTTCGCGACTTTAAGCCAAATGTTATTATTATTGATTATGCAGACATTATGCGTTCCACACGTCAATTTGATTCTTTACGCCATGAATTAAAATTAGTTTATGAAGAACTTAGGAATCTTGCTATGGAACTTAAGATCCCAATTTGGACAGCAAGTCAAGCAAATAGAGATTCTGCAAATTCTGATATTGTTGGTCTTGAAAATATGTCTGAGGCATATGGAAAAGCAATGGTTGCAGATGTAGTGCTATCAATTTCTAGAAAACCCACCGAAAAAGCATCGGGTTCTGGACGCCTATTTATTGCAAAAAATAGAGCTGGCAGAGATGGTTTGCTTTTTCCAGTTAACATTGATACAGCCAGATCTAAATTTACCATACTTGATGAGAGCTCATTGACATTAAATGAAGCGATTCAACAAGATGAAAGTGATATGAAGAATACACTTCGTGAGAAGTGGCAAAAAATGAAGGACAATAGATAGTGAAATATATTGAAAAAGATGTTTTTGAGAAATCTCTAGAATATTTTGGTGGTGATAATTTAGCCGCATCAGTATTTTCAACTAAATATGCTCTTACCGATAAAGAAGGGAATCTTCACGAGAAAACCCCTGACGATATGCATCATAGAATGGCTAAGGAATTTGCAAGAATTGAGGCAAATTATAAAAACCCGTTAACAGAAACAGAAATTTATAATCTATTCTCATCATGGGAGGTAGTACCACAAGGCTCACCGATGTCAGGAGTT